ACAATGCTTTGTTCTTGATATTATCAAGACCTAACGCGTGTAGCGGATTACTCCAGCCATGGGCCGTCATATCTAGCTTGTGCTCAATCAATTCAGCAACATTGATAAACCGCATGGCGCTCAGCATCGTTACAGAGGTAATAGCTGACGAACTCGTTGTCACGACACCAATAAGGGTGCGGGTCGAGGAGTCGTCTTGGTAAACATCGCTGATAGATACGGTTGCTGTATCCGGCTCCGTGATCGACAAATCCATGTTGATATAGAATGTCTTGTTACGGTAGTTATCCGGAAATGCTAGCGTTAGATCGAAATCCGCCGCTGATGCTGCACCGGTATACCCGCGTATGTTCCAACTTGTGCCGCTATTAACATGTAGCGTCCAACCTGCAAACGACGCAGTCCCCTTACTGAACTTAGCGATGTTCACCCAGTCTTTACTGAACTTATCGTTAGATACTGCTGCGACAAGATCGTACTGCGCTTTAAATGGCAATAGCACCTGCGGTGTGGCCGCATTAACAACGTCCGTTGCACTGAATGTATCCGTTAGTTTAACAAGACCTCGTTCAGTAGCACTGGCGTGGCTAAAGACCATGTTGGCAAAATCGTGAGTGTGGTCAATAGCGGCCTTCGAAGGAAGTACCGCAGCAAATGCTTTAGAAACACCCTTTTCATAGAGGCGGGTGTTTTGAGCTTTATCTAAACCAAAATCCAGCGGTGTTAGAGACACATCGCCGGTTAAAGATTTTCCGTTGATTTTATAGCTAATTAGCGCATACCCGTCGATGTCGGCTTTATGTACCTTGAAATCAGATGCAGTAGCAATACGAACGACCGATTGGTCAGTAGCGCTTTGGGACAGTTGAAACATCCCAGCTTTTGACGTTGTCGCTTGCCACTTAATAAGAGAGGCCACCAGCGCTGAAGCCCCCCCATTACCAGCAATAGTAATTGTATCACTGTTAGCTACTTTAAGATCGATAATCGGCTTAGCAGTACCGCCTGACTTACCGATCGCTTCGTCGAGCTCAGATAATCCAATAAACCGATTACCGTTGAAGGTGGCTGGATATAGGTTATGCCCGGCCACGGTATCCGACACCATCAACACGTTGTTACCGGCAGAAATTGGTAAACCGGCAGTGCTGCCGCCACCATCTAACAATACGTCGATGTTGATGTCATGATAAGAACGAATCGTTAAATTACCGCCAGAAAACGCCATTGATGAATACGGCGTTACCCCGTCCGCGGCACGCCGGTTGCTACTAATCATTGAATCTGGCGCATCTGTTAAAGCAAGACTACCGACGAATGGGCCACCGGCTAAATCATAAAGCCGATCCAGCACAACATCATTCACACCGCAGAAGTAAATAAATTCGACGATCTCGTCTAAACGCAGTGCATACACCATTTTCGATGAAACAACATCATCGTTCTTACCATAAGCGTTCAGCTGCTGGTAGGTAATGCCATGCGGGTCGTGACGATACTGGTGTCCTAATAGATCGTAATCTACCAGCATGCTGCGGCTACCGTAATATGGGATGGACTTTGTCCCACCGGGCGGCACTTTTAGCGTCTTGGTAGTATTCCAAATGTAATCAAACAATGCTTTTACAGCATCGACACGGGCAGTATTCAGCGTAACGTACTTGGCTTTCAGTTTATCAATAGCCGCTGCCACTATATCGAGGCTAATAGCCTCTTCGATGTTGTTAGGTGCGCTGATTGGTTCTACCGGACGGATGTAGCGCATGACTACTTCCCAATCCTCATTCCGAGGATCGATCATGTCGATGTCAGCTAAATGGATCAGCACGTCACTTCGGCGGACGTTGAATTGTCCGCCGAGTGTCATGTATTGACGAAACTCGAGTTGTCCCGTCAATGGCATCGTTAACATAATCGAACCAAAAACGGAACGCTTTGTTAGTACCGACGCTGTTTTACAGTAATGGGTTAAATAAAAATCCACACCTTCAATCAACGTGCGACCGGTATCCACGTGAACAATGATTAAGGAGTCCCGAAAGAACGGGGCGTAAATTGGTACCACACATCGCCATTTATTCGTGTACTCACTTAAGGCATGTGCTTCATTTTTAACAATGCAGCTGGCATCACTCGCCTGCGGATTGTATGGATAAGCATACCCCATGGATACCTCGCAAATTAAATTATCGTCAGCTCACTTTGGTTTGGAATACCAATAACCATGTAGCGAGCTGTCGCAGGATTGGATGATAGCGCACCGCCGGAGTTAGAAACACCTGCAGTTATTTGGGCTAAACGCCATAATGGGTCAGTATCTGCAATAATATACGGCTCGGTAACTGGGTTGTCATTGTTACTGTCCCCAGCACGCCACCACGTCATTGCAATTAAATCAGTCAAACGATTTGTCGCATCACCGCTCGCTGACCACTGATTCACCGTTTTGATGACAATCGCTTTGCTGCATCCCGCCGGCATTGGAACTGTGTCGCCACTCACCACACCAGTAATCACACGCAGTTTTGACGTTGTTGCCATTGCTTCAATCAACATGTTAGCAGATGCGTATTTATCGCCCTGGGCGTTCAGTTTGCTATACGCCCAGACTTTGGACTGTCCATGGCCGTTTATTGCCCAACCGAACCGTCCGGATGCAAATGCTTCCATGTGTGATGCTAAAGTAAGATTTTCTTCATCAATGCGCGTATAAAGAATATCGCCTTTATTTTTCAACTCCCCAATACGGGTTTCCACAACAATACTACGTTTACCGGTAGTGCGTGAAATCTGCCAGCGTAAGATATGCATTACTGGAGTGTATCCAGCGTTTGCACCTAAGCCAACTTCCACGTCATACGGATCACCTGTTACGTACGGTGCTGTGAATGCCGCTACCGTGCCGCGGTCTGAGAATTTAAAATAAGGTAAAATAGTTTGGTATGGTGTTATGTCGCCAGCCGCACCAGCTGGGGCCATGATAATCGCAGAAGTTTGACCTAATACGTTTGTCATACCACCAACGATTGGACACAGTGCACGGGCCGCGACGTCTTTCTGACTATCAGTTGTCACTTTGTGGTGTACTAATAAAAACACAGTACCGTAATTGTAATCGGCATCGTATTCTTTTAAGTTATCCCACATGTTAATCGAAGATAACCCACCGTACTTCCAACCGGTCGCATTGGCACCCATCGATGCCGTATCCACCGTTAACACCTGTTCAACAGGATCAACCCCCAAAATCACCCCAGAAGTATTGGCATCCTGAAACACATTGGTCCAGTCATTCGCCATTGACCACGGCGACAACGGCGAAATCGAATGACAAACTTCTTTGTTTTCCACCATGCGAATGTTTAACGCATTAAAGGGCAGTGGAACCGAACGGTGGCCATTATAATCATTCACATGATCGGTGATATCGGCAACATCACCAAATGACTGAATCGCGGGATAAGATGCAGTGGCTACCCCATTGGCGCCGGCTACAATCTCAGCTGCCAATATCCGGGTGTCGGTGGTACCCAGCACTGTTTTTGACAGCTGATAGGTAAAGGTATCGCTACCATCACTATTTACTTTAGCGTACAGGTACGCTTTAGTGCCAGCGGCTGGCTCCACTCCAAATAATGTATACAGGCTAAAGGTTGCCCCGATGCCTTTATATACGCGACCGTTGTAACACATCAGCTGATCTTTTTCGATCACAAATGCCCACTTTTCGGTTACAGTGGGAACGAACGTGGTCGTTGTCGTAGTGGTGCCGGTATCGCCCGGTAGCAGTATTGGGGTTGAGGTGGGTGCGTTCGGATCAGGTACTTCAACAACTACCTGTGTTTCAGGGTAGTTAGTTACCTGCATTTCGGTATACAGCGCCATAATGGCAATCGCATCGCGATCAACAACGCCCGCTAGCAAACTCTGCCACGTCGTGAGGGTTGATGTTACATCCTTAAACACTGACGGTGTAACCGCATCCCCTGAACCGAACCCAGTGGTTTTAAGGAACGTGATCCCGTTTTGCTCGTATGACGAGTAGGGAACATTTAGCTCATCAAGGCCATGTGTGTGGTCCACGTCACTATACTGGTCCAACAACGTCTGTTGGTCGGTAGAAATGGGTTTGTCGGCATCGGCGGTATTATCCGCGTGTGGTAATCCAATGTCCGATTTCGTTAGCGTAATATCGCCAGATAGCGCTTTGCCGCACACCAGTGTCGTCTTTGGCACGTACCCAGTTAATGAGGTACCTAAGTCATTCAGCAGTTTAGCAACAGCGAACAACCCCGGGTCGTTACCGTACGTGGTAGCGATTTTACCGATAGAAGCAGCGGCTTGTGGGTTGGCGTTATAAAGCGCTTCTAGCTTCAATGGCTTGTCTTTAGAGCCATCACCTGTTAAATTCACAGTGGCGCTGTCGGCCACAGTTAGGTAGAAATAACCTGCACTGAAGCTGTTAATGTAACGACGGATGTTACCGACATGAATGACTACTTTGTCGTTAATCAACAACGAATCTTCGTCGTACGTAGCACCTTTAGATACAACTTTCAGCGTATTATTCCCGGCACGCATAGTGACAGTTTTACCACTTAACCCACGATTTTTATCTGCCAGCAATCGACCGGCGGTGTTCATAGTAACTGTAAATGAGAAGCCATTGATATCAATCGCGGCATCCATCGTTTCATTACCGATGCGTGCAACGCCGTCCTCTAACTGAAATCGAAAATCTGTCGCCGCGTTATCGTGTTTAGCCAGATACGTTTGATAGTCTTCTGCACTAAACATTTTAGATTTGATATAGTCGGTAAATTCCAATAACGTCATACCAAACATTTTAAACGCATCGATTGCTTGCGTACCAGCAGGTAGCGCATTTACATCCGCAGCCTTTAACTGATGCGGGTTTAATAGGTTACCGATGTGTTTATCAAACTCAGTCACGGCCACAGTATCTTGCAGTGCTTTAAGACGCTGCTCTAGCGCATTAAGCTCAACGGTAGCACCGCCGTCGGCTTTTGCCTGCATAGCTGCGGTGATGCGATCGATAGCGGCAGCAATCGCTGTGGTGTTGTTAAAATCAGACCAGCTTTGATCGTGATCAATCGCTGGCAACGTATCCAGTTCATCCAACACGGCCGGCCAGTTAACGCTCGCCGGGTTAGTTAAATAATTAGCCAATCTTTCAAAGACGGCTTTATGCACATCAACCCAGTTACCCCCCACTGTGCGATACTGTTTTAATTCGATTTCACCGGCGAGGTCTGGATTAATAAACGCAATGATACCGTATAACGGTAAATCCGCAATATCGCTAGACAGGTTGCTATGACTAACCAGATAATAGTCTTTGCCTTCAGTTAACTCTTTTCCTGATGGCCAATGAACAACCTGTAACCCATGGCGATAAAACGGGGCGAGCTGCGGAACAATGCAACGAAAGGTATTGTCAAGCGAGGAGAGCGCATAGCGCTCTCCTGGAATGATGTTCCCATCGTCAAGTCCCGTTGGGTCGTATGGATAACGGACCTGGATCATAGAACCTCTCTTAGATTAATAAGGACGTACCTTCGGTTTTACCAGCACATAATACTCCACCTGAATTGGTTTTGTACTACCATTAGTGAGACCATACAGTGCGGTAACCTTTCTCGTTGACTCATTCATGGAAATTGTCATTGATTTGATAGGTACGTTCGTTGCGTTACTTGGTTTTGCAAACGGTACTAACACTGTAAACACTTCCGCTGCCGTGTAACCTGCCGGCAGTGGGATTACCCCGGTGTCTGTAGTGACTCCGCTTAGCAGTGGTGCTACACCCCAATACAGTTCGTTGTACACTGCTTCTACCGTTGCGTAATTATTCAGTGGATCTTCATACGCATCGTTTTCCACAGTAATGTCAACTCGTCCACCACGCACCGCATAACCATACGTGTTGGTATCTTTAAAGATCTCAAGTTCTGGCAAATCATCCAATGTAAAACTACCGGATGCGGCCAGAATGCCCTTTCCAGGTAAAGACCCGGTGATAATCGGTGATGTAGACACGTTAAACACATTGCCACTACGAACGGCCATAATACGCCAGTTAAGATTAGCTGCATCGGCAATCGGTCCATCGTTGTAAATGCTTGTCACTAGCTTACAGGTTGGTAACCCATAATCGTAATAAATCGCAAAACGACGATATGTACCGCCATCACCTACCCCGCGATCCAAATCATCGTTAGAACGAACCGCGGTCAGCGTATGCTGGTGATTCCCATCGTCCCACATGGCTAGGACCAACGCCGTTTCAGTTTTCACTGCATCCAGTGTGGTAAAGCAAGCAGAGAAAGTATAATCCCCAACTTCATTCAGCGAGGTAAACCCACGGAACTCAGCACTGGCAGCAGACCGCCGCACGTTACCACCAATTACAGTCCAATTCGTATCCACTGCATTCAATACAATGATCGGTGCAGTAGGCTTATGAATAAACCGTTTCCAACTCGTGTAGGTGGCGGCATCCGTTGGATAACTGAGTGCCACCTGTGATGGCTTGTTAGCCACCTTGGCTAACCCAGCATTAGCTTTAGTGAGGCTATCGTAATTGTGTACGTTACGATGCGCCACATGTTCCTCTAACTCACGATACGACAACAGGCGTGTTCTGGCATTGCAGCTTAACGATACAATGCCGTAATTACCAGTTACAGCCGTGCCGATGAGGATACGGCTAGCCGTGTCGTCTAATAGTGTAAGCGAGGCCATGTAATCACCAACGCCTGCAGAGGCTGAGGTGGCATACAAGTAGAAAGTTCGGTTTTTATACGACGGAGTTACTGCGGTTAAATCCAATGTTTTAATCGGATAAATGACGCCACGGCCGTTCATATAACCAAACACTTTATCGGTGAAATTAATATTCCACACGGTAGCTGGTTTTTCTACTTGCAGTAGCCTCTGCGTAGTACTGCCGGATTTAAGCGTTGACAAAGTATTCCCACGCACCATCGCATACAGCTCCTCACGGTTCGCTGTAGAGGATAGCACAAACGTACCAAGCGTTTTATTATAACACCAGCCACTCGGCGTTTGATCGGTCACAGTCACAACCGACGTGTACTGCCATGCCTTACTTACTGGGTCATAAACCGCAATGCGGCTAAACGCCTGTGTCGTTTTGGAGCGGTTGATACCAAACCGCGAATTCATGATGTACGCCAGATTCCCATCACTCAACAATCCAATTTGGAAGTTACCAAGCATGGACACTGGGAAGCTTGCATCCACCACGGCGTTCGTAGTGGCCTGACCGTCATACACGGCACCGAGCGTGATCTGGTTAATAGCACCGGTTCTGTTTGGTAGCGTAACTTCAAACATGCGGTTATGCGCTTCACGACGACTCTTCGTCGTGTCATCCCACTGAACCCAGCTGTACAGATAAACTGCTGGTAAGTTAGGATCGGTTGGAACTATCAGTTCTCCATACTCAGTCACAAGCAAAGACACATCGAATAAGTTCAATGCTTTCACTGCTGCATTCGCCGCTAAGAACGCAGCTGCAGTGACCGTCACTGGTGTACCTGGCGTTACATCAGACAAAGTTGCATACGCTAAGCCGTCTTTTGAATTTACCACTGCGCCAGCAATAGCCTCGCTGCTACCATTGTACACATACACCATGTTAGCTAACTGATTTACCAAGTCACCGGTGATTTCTTTACGAGTACCGCTACCCAACCCTGCCATCGCATAACCACTGGAGGTAGAATACGTTAGCAAAACTGGTTTTCCACCACTAATGTTACAAAAAGCGCGGTTAGCTCCCAACTCACCCCATCCGTACATTGGACCATTCAAAACATCGGCATGGATACCGGCTGACTTAACCCCATTACCCAGCATTTTAAACTTGGCAGCCGCTGCATCAATCTGATCAAAATAATCAGGTGATGTAGAATCACCGTCGTAGGTAACCGGGTAAATTGTTGCATTAGCCTGGTTAACTGAGTACGCCATCGTCTTATCGCGATTACGACAAATGTACGACGAGCTCAGCGGTAACGACGGTGCCGCAAGTTGTGATACCGTTGGTAGTGTACCATCACCAATAGAGGTTCTGGTCACTGCAACCGGAAAACCAGTGCCTTTCACCACTACGGCGTTGGTCAAACGGTTAATGGTGCAGCTAACACGCAACGTAGCACTGCGCATTGGGAACGATGGGTTAGTTGCACTATCCGCTGTCCACGTGTATACGTTAAACTCAAAGGCGATGCGAATATAATCACCTTGTTGTTCAATCGCGGTTACGGTACCATTTGGGTTAACGGCAAATACAGCGTATGCGTCTAACAGATAAGCTAACGCGTTTGCGGTCGGGGTATTAGTTGCATTATATCCGGACGTTGCAAAACGGAATGTAGTCGTGGCAGTTTGACTAACGCCAAACAGATCGGGACCAGTCATTGCTTTTGCAGTGAGTGTGATTGTATCGTTTGCTAAGACGTCGGCCAGCTTCGCGGTGTAAATCTGGAAGCGGGCATACGCGGCGCTGAATGTGGGTATAATGAGCCAAACTTCATCACCAATTATCGCCGCATGCGAGTCGTTAGGGATAGTCAGGCCACTGTTAGTAATCAGGCAACTGTGGTGATGCGATACACGCATTGTACCGTCAGTAACTACCAACCGCACCCCACCGCTGGTTTTTAACAGGAAAACGCCGTGTGAGCCACCTAAAACCGCAGTCACCGTTTCACCATTTACATTAGGCGCATACTCAACCGCGGTTGGTACGTACTCAGCAATACTACCGTCTTGGTTAAATGTGCAGTAGCTATAAAACACACCACTGCCATCAATATCAGAACCATTGCGAAGAAAAACGAATGTACCGTCGTTTTCAAACTCACCATAAAAGGTAGGGTAGGTTACGTTCTGCCCGCCGCCTTTATACTGCCCACTCACTGGAGCGGTTAGATAACCTTCTGGACTGTAACGCACCATTTCCAGCGCACCGTTTGGTAAGAAGTTACCCACCGCACGAACACCAGCAGCAACGTCACCAAGGAAGCCCGCAGCCACCCCACCGTCCAATGCCGACAGGGTTGGATTGGTTTCCGTGTTACCCATTTCAGTAATACCAAATTTTGTTTTATCGGCAATGGGTAAAATAACATTACTGAAATCATGCGTGTGGGTGATCGGTGCCTTAACTCCAGCTAACGTGTTAATGTACTGCGGTGCAACCGGATAGTTCAAATCGGGAATGTTTGGCACTAGCCCTAAATTGAACTCAGCAGCCGTAAAGCTAATATCACCACTTAGAGGCTTACCGGCGATCTTTCTGCTTTGTGGCAGTAAGTTTGCAATCTGATCACGAAGATCAGTCACAGCCTTTTGGCTGATGCCACCATTGGCATCGTCGGATCCAGCTTGATACAACTTGGATAGCCCGAGGGTAACACGAGATGCCATTGGAAATTTAGCATCAGCGGAAAGTGGTGCTTCTGGTTTACCCGTACCTGTTATTTTGACATCAATAGTATCAACGTGTTTCACGTCGTCAGCAGTAACACGGTTTGCAAAAGCAGGCGATTCAAACAGCGACTGAGTTGTTACAAACGGAACACCATTTAACGTGATCTTTTTATCATCACGACCCTGCCCCGATGTATCAACTTTAAGTACATTTCCACCTACCGTAACGGTAATTGGGCCACCGCCGCCGCCAGCATTGCAATCAATATCGGCGTGGATTAACACATCATTGGTAGCTGCAATTACACCGATGCCGTTGTGTAGTGTAATTACTGGAGTTAATACACCGGCGCTATTACGATAAGAGAGGCACGATAGCCCGTCAATCAGCGCCATCTCACCCACCAACACCCGCTGTTCCATTAAAGGGAACTTATCGACAGTAATCCAGCTGAAATCCAAAGCAGCTAGGATATAATCAGTGAGTTCATCCAACCCCATGGATTCAAATGACAGTGTGTTCTGAGCAATGCCGTCTTTATATAATGCCTTAGCGTCATAATAGGTTTCCCCATGCACTGGGCCCTTAGAGGCGATGTGTGCTGCCCACACCGATGCAATCATGTCTTTATCGGTAATATCGGCAATACACGCGATCAGCTGTGATAGGGCATTTTTGTGTTCGTCTTTATTAGCAATCGCTGCAGTTACAGCGTCGATTGCGGCAATCAACTGTGGTTCCCAGATAAACGCATCGCGATCAAACTGGATATCCACCGGTGGGAAGAACTTATCACCGATTACCATTTCCCAGTAATCGAGGTTAGGGTGTTTCATCTGTGGCATATAAGCTGCAACTTGTGCAGGTGTCGCTATATAGTCACCACCCAGGGTATGGTATTTTAACGCATAAGGACCCTTGCAATTCACATTAACGATCCAGATACTACCGTAAATCCTTTGTGCGGTTTGGTGGGTACCTGTGACGTATCGATGGGTAAAATAGTAATCCACGCCTTCGACCATTGGTCTGCCATTGTCAGTGACAGAAAAGCCCTTTTGATAAAAGGGGGCCGCGGTCGGGATCAATACTCGCATAGCATTGTTTGGTTGTGCGAGTGTTTCGTTAACCTCGCACAGCGCGTTGGACCGCAGTGGGTCAAACGGATAAGTTGTTTGGGACATGTGACCCTCTTTTTTAAATAGCCGTTAGCCGGAATCATAGTATGGCTAGCCGATTGGATGGAGATTTTGCCTTATGGCGAGTACATATAAACTGGTTGATTTGCCTGCGGTTGTCCGTGAAAAATCAACGCTTAAATGGTCATTAGTCAACATCAACGCCATGACCACTGACGCTATTTTTGCCAACTATATCGCGGTGGAATTACCGCTGTTAGATGTATACAATCACGTTGTTACGATTGATTTATTTAAATACGAAGCTTACCTACGCGATGCAAATAAAACGTTACAAGCATGGTTAGACGGCTTAGCCGGCGCATCGTTACAAGTACTGCACACCGGTGCTCCTGTTCTTAATCAGAAAACCGTTAATTATGTACCACTGTGGCAGAATGCGGCCGCTACAGCAACACTGTGTAAACGGGATTGGAATCCTACTAACACACCATCGTTAGAAGACGCCGATGATATTATCGTAGAGTGGCCTGGTTTAACACCGCAGTATTTAAAAGAACGCTCGCTGTGGCTAGTGAACGGTTATATTGTTCCAACCACGTACCATACCTACGGATTGCGATTACTTAATGCCGGCGATATCGTTCGACGTTCACGGCAGATGTCAATCAGTTGTTTGAACTTTGAAAATGTAGGTAAGTTAGAGTACCAGCAGCTGAATACCACATTGGTATTTAAACAGGAAGGGTTTGCTAACTACGCTGATGGGGTACTCATCAAAACGAGTAAACCGATTGGTAAACGTACTGTGGGGTTAATCCTCGGCGGTTATTTGCATTTACTGGATGGGTCGATTAAGCAGGTAGGTCCGAATACAATCGAGTTTATTCCAAACAAACAAGACATTTTCAATCGATTAATGCAGTCGGATAACTTCTTAGAGATGGAGTTTATGGGGGTCAGTGGGCTTGATAAAAGCGAGCTTGTTAAAACCATAACGAAAGACGATAACTGGTTAGCTTATCTTACGTCCAAATACAGCCAACTGGTCTTTATCAGTACTGATAAACTGTATCGTGAGGTTATGTATCCAGACCCTGTAACACGTCCCGGTTCATTTATTGTGGATAAAGATACTAACCTTGGGTTGCTGGTAGACCAATATGGAAAAGGTCTCTGCTACTGGCCACGGTACGAAGCAGGATTGTGGTCACTTAATACAGAAGACGATTGGCAGCATAACTACTTAGTCAATACTACCCAGTGGGCTGGTGAGGTGCGTATTAACGACGGGTTAGTTGGAGCTAATCGAAAGAAACCTGTACAAGCAAAGCTATACCAATACACTACACGTATATAACTACCAGGAGGCTTTCGCCTCCTGGTAGGGTTTTATGTCAATCGTCATCCTGACCGTGCAAACGTGGCGCCGTAACCGACTCGTCGGCGGTAATGGTTTTAGCGGAGATATTACCTTCGCCACGACCCGGACCTGTGAAGTTAAGCCCGCCGTCGATTTTGGTATTACCGCCGATGTGTGTATCGCTACCGACATCCAGCTCATCGCTGCAAGTAACCTTTGGCGTATTAAAATGAACGCCCGATGTTGCATTTACGGTGAACGTTTTACAGTTGTACGTTTGGTTGTTATCTGCTTTAAAGAAGACATCGTTCATGGCGTGCGCATTGATATCGTTCTTATTTAACTCAAACATCGTACCTTTGGCATTCTTAGCCCAAATGTGTTGGGCCGATGAATCGATAGCGAACTCCTCGCCACCGTCTGACTCTGCCGAAAGAATACCATCGGCGGTATTTAACTGTACTGTCCAAGCAAATGGTTCGCCGTTCGCTTTAGATGTGTTAAGTGTGATTTGTTTATCGTGAGATGATATTTGGAAAACGTAAGCATTGCTCAGGTCGCCTTTAATTGGGCCAGATGGATCAGCACTAAATGCGTAGATCACTGTTTCTAAACGTTTGACGTTTGCAGTGTGCATGTCCTCCCAGTAATACTTATCCGAATCCCCTAACCGCCAGATAACTACTTGGTCGTCACGACGAACATCGGGTGCAGTAACGCGGTTGGTATTACGACGTAACCACGTGCAGGTAATCGAGTTATCGATTATCCCCTTTACACTCTCTTGGCCACTGGGTGTTTTATACGATGTTTCTAATTGCTGTGGATTAGTTAAAACTTCTTCATCTACCGTAAATCGGGTTTCGGTAGGTATTGCTTTAATCTCGCTACTACCGAGCGCTTTGTTATCAGAAACACGCCCAATACTAAATACTTGGAAAACAGATGCTTGCATGGTATTTACTCCTTCGATACATAAGGTAGGAATGAAAATAATTTCAGTTATATATAATCAAGGTGACCATGACATAAATGGTCTCTTGTCTTTCTATTCCCCAGGAGCATAATCATGACATCATTAGTTATCAACACCGAATCTTTAAACGCTGGCGAAGCTTTATCAGCAGTGGCTGCAGTAGTCCCACAGATCGAGTTCGATCCAAGCTGGGCAAATGGTACTGGCTATTTCGACCGCCTAGCGAAAACAGAGATCGAATCAGAATCTGCGATCGTTGCCTTTAAAGACAACCATGAGCGCGTAGGGCTTGTTATCAGAACTGCGGTGGGCAACATCGTGCTGTTTCATCGGTTCGCTAATGGCAATAACGGTGTGGTAGTATCTAATTACCCGCCACGTTTAAATGCTATCGGCCGCATGATGGGCTTAGGCAGTTCTGTTTCGAAAGAAACATTATTCAATGCCGTTGCCTGGATGGGCGAAGTAAACGGTAAGTGGTACGTCGACCAGCCTGACGTAGTAACAGCGATCTATGCGATCCTAAACGGTCGTGCAGATGATGACAACGAGTGATTGACTCGAGGCTGCTTACGAGCAGCCTCTATGGCAATTATTTTATACCTAGGAGCATACCATGAAAGTAAATACCAGCGCACGTTCAAACTCTGTCACTACAACCCGCGGCAGTAAAAGCGAAATCGCTATTGATGTTAGCGTCAACGATATCTTCGTTGGTAGTATTTATATCACCATCGCTAGTGGTGGTGTTTATGAATCCTTCTGCAATATACCAAGAGAGTACGAGGTTGTACATACAACTGTACTGCACGAAGCCTTTGGTAAAGCACAGACTTCTACAATCGTTAGCATCGCTCATTGCGGTGAAGTATGTACCAACTTTGTAAACTTGGGTTAGGAGTTTAACATGAAAGCATTAATTAAGAAAGAATCAGTACAGTTAGCGTTGTTCTCAGTTGTATTCTTCTTTGCCGTATACTACGGTATTCTGGCCGGCTTACCAGCATAAGGATCACTAAAATGTCTACATTAAAAATAGCAGCTTTACAGAACGCAAAAGTTTGGGCACGTCGCATGGAAATCGATTTCGATCAAGACCAATTTTCCATCATGTTAGAATCACGCTTCCCAGGATCGGCCTTAAGGGGTCCGCTGATTCTAGTGGCCTCTCGCTACTTGAAAGTTAATGGTCTGATCCAGAATAAAGACCAGCGTCATCGGGCAGCCATTATTATCGGCAATGCTATTGCAAGTATCGTCAGAGGTGAAAAGGCCGGTGACGTTCTCAAAGTAGTAGCGGAGACTGTTAATGAAATAGGGACCAAGCTAGTCGGGGTTACATTCGCAATGCACTCTGTGGCCATTTGCGATGCCGTTAACAAGGCGATTGTAGCACGTACTGCTGAAAAGAATACCCCATCTTTAGCTCAGATGGTTATAAACCGCGCAAGGGGTCACTAACATGAACTGGATTGTAAAGAGTTTTAGAAAGGTCAATCAAGACGACCTGGATGCTGACTTTGCATGTGAACACGTCAAAGCCGGCGATAACGCTCATGTAAATCAAGAGCGTGATTCATTCGGTATCGTAGGGCAAGCTGTGCTCTGCGATGCTTGCCATGAGGCAGCAGAAGAAGCAGAAGGGGAAGAAACAGACTTCTGCTACGACTGCGGTCAAGAAAAGAAAATCAAAGACGTCATTTATTGGCGCTGGTACGACTTTTACGCACCACAGGGGGATGAACCACTCTGCGTTTGCAGAGAGTGCTGGTCAAAAGACAAACATCAGCGACGGATGGCAAAAGATGCCGCCGATCGAGAAGCAGAAGATGACTATTACAGTCGATAGCAACTATTTAAAAGCTCCGGTCGGGGCTTTAATAATAACTGTTAAACTAGGAGCATACCATGAACGCTATTAATGCAGCATTACAAAACGGTAAAGTATGGGCACGTCGTCTAGACGTGGAAGTTGATCCAGTTAAACTGGAAGAGCTGTTAACCAAAAACTTCCCTGGCTCAGTTTTAAAAGGCCCGCTTACTGCGGTGATGTTACGTTACTACAAACCGCTGTTGAGCGATGACACTGCTAGAAAACATGTTGCAGCTATCACTGCACATACACTAGCAGCAGTTATCCGCAGTGAGTTTAAAAGCGGCGCTAACCTGCTAGCCATTGCTGGTGGCGTTGTAAACCAGATGTCTGATGAATACAAAACAGCATTTGCGACGCACAGTCAACTGATCTGTGACACAGTAGCTAAAGCAATTGCCGCTAGAGCGAAAGAAAAATCATCGCCTAGCATCACAAACATCATTTTAAACAAAATCAAGTAGGCATTTAGAAGCTTCTTACGAGAGGCTTCTCTAATGGTTATTACCAATCAAATTTAGGAGCATTCCCCATGAACACATTATCCGTAGCATCTGCACTGAAACGCAGCTATTTCAAAATCCAAGGTGAAGTTGATAATTTACCTTTCGCATTAGTCCACACCGTGAACGGTATGAAGAAAGCCGTTGCTCCTGTTGAATATCGCTTATTAAACCAAGCTGGCATTCAGAAAGCGCACTACCATGCCCAGAACGTTGAAGGCTGGTTAGACTCATTGCCTTGTGGTGCTAAAGTGATCATCCCTCACTATAGCCAAAAAGCAGTTGCTGCTTTCGAAGTATTCAAACAAGAAGCACCTGGTTACTGGAAAACCGGTATGGTAGAAATTACCCCAGATATGTTAGACATTTAATCTAAGGAACTACATATGCTAAACTACAATCAGTACACCAACGTATACACTCTGGTTCAAGGCAGACACACTGCTGCCGAGTTTATTCAAGAAGCGTACGAGCAGGGGCACTGTGGTATTGAAATCGACGAATTCGATGCTGAGGACGATCTGGTTGCAGACCAAGCACGTCAACAACATCAGGAAGGTTTAAACCGTATGTTGGATGAGGAGGGTTTCTAATGGCAGCCCCAACTATTGAAGAAGCCATCGCTAATGGCATTAAAGACTTAACCTACAAAGACAACCGCTTGGGAATCGTACAGAGCTTTCGTGGCTCTGTAATATTCAACCACGGTTTCCGCCGTTGGGCCGCAATCGACCACGCGGCAGTTATCGTAAACGGTAAAGTGGTTCAAAACGGATACATCGAGTTTGAACAGATGGCTCCGGAAACGGAAGCAGAGAAACGAGCACGACTGGCTAAAGAAGACAAGAGCTTCTTTGGTAAGTTGCGCTCCATTTTCTAGAGGCGTGGCGGCGCCTCTTTTTTTTTGCCTTCCTATGACACTTTAAAGTATTTGGGGTTAACATGGCAGGTATACTATCGGGGCTATTTAGCCAGGAAGATGTAGGTGAAGGCTTACAACAACATCTCGTGGATTTCTTAAACGGTAAACAAACCGGTAAGGAAGAGAACGGCGGTACAGAAGTAGAAGAAGAACGCGAATACTGTTTCTTTCTAAAACTAACTGACGGTCAGATGGAAAAACTGGCTGACGTAGTCGCCGGTGTAGAGCGTGAGTTTATTTACGAAGGTAAACTAGGTCGTAATAAAGAAGTACGTATTCGTAAGAAACTGCATAGCAATTTCGATTTTGATAAAGCCAGCATCGAAACTAAATACCAGGCCGGTGAGAAAGCGATCGAGATTAAGAATGAATTGGCTGAAGAAACCTTCGATCGATTAATTCCTGTCTGTGATTTAGTTAGTGCCCGTGTTCGTTTTGAACTTGATGCTGGTAACGATTTGGAGTGGGAGGTCGACGTATTCTTACTACCTAATGAGGGTGAACCACGTTACTCCAACTGGATTAAACTCGAACTAGAGGTCGATAAGTTCGAAGACAGTGATGAAAAGATCATCGCCTCCATCCCATTTGAATATGAAACCCTGATCAACGCCCGTGCCATGTCGGACGGTGAGGGTGAGCAGGTTAATATGCTCTGGAACGTTGTTTACAATTACATCAGTGTTAAGTCACCATTTATCTAACGCCTAGCACCTTCGGGTGCTAGGTTTTTTATTACTATTACAGGCATCGTATAGAACACCTGTAGGGTAGAAAACATGGAATACAAGATCAACGTATTGGAGTTAGTTGGGTTTCGCGGGTTATGGTTAAATCGTGTAAAGCGGTTTAAAATGACAACAATGTCTGACATTGCCATTATTCTCGGCCGTAATGGCTGTGGGAAGTCTTCTGTAATGCGTATCATGTCGCCACTAGCACCTAGTAAAGATGAATTCAATGATGGCGGCTATCGCTTACAGGAAATAGAATCTGATAAGGGCCGTTTTCAATTAAAATCTATTCGTCAAAAAAGTGGTATGAAACACAGCATCATTAACCTCGATACCGATGAGGTGGTGTTGGATGCCGCTAACAATACAGTCTACGATGAAACGATCAAAGATCTGTTTGGTTATACCAAGGAATTTCATCAGTTAGTAACTGGCAAAGTTCGTTTGACGACGATGTCCGGTGCTGAGCGTAAGAAATGGTTTAGCTTATTGAGTGAAAGTGATCTTTCATTTGCATTAAACTTTTACAACCGTGCTAAGAAGCTAGCGCGTGATTACTCTGGTGGGATTGAGATTAACAAACGTGATATCTCAAAATACCAAGTGCAAATATTGGATACCGAAGAAGAATACGCTCAGGTAAGAAAGCGTCTTGAAGAACATCTGAAAGAACGTGAGTTGATTTACGATGAGCTGGTGACTTCTAAAGCAGATAGTAGTTTTACGGAAGAAACACTAAAACGCGCTGTAAGCGATTTAGAGCGCATTCAGTCGTTAATCTATGCGATGGATACAGAAATTCCTGAAGATCTCTTAGAATGCGACAGAAGCGCTCTGGTAATGGAGCTCAGTGCTTCTAAGGCATTGCGTGACCGTAATAAGCAGGAATTGTCCAGTATTATCGTTAAATTAGAGCAGGCAAAGAAATTAAACACCATTAGCTGCAACGATATTCAGCACCGCATTAACTATCTGAATGAACGTTATGCGGAATTGAATATTGAAGCTTATCCTGCGCTTTTAGATTATATTACGGATATCCCGTTGATTGATGCAACGCTCGCATCGGTAGACATTTACCGTAATGCGTTAACTGATCACGTTATTGAATTACATGGTACGTGGGATTACGGCAACATCGGTGATGCTGTAGTGGTCTCTGACAGTGAATTACAGGAACGTCAGAAGCAAATCAATATTTTACAAAACCGTTTAACTATGATTCGTGAACGGATGGAATATATTGATCAAGCGGGCGAGGTAGACTGCGGTAAATGCGGTCATCGATTCAAACCGGGTGTTGGGGAGGATGAGCATGAAAGGATGCACGAGGCTGAGAGTAAGTTTGAGAAGGCGTTATTGGCATTGCAAACAGAACAAGCCAACGGTATCGAAAAACATCAGCAGCTCATTCGAATTCAGCGATCTTTACAAGAAATCGCTTTTATCGAACAACGCTACGGTCAAGGGCCATTAACCCGTATTCTATTTAACAAGCTGCACGAGATTGGCGCGTTCAACGGTTACGGTACGCAAGCACCTATTTGGATTAACGGGTGGGTGGATGAAATTACGATACTACGTCAATTAGCCGGGCTGCATCAGGATATTGAAAAAGCGAAATCAGATTTAGCGATAGTGGCTGCAGCGCAGCATGACGATTATACCGGTATTGAAGAAAGACAGCGTGTATTAGAAGCGGAACTGGCGACGCTTAATCGTCGGATATCGCAAATCGAAACCACGTTGACCCGCTTAGATACCGTGGATAATATGTTAGCATTGTCACAGCGCTACGAAGCCGATTTAGCGAAGTGTCAACAGAATTACCAAACCCAACTGAATGGTGTTACTGAGAACATTCGGGTAAGTTTGTTATTGGAACATCAAGCAGCTTTGCGTGACCTGGTTGAACAAACCGGTAACCGGCTGGAGGAGATGGACCAAATCCGCCGTAAACTCGAGTACACGAAAGATGGCTTGAGGGTACTAGAACAGTCTTATACTGCGACTATGCAAATAGTAAAAGCGATGAGCCCGGAAGAAGGCATCCTGTCTAAACATTTGTATCAGTGTATCAATAAGATCACTGAGTTGATGACAGCGTTTATCAATGCGTTCTGGGGCTACGAAATCAAGATACTGCCGTGCGATATCTCTGACGGTGAATTGGATTACAAGTTCCCTATGTGGGCACGTGATCCTGAAAATGAAGTGCCGGATGTTAGCGACGGGTCAACTGCTCAAAGAGAAGTGGTTGATTTTGTTTTTATGCTAACAGCTTACCGCGCACTTGGTTTGACTAAATTCCCGTTGTTTTTAGATGAGCTGGGTAGTGGTTTTGATGAAGGGCATCGCGAGGAGATGGTTCGTTTTATTAAGGGCCTATTGGAACAGGGGCAGCATAGCCAGGTCTTTATGGTGAGTCACAATGCTGAAACCCACTTCCAATTAACACAAGCCGATATGGTAGTACTGGATCCAACTGGGATTACTAAGCCTGCTGTATACAATCGGTTTGTCGAAATAGTGTAACGAGACAGCCTATGTTAGAAAATTTAACAGACCGCACTATTGAGTACAGTGAGTTTGTACCTCGGAATATAAAAGTTGCTATACCATGTTATGATGGCGGGTATAAACTCGCTATCTGTAAGGTGGCCTTTTTAAAAGAAGGCCTGCTACCTTCGCAACTAGGTCGGTGGTTTTTTAAACCACATGGGATAATCAATATTACTAATAAGCTGCCGAAACACCTTGCCGGCTATGATCCAATCTGTTCGTCCAAACCACTGCTATCTGCCATTAAAGCGGCTGCAGCCGCCACCGATGACGACTGGCGTGGTTTGACCACAACGAAACGATTGTACGGTATGATTGGTTCGGCGATGTTAACGCTCAATCAGGGAGGGTATGTTTTATACGGCAAATATTATAGCCGTATGCCGAAAGGCTATGAGTACCTGATTCCACCGTTCAGGCTTACCGAAGTGGAGTCGGTCTTAGAGTACGATGATCGAGAGTTTATTCGAACACATACTCACAAACGTACTATCTATAAATTCTTACCTAACTGAAAAGAATTTTAGATAGATATTATCCTTGTGTGAATCAGTCATAGATGATTTGCAGACGCGTACTATTCGAGTTATGAACGAATGGGAACGTTAGTAGCTATGCCCGTAGCGACCGAGGTCAATGTCGCTACCGCCTGCTGCTGCCAACTGGGTTTTGTTGTTATAAGAAACCTAGCCATACAACACTGGAGGTTTACCCTAATGAAGTCCTTGTTAATCGCTCTACTGTTATCGCTTATGGTAGCAGGTCCGGTGGAAGCCAAAGCGCACCTACACTCAACCAAAGTTCAGGTCCATAAAAAGACCAAGACTTACGTTGACAGTGTCCCACCACGTACTGTTACGGCGGCGATCAAGAGAGCATCTCGTGCCACAGGAGTCAACACGAATGTCTTAGCCGGCTATGCAAGTTTGGAAAGTAGTTTTAAATCCAAAGCCAACAACCCTAAAGGAGCCAAAGGCCTTGTCCAAATAACCCCAAAAACATTTCGCTATCTTGCCCGGACTTATGGACCGGATCACGGGATTACAAAAGCGAATCCATTTAACCCTTACCACTCTGCGGTGTTAGCTGCAGAATACATTAAAGAAAACAGGCAAATACTACGAGATGGGCTCGGACGGGAGCCAACTGATGAAGAATGTTATCTTGCTTATTTCATCAGTCCTCAAAAAGCTGTGAGTGTTATCCAGGCACCGCCCAAGCGCGACGCGGTTCGCATGCTAGGCTCGGTCGCCTACGGTCACCCTAAGTACTTCTTTACGAAACGAAAACACAATACCGTTTCGCAATTTAGAACTGCCGTGTACCGTGACTTTAGAAAACATGTCGCGATAGGCGAGGTAGCTATGCGTGGGCCCATTGTGGAGAAACCGTACGTCATAGCTGACTTAATGAAACCTCATCCCTACGTACAATAGCAAAGGAGCAGCAGGAGGCCGTAAGGCCTCCTGCTGGTATTATTTTTTACCCTTGCAATAACTCAAGTTTCGTTTGTAGCTGGTTAATAACAGTTTGCAGGCCTGCCTTGTCGGTACCCAACTGGTCAATTGTTTTGTTAAGCTCGGCGATGGTCGCAGCTTGCGATGCGATTTGTGCCTCATAACTCGACTTCTGCGAGTCGACCTGTGTAGTTAGTGCATCGGTAGCGGTCTTTTGCTGACTAATGACTGTCAGTAAATCTTGCTGCTGAGCAAGTACTTGTGTATTGGTGGTCAACGCTTCTTGCAGTTGCTGATAAATCGTTTTGTACGATTTAATGTTCGCAATACGACTGCGCTCCATCTGCACGAATTTATCGTGACTAATGGTGCCCTCGTATGGAACCGTCGCATAAAGCGCTTCCGTATCCACACCAATGTGCTGTTTAATAACATCCACTAACAGTGGAGCGATATAAGTAACATCGAACGTAGTTGGTAATAAACCGAGTTCTAGCCCAACCACAATATTGTGATGAACAATACCGCTATCGCCAGGATACGATTGAATATACGTATTGGGTACGTAGTATTCGGAACCATCGGCACCGTTTAAGGTAACGATAGCAGCCTGCATTGCAGCGTCTTCTTTATAAATCGTATCTGCTAAACCATGTGGTTCATAATACGATTTATAGACATCGATACCGCGTTCCGCTAGTTCGTCAAAGTTACGAATAGCGTAGCACTCAAACATCACCGTAATCGGTACAGAGAACGGAGCGTAGAGTACGTAATTACCCGCCGCATTAATCGGCGGGGTTAAGGGCTTGCGTACGCGATCAGCCATTTAACTAGCTCCCTAAATCCACATTCAGGATTTTGGCCATTGACATTCGCGACAGAATGTAATACCCGACATCGTCATGATCGAAACACACATACATCATGTTGTTTCTAAATACGCGTGTTTGGTTAACACCAACAAACGAATATTCGTCCATCTCTTCTGCTGTAATTACCGCTGTTACCAATTTAACCGCAAATTCCACGGTGCTGGCAGCCATGCGATTGACATCAATCGAGGTGGTTGGTATCACTGCAAAGTCAGACAGGAAATCCGTTAATTTGTATTTACTATCGCGGTTCTCCGGGCCACCACAAAATGCCGCTGCCAGTGACTTGTACTGGATGCCACTGAGCTGACAATATTTCATAATGTGCGACTGTGGCACGTATTTCACGAAGTTATACAAGAATGCTGGCAAACCATCATATGTAACCACGGGGCTATATAATGAACCACGTGCTGTTTCATCAGGAACTGATCGGTTATTCCAAAATGGAATAACGGTGAATTCAGTGCTGGTGAAAATATCCGGGAAGACCGGAATCCAATCCACTCGCTGATATTTTGAATTAGCCAGGATGTATTTTGACAACGCATCTTTGATTAACTCGAGATTGTTACCAGCGGCACCATAAATCGCCACAGTCCACGTGGTCATCATCGTAGAAGTTTTATCTTCACGATCGTGCCACAAATAGTCTTTTGATACCAGATAGGTGTAAGGCTCCCCTTTAGTCTTGGTCAGCACGCTTTTATGTAGACCAGGAATAGTAAAGTTAGCGTATACCTTTTCAACATCTGTCAAAACTTTCTGGAATGTATCCACGGGTTCAATTGGTGGAATAACTACAATTTGATACTCGTCATACTGGACCTGGAAGGTGGCGTCAGCAAACCAGATAATCAATGAATTTTCTTCGCTTGGATCATCAAGTTGCCACTTAATATAAGTAGGCATCCACTGTCCACGCGCGCTGATCATTTTACCGCTTTCAAAGTTTTTAACTGGGGATTCCCATTTCGCTAAAAACAATGTTTGAAATGCGATGGCATCTGTGCTAAACTTACCCGCAACAGACTGATCAAAAATCCACTGGGCAATGGCTAAAATATGCTCAGTGTACTTAGCCGGTGCTTGCATCTTAGCGCCATCACGGCGAGATGTAAAGGTGACTAATTCACAATTCTTTGCTTGAGTGTAGGTGTAATACCCTTTCTCAATTGCGTAAGTCATCGACTTGTTGGAGAGCTCCCCGAGAGCCGATACGTTATCGGGGGTGTTGTTCGCCAAGGCATCGATGTTAACAAAACCTTTTAAAGTATACATATCAGTCTCACCATTAGAATACGGTACATAGAATGAGGTGGCATGGTGCGAGAGTTATACGATCTGGTAATGAGAGAGCTCATACCGCATATCGTTGAGTTTTTTGCTGGGTTATTAAATCCCAGCAAACCTGGGCATACGCTGGAAAGGATCAGCGTCTTGGGGTGTATTATTTTATCGGTCATGCTAGCTTATGTATTAAACACCGCATTTCACAAACAAGAGTATTATGTGCAGCTAGCAGGTAAAGCCGATGGTTACGTAGCCACCATCAGCAACTTAAAAGACCAAGTAAGCGACTACAGACTTCAGTTGGAACAGGCTAATAGTAAGCTGGCTGAGAAGGAGCTCAAACTGGAGCAATGTTTAATGGATCTATCGTCCTACAGCGGACCAGGAACCCGCGGACGTCAGGCGTTGACTGATGAAGTCAATGAGATGAGGTGATTATGCGTTATTTAATTTTCCTCTTGGCGTTTAGTGCAAGTGCAGTCGACCTCAATTATGAGAAGTTAGAAAAGCTACCGACACCGGTGTTACTACGGACGGTAGACAAAGAAAACTGGCGACTGCGCTTTGAGTTTGAGCAATTACAAGCGTTAAATCAATATGCCCAAACCCGAGGATGGCACCCACCTAAGGTAGCCACTTTGTGTATCGAGCACGAGATACCAGAATTGCCTAAACTGCCAGAGTTTAAACCCACAGTTAAAAATGGCATTATGCCGCACTTCGAGCAAGAAATCGGTGACTACGTGAAAAGCGTAGTACGTACTTACGCGTACGCGGGTCAATCGATCGAAGATACGTTAGATGCCATGAAAACTGACTGCTTATACTAATCCTAGGGTGGCGAAAGCCACCCTAGGTTATTCTTTATTTCCGTTAGCATTATGTGTAGTTACTACGAGGACAAAACCATGCGTGTAAAACCCTATTTTGCTGGCTCGGTGGATATCGAGACCTTATCTACAAAAAGCAATGCTTACATTCTTTCGTTAAGCGCGGCCATTTTCGACATCTATGACCTGTCGTTAGTTGCCCAGTACGATTACATCATCGGTCCACACGACAGTATTCAGGAAGGTCGCTTACGCGATAATTCAACGATTGACTGGTGGAATGGTTTAGCGCCTAACTCACCATCGCAAATCGCAGTGGATATCGCGTATGGCGGAAACGGTAATTTGATTGATGCTATCCGCGGCTACGATAGCATGATGAAAGCGTTCAAACAAACACACCGACTGGAAATCGGTGAAATCGTTATGGCCTGTCGCGGCCCTGACTTCGATCCAGTTATTCTGCAGAATGCGCGTCAGATGCTTGGCTTAGGTTATGGTCAGCCGTTTCGTGAATTTGATTCATCGCGCACTGTAGACCGTGCTTTGGAAATTATGGGCGTTGAAGTATCCAAGGATCATTTAGCGACGCTATCTCCAGGCGGTGTATTTACCGAGCACGTATCCATTTGCGATGCACTACAGGAAGGGCTGGAGAACGCTACCTTCTACCACCAGTTGGCAAAACAGTTCGGTAAACCATACCGAGACTATAAAGAAGTTCGCCCACAGGAGTAAAACATGTTTGGTGTGATTTATTTAGAATGCAGTAGTGATCCAACTAACAGTTTCCCGCACTTATGTGGTGCGGGGATCCATGGCTATAAATACGAAACACTGCCGGCCGTTTACTTTGAACAGGTACCGTATCTTGTTACCCCTAATGGTTACAGTGATAAACTGTCAGTTGCAAAGATTAAAGAGCTGAAGGATAAGAAGAAACCTATCTACGAATTCGGTGAACAGAAGATCGAATTTAATCCTGTACCAAGTAAAGACACTGGCATTGTGGTGATGGATGGGTGGTTGGGTCGTAATATCAATGACGTAGCGACTGGGTTTGGTGAAGCCAAAAACAGAAATATTGTGCTGGCTGAAACACTGATGGAGTTTCTACGGGCACATAAGTTCGACCATCTGATTATTAACTCATCGGAAGCAACTTTCCATGCATGCTTAGGTCAGCTAGACACGTGGCATAAAATGCAATGGCGGCAGGAATCTGGGGAGCCTATTAGCGGCAGTGACTACTTTAAAGAGTTGTATGTTCTATTGGGTGAACAGTCACATACGCTAAAATCACCCGCAAAGAACAAAGAATTACCCGATTGGTTTAATAGACCGCTGTATAACGCAATGTACGGTGTCGCTGCTGCATCGCGTGGCAATGGCAATACATTTGCATACGTAGAAGGGGAAATGAACGCTAAGGACTACTGGAACGCCGATAAGCCGATCCCAGAAGCATTGCGTGTTAAATGGGTTTATATGTTACAAAATAGACCTATCCCCGAATACGATATCGGTGGTAAGCACTATTATCAGTATTTTGTTGGTGACCACAATAGTGGTGCCGATGATATTGAAATGCTGGGTATGCAAAACTCTACTGTATGCCACGGTTTGGTATTAATGCCTGAACGCGTGGAGTTGTTACATCAGGTTTCTGAATACCATACAAAAGCTGTTTGGGGCCCAGAAAGTCGTAATTACAAATACGATACCATGATGTTGTTAAACACGACTAACTTGAATAAACAGCAGGCAGTATGGGAACTTAAAAATATCGGCATTGAAAACTTAATGCTGAAAAATAATCGTAATGAGTTGGTAGGTTATGATAACTCACCGCTCTCGGTTGTTATGCGTCCACCGCGTTTATCGTATCGCATCTTGGAAGTAGAAGAAGAGATGCTGCGTGTACTTCAAGCCACACTCCACCAACTCGGGCACGATGTCGGGCGTGACCAGTACAAGCCGATAAACGTAACACTAAACGATTATACGGATAAGTTCTTTAGTACCACCGAAGCCAAAGGTAAGACGGTCACGAAAATGACTGACTTTTACTCTAATGCCAATGACTCTGTGGAAGTGAGCCTGAAAAATAGTATTGCTAAGCCGCAGAAAGTATTGCTGGTGCGCGGTATCGATTTACCGCCACGAAACAATATGTCCAAGATGGCAGAAGAAAACCCTAAGGTTTACTTGGTAACTTGGCCATGCGATCGCTGCATCTTCCGCTACGCCACTGTTATCATTACCGATGTTACCATCAGTATTTGGATGGGTGCCTATAGCAACAAGCGAGTTGTGATGGAAAGTTAGTTCAGTTAGATATTATCAGGGGATACACATTAACGGAGTTGTTATGTCACGTGTTTTTGTAGATATCCCCGAACCCACATGGCAGTCCATTGTGGGTGGTTGGGATTGGTCGCTGAACCAAGGTGTTCGTTTATTAGGTCGCCATATCAAGGATGATTGGTTTGATCTCTATATCGACTATGTGCAGTTGGGTTTAACTTATGGACTAGTGCATGAGTTTCAAACATTCCGAGCATTTGGTATTGATACGATCGTTGATTTTGTTGAGATGGTATTAGAATCGGATGGGGGTGACTGGAACGATGCAATAGCAACACTGGTACATGGGGATACGCCACTAGGACGCTTTATTGAGGAGGCGGAAGACAGTGATACGTATTTTGATGTGATGGTAGATGCATTAGAACACACGATGCTGCCTGACGACGTATTAGAGATACTGTGTGATAGTCTATATCCTAAGTTAAGTGCTGCTGGTGTTGAAATGGATAGGATTAAGTCGTTGCGTATTGATCCACGCAATCACATGTTCGTTATAGCATACACTTAGGTAGGGGCAGTGCCCCTACCTATTAACGTTTTGCCAGTGACTTTATTTTTTTCTCTGTATCGGTTAATGCGGCATTCAGAATTAAAATCTGGTACTGCAAGACCGCGTACAGTTCAACCCACTGAGCACAGCGGTTGGTGATGTCGATCAATTGCTGTTTCACTGCATTAGAAACAGATGGGAATGTCTCATCTTCTTTCATGCTGCGAGTCAGTGTTTCCACATGATCCACAATCAACAGTGCTGCCTTTTCAACCTCCAACATTGAAGGCGAACTAGCGAGCGCTTGCAATTCACCAGCAGTTGTTTTTACTTGCTGGTAATCACTTAATGATTTGTACATCTTGCCAAATGGTGCTTGATCGGAAACATTTTTACCAAAACATTGGCCGAGTGTCTTCGCTTCTTTTTCTGGATCGACGTGCAACAGCGGCGCAACAATCGGCAATTTCGAAGCGGAGCGTAACATCGATGGGTTGTTGATAAGTGTTCCAAACAATCCATTGGCCGGGTTTAAAAGCTCTTCTGGTAGTTTAGCCGCCATTTGAGCCAATGCCATCAGCGTAGGCAGATAAACCGAATAGGGCTGCTCTAAGCCACGTGGAATAAACACCGTGACCGGAGACACTGACATAAAGTCAACGCCCTGAAACCACTTCAGAATTGCGGGGTCGGTACTAGGTGCAAATCCAGTGACTGTACCGCGGTTAAACAGATGCTCGATAGCACCACGGACTTGTTTAAAACGTGCATGGTCATATCCACGTTCGAGTACGCTGGAGATGGTGGAGGTAAAGCTTTCAGCTTTATTGGCTAGGGCTGACCAAACACCCTCTAAGCCTACAGAAGTATTATCCATGGGGTTACCTACGTAAATAAATACACACAGCATCATCTTTTGATTGAAACTGCATCCTACATACAATTGGGAGTAAAAAGAATGGCGGGTCCCTCTAACGTAAGACGTGCTCCGTCTGTACGTCCAGCATTTAACGCGTTTAGTTTATTAGACCATCAAACGGGTAGCTATCTGGTCGGTAAAGACGGTGCTTATTATTTAAACGGTGGTTTGCATAATGTCATGGGTTATGCAGGACGTGGTAATACATTTAAAACCGCGCTGTCTTTGTTTGTAAGTACCGTGGTAGCTGTACGTCAAAACGCTGAGTTTTATGAAATTTTTGACACTGAAATGAGTTTCAAAGCTCGTCGCATCCAACAAACAATGTTGCGTATCCCTGAAGCAAAAGATATTGACGCTGAAGAGATGATTGCCAGTGGGCAGTGGAATATCACAGACCTGACGGTGCAGTTGGGAGATGAATGGTGGAAAGCATTACGTGACGATGCCGACATGCGCTCAGGTACCAAAGAAAAAGAACTCCGATCAACACCGTTTGTCAATTTCGACGGTAGCCAGATTAAAGTGCCGTCACCGTGGTTATTTGGCGTCGACTCTTTCACCGAGATGAAAGTAGCCTCTGTTGAGAAAATGCACGATAAAGCCGTTGTTGGTAATAGCGATCTGAATACCGAAGCGATGAAGTCAGGTGCAGCAAAATCGCAGATGATGGGGCAGATGCCAATCATTACTGGCAAGGGTCACTATTACATGTCATTAACAGCGCACGTTGGTGATGAAATTAAGATGGACCAATATGCACCATCGCACCGTAAATTGGCTGGCTTAAAGGGCGATTTGAAGCTTAAAGGCATTCCTGAGAAATTTACATTCCTATCAAACAACTGCTATATGGCAACAGCCACCGGTGCATTGTTAGATGATAGTAAAATGCCAAAATACCCGCATCCGGATAAAGTGCCAATGAAAGGCGATACCGATTTGCAGATTGTTCGTTTTGAACAACTGCGCGGTAAATCCGGCCCAACCGGCGTCGTGCTTGATTTGATTTTCTCTCAAGAAGAAGGTTTGTTGGTTGGCCTGTCTGAGTTTTATTATATCTTGGAAATGTGTAAAGGCTGGGGTCTTGAAGTCAAAGGCAACAACATGGGCTTCAAATTAAACATTTATCCTGAAGTTTACTTTACACGTAACACTGTACGTAAGCTGCTGGATGAGGATCCGAAATTTGCCAGAGCTATGGCAATTACGGCTGCATGCGCTTACATGCACCATAACTGGATTACCCATCCGGCTGAAATGCGTATTAGCATGGAAGAAATGTATACCAAGATTAAAGAGCAGGGTTACAGCTGGGATCAAATCTTGGCTGACACTGTGGAGTACTGGTATTTTGATGACATGGCTGAAAAGATCGGTAAACCAACGTTGACAGCATATACGCTACAGCGAATGGCGATTGGTAAGTACACAGCCAAGTTCTTAACTAAAGAAAAAGCGGCGATTGCCGCATAATGGACGAGGGGGTGTAAGCCCCCTTGGTATATCTCTATGACTATCGTTGAAAAAGTAGTGACTGCGCTTTACGAGGGTTCTGATGACCGGGCTTTTGCCGATCATCTGGCAACTACCATTTACAATTATTTAGACCAGCGGCGGATTCGTATCGATGGCCACTGGAAGGATGTAATCGAAGCAATCAACGCTCAACTACGTTTTTGGTTGTTAAACCAATCTCGTGGGCGTACAGATGAACGATTCAACCGCAAATTACACGCTGCTAGAAATTCTCTCGCTTTACCGGATCGGGAGTCGTATATTGATTTCTGGCTAGCGGATATTCGACTTGATTATGCTCCGGTAGCACATAGCCTTTTTTAAGGGTCCTATATGCCAAACCCAGTTCTTGAAAGAATTAAAGACTCGATTACCGACGGTGGATGGTGGCAGTCGTCCATCGCGGATGCCGCTGAAGATTTTCTCGCTACAGTTGATGAAGAGATAGTCAACATCGCTGTCATTGGTGATATCGATTACACTAACGTCCGTGTAATTGCACGCCACATTGATAGCTTAATTCGCTATTTAGAAAACAAAGAGCGCTATCGTTTAATTATGGGCGATCGTTCTGGGGTGGAGACTATTGTTGCACGTATTTGTAAACGTAACGATATTCCTTACCATATTGTTCCTATGCGGGAAACGGTTGATGCCAACGAACGTAAAGCGGTGAGTAAAGAACTGGACACGTACCTTACTGACCACTGCGTTGGACTAATGGCGATTACTCGTGGACAGAATAAAACCATTAATCGTGCTTTTGAGCATGCTCGAAGCACGGGCCGGGTTGTCACCAAACGTATTGTGGGAGTTAGTAAATGAAACCTGAAACTCGAAAAGAGATAGAAGCCTTCATTTTAAAACATCTGGATATTATCGATCCAAGTAAAACCAACAGCGAGTTGTATAAGAAAATATTTCAGCAGATTAGCGATGCCACGTTATTGCGTTTAATCGAAAAGCGTGTACCGATTTACATGCCAACCAATGGACCGGTTGTAATAGACCCACCGGCCGTCGTTGCTGCGGCTAAGAAACATTTTAATTATAATTTCTACCAACACGCGTTCTTAACCGACCCTAAAACTGGCATGGTTGGTAAGACCGTATTTAAGCACATGGTGATGGACGTACCGATTCGCCGCCAAACGCAGATGATCGAAAAGAAAGCATCAATGCCGGAACACAATCGAACGATCGATAAACTAACGAACCAACCCACCGGTGCTTCTAAGTCCTCGTCCTTCTCGTTCCCGCAGTCTTACGTTATGTTTGCAAAAGGGTACGATCAGACTTTGGCTGAATTCCTACAAGACCGCGGTGGTAACATGAAAGCGTATCGTGTTATTGATCGGCAGATTCGACAAACTGGTAGTGCCTCACGGAACTTCCAGGGAAGAGAGAAAACCCGTACGAAATCAGTACAAACGCTCGGCATCATTTACAAAGGCATGCATTTAGGTAACAACCTGGGGAACTAAAATGGCTAACCTGTTAGAACGTGCAGTTGAAATTACTTACGATTTTATTAACTCTGAACTTCGTGACTACGATGGGGAAGAATTAATAGAAATGATTCGCCAGCTTAACAATATTGCCATTAACCCTGGTTTATTGTTAAATGAGCGCGATCGCTTAACTTTTCAGAAGGAAATTAACTACAAGTACGACAGTGACGTCATCTCCATCGTAAACGATGCGGCGATGGATTTATATATCAGACTGGAATCTGATGCGCGCGGTACCTATGGTGTGCTAGTAGGAATTGTTGATGATTGCATTGCGGAAGTCAGCAGTAGTAGCATTGTACCTGACGAGTGGAAAGAGGACATGCCGGGTGAAACTGATTTGGGCCACGTGTTACGCCTTATCCTTGGCTACGTAATGCGCGACTTTGCAGTTACCGAGGGTCCTGGGGCTGAATAATGCGAAAACAAAACTTTTATTTTAACCTGGATTCGTTAATCGATACCAGAATCGGTATCCTCATGCAGCATTGGCCCGAAAGGGTCAATGCCATTGATTTTAGTAAGTACCGTACCCGTACAACGAATTATGTTTGGGAATACTTCGGACTAACTAAAGAAGACTGGCAAGAGAAATGGGATAACCGTACTGCGGATTTATTGCCGTATTGTGGTCCAGCGGAGATGACACTACGTTTAACGGAGATGTTTTCAACCGCAGTTGGGAACAGTCTTGGCTCATTAGATTTTGCCAAACCGCGAATGGTAATCAATACCTGGCCTTACATACTGGAACAGTGGGAGTGTGATGAAATCCGCGATAGCGTTGCACGGGTAATGGTGTTAGACGTTGCTGTTGAAGTAATTACGATTCCGCTGGTTGAAATTACGCCTGCGTTTCTAAAACAGCATTTTGATGTAGCGGTCATTTATGATTTGGTCGAGTGGTTGCAGCACCATCAGTTGGCACTAACTGAGACACAGATGCCGACAGTGGTAGTCCACTATCCGGCAGTGTTAAATGAAGGGGATGATGAAATGGTGAAGAATAGCCAAGTAACCCCGTTTACACAACTGCGGGTATACTTGGCTGAGTATGCATGCTTTGACGCGTTGGATGTTAACCTTTGGTGCTTGCCTCCAGTGTCTCATCCTCCTCGCCCTTAAAGGTAGCACGACCAAGCCGTGTGACTTGTTCTAAATCTACCGGTGTACCCAGTGGCTCACTAATGTGTTCGCTGACTGAGAAACTAGGAAGATCCTTGCCCACCGCCCGTGCAGTAGCACGGGCCGTACCGCCACTGCCTTGTCGCATTGGGACGTTCTTATCGAACATTTTGGACAGGGTTTCGGCGGCCAGCTTATCTGCAGCTGCAGATGTTTCCTCTACCGTCAAACGACGTTTCGTAAAGATAGCAGAGTCGGAATCCTTTAATACACCACGAATGACGTTCAGCATTTTATCATCTTGTGGGATAGCGCGATTGCCATCGGCATCGTGTATTAATGTGTTTACAATATCATGGCGAACTGACTGGGCATGCTCTAGTCGCTCGTCATCGATACTAATAGGCTTTTCCACGTCAGACATAACGAGACTCCCATGATTAAAAAGCTAGTAAGTTATATATTATCGAGACGACGGGCACGCAAACTCAAAGATTTGCGGGCACTTCATAAGATGCCAGTAAACCGCATAGAACGCGCTATACGGGCATGTGAGTTAGCAGCAGAGATAGTTTACGAACCTGCACTAAAACAACGCATAGACACGCTCATTAGCGTTAAATCGCCCAGCTACATTATACTGTATCGTGAGTTAGAATTAGTCAGAAACTGTGCTCGTGCTCAGGGTGATGGTAAATATCTAACACCACCTGAATGGGTGTTATATGAGAAACGTGTGGTAAGTATAGATGAGTACTTTAAAACCGAAACAAGTTATATCGGTATTAAACCAGCTATCTATGCTATTCTGGCTTTATTAAAGGAGATAGGGCATGAATTAAAACAAGATTACAATCTAAAGTTTGCGGAGTATTACTGCGACAAACCGCACCGCATTTATTCGGAAGTTTGTGAGTTAATGTTAGGTGTATCTGAAAACGTCTAGGCACTTTATAGTGCTAGGGGTAATTTATGAAATTTGAGGATGCGTTACTTAATCCATCGTTAATGATACAAGGTAATCCCAATGTGTTGTCTCGTTTATACTGGAGCACTCTTGAAAAGAGCGGGATTAACCTTCGCACATTTAATGCGTTGGGTGCACGGTATGGTAAAATCTTTGCTACACAAAATAGCAGAACCCGGCCATCGGAAGCAGTCAACAATTTAAAGAGTGTTGTGGTTAAGCGAAACTTAACCTGGTTACAATTCCTACGGGGGTTGTATTCGCTAGGTGGGCAAAAGGTCGTTATTATCCTCGACCTAACGCGCGGTGTTCGCGGCAAGCCAATGACGGTACACGCTGAGATAACACTGAACGTAAATACACTGGGCAATCGACGCGGCACTGTAAGTACCAAAGTAGGTACAATCCAGGATGCGTTGGACATGCCTTGGAAACATGCAAAGAAAGCATCTGGTGCATTGGCTTACTTATTCTGGTCAACGTACCATCATTACGATATCCCTCACAAAGAGTGGTTCGAGTTGATTCGACGTTATACGCTAAATCCATATAACGTACCCGATCAAACAGCAGCGCGTCGTAGTGAAGCAAAGAACAATTTAGTGGCAACACTTTTGAACAATACCATCACCTGGTCGCAGTTCTTAAGAGGTATGCGTTTACTCGATATTCGCACCATGGGTATAACCGTGGAGTTGCATCGCGAAAGTGATGTGGTCGAGGTGACGGACCGTTGCGATTTCAAACAGTATTTTGAGTATGGAGACCAACATGGCCGTAGCTAAATCGACGATTGCTTATCGTCAACCCGACCAATCATTAAAGGTAGTAGATACGTCACGTGAGGACGTACTGTCGAGTGTTAACAAATACGCTGTTACTAGCGAAACTGCAGCCACTGCGAAATCCTACATGGGGAATAACCAGGTTAACAGTAAGTCTATTTTAAGTGGCATTACTGATAGTATCGTGGCGACAGGCGGTGGTTTAAAGCTTGATAATAGTACTATGCGCAATCGGTTAAACACGGCGCTGGGTGTGGGTGATCTTACAAAGGGGATGAAGGAATCGCTTGCCAGTGATTTGTTGACGGCAATGGGCGTTGCTGATGCTAAGAATCAGGTTGCCGTTGTAATGCAAGGGAAAGACCAATACGAGTCAATGAAATCCAGTATTGACTTCTCTAGCGCTAATTCCATTGTCGGGGCCATTGCAGCGATTACTGGCGATACGGGATTAATGAAGGTCATTGATCCGGGTGGATATTTGGGTGTGATTGGTTTCATCTCTAAGCAGTTGATCGAGTGGGGTGTTACCGACGCGATTGATGCGCTACTCGCCAAGATCAAAGACGAAAAGGCACTCAATGCAATGCTAGAACAATTGGCATTGGATGCAGCACGGGCGAGTGATTTAAAACTATGCCGCAGCTTATGCGGAAAGATGGGGAAAGGTCGCGCGTATGCTATCCGTGGACGTTTGCTCACTGCGATTGTTTCCAGCTATGAGTTTCAAACTGAAGACACGCGGACTTATTCAGCACGTGCCAATGAGCTGTTAGATCTGATGGCTTATATCGATCCAGCGTGGGACAGTGCAGGGGCACGCGCAGGTAGCGTACAATTGGAGTACTATTGTAAGGCAACGCCAGATTGTATCACGTTGTTTCAGTCAAAAGCCGAACGAAAGTTCCCAGCTGCATTAGGCACGCTTTATGCGATTCGCGATTACACTGAAATCAATTCTGACCACTTTCCAGGAGTTGTATGGTAACGCGGCCCAATCAAATACTGTCTATGCAAACCGGATGCGTTGAAATCCGTGAACGCAGTTATGCGGTATTGGATTTGGAAGCACCGGGGCATGTGCAGTCACTGGTACAGCCAGGTGGCTACATTGCTAACTATCTCGATAAAGAACAAGATGCGTGGTTTGTAAAACAATACGTAAATCAGCTCGATGAGCATAAGGAACAAATTGTTGCACCTTTTACGCGTTTGTTACATTACCGTGCACCGTTAGATATTGTTCTAACGAGTAGTGAAGACGAAGATGTTTGTTATCGTCAATTGTTAAAACGCTGGTTAGCCGATGAATTACCGGACACTGTTGCCGGTGGTGAGATCACTGGACTTTGCGTTGAACTAGACACACCTACCCGTATTATTATCGAAATTGATTCACCTGGGGCTAAAGAAATAGAAGAGATTAAGTTCCTCATCGGATGTCAATTTATTGTTGATCATCCGGATCAGTATTTAAGCATCGAGAAAATGATGCGTTATCACCCACTGGGGCCGATCATTAACATTAGCGGTAAACCATTGGGGAGTGATCTTGAGGTAGTTAAACTTAATTGCGATGCTTCGCTTATTCCAAATGTCAGAAAATTACTCTGGGAGCCACAAAAAGCATGGCTGCCTTGTAAGGAGTCTAATAGTGAACTCGATCAACTCTACCGAGCGGCTCGGAAAACAGCATGATGGTGTTACTCACATCCGGATTCACATGGATGCTGCAACACCGCTCGGTCGTTTTCTAGCCACGGTAACACCCGTTGTGTTACAAACAGAACACGGCCGGTTCCAATCCATTGAAGGCTATTATCGTTATCGGCGTTATTTGGAATGCCTGCGATTGGCCGATGTCCCGATGGAAACGTTTATTGAGGTATTGGCTAAGTTGGAACCACTGCGTGATGTGAGCGGTAAAAATGCCATTAAAGTAGGTGGTGAGGTACATACTTCCCTTTATGGCTATACCAAACTCAATCTAAAGATGGCCCCAACGGAAGATCAGGCCCAAGACATCCAGCGTGCTATTATTCAGAAGTTTAAAGCGCATCCTAACTTTATGACTATCGCGTTGGATAATCAGCTACCATTAACGGCTTATTACGAGGATCCAAAAGACGGCCGTATCGTTTGCAATGGCCGGTTCTCTTGGTATCCACGTCAGGTTATGCTAGCGATTGACGTTATAAAAGGTATTTATCAATGACCCCACAGTTAGAAAAACTGGAAAGAGAAATCGCCAGCCACCGTGCTCGGCGAATGTATTATCATAATCCACCAAGTAAGTTAGAAAAGCGATTGGAAATACGGCGCAATCAAGAGGAACGCGTAAGCCAAGTCTGCGGACGACTCCGTGAACTCGTTAACCTGTGTCAACATGGTAAGTATTTCCACATATCTCTTAATGATAATGTACACGAACTTATTATTCGTGGTGAATCGTTGGGGTGCGTGCTATCACTGCATGAAATAACTGATAAATTACCTGTCTTTATAGACAATGTTCCAGATTACGTCTATAACGCGCAGGTTGCCGGCATGTCGTACAAATACGACGGTAAATACTGGACCGAGTCCGTAACACTGTTAGCGAAAAGCATATTGTCTGCAGGCGGTAGCGATAAGCTATGGTCGCTTGACGTCACTGCAATTGACGACGTTGCTCCGATAACATATCCGTTAATGATGCAAGGTAAGATACCACTGCAAGAAGCGCTGGATTACCTAAAGCGTGATGCTGCAAAAACCGTTAAGGCATTCAACTGACTAGAGGAGGCTTACGCCTCCTCTAGGTTTTATTTTTTGTCTTTAACGAGAACCCAACGCACCAGCAGCACTAAAGTTAGAAGCAATACCGGCTAACCAACCCGATGAAACATCAGATACAATTCGACCGGACATAAATCGTGACTTCCAAGACTGTTTCCAGTTATTAACTTTCAACGTGGTCTTATTCATCATCAGTGTCATGTCGTTTAACGTAGCTGACCCTAAGGTCGCCATGTAGTCAGTGTATTTGTTGTCATCATCGAAGATACCAGGGTCGCGTACTAACGGCATCGTCATAACGGTAGACAAATCTTTAATAGTAAAAGACACGTCCACGGCCATTGGACGACCGTCCGCACGCCAGCCCATATTCCCCACCCCACGTGTAAACGTTAGGTTAGTAATAATCCCTAACCGCGTCGTCTGACGACCTCGGCTATATGCCTCCACCAGGAATGGCTGCCCGTGTGTTTGCTTACCTGCGGCTAACGGCAATGCGCCCGCCAACAAGAACGACATCGGTACGATGATATCTTGGAAGAGTGACATGTCGTTGCCGTACGGTGAACGTAATTGCAACGAATAACTCACATCACCAACCGATGCAGATGAACTATCCCACACTTCCGGAATGTCTACATAGTACCCAGACACCACGCTCAGTAACCCCGTTAATGCTACTGAATCAAGCGCACCATCGAGGAACTCTTTAATCGTTGACGTTACCGAATCCAATACACCGACGCCGGTGGTACCACCTGATGTTGAAAAGTCCAACGTTCTAGCACTTGCTACCGCCGAGTTAATCGCTGACGCGATTTCCGGTGTTTTGGTGGAGTTGGAGAACGTATCGGTGATGGTGTCATGTGCATTAACCTTAAAGCTAATCCATTGTCCACCGCCTTTAAGTTCTGCACCGAGTTGTTCCATCGCATCATTCGACCACAGACCATCCCAGAATGACTCAAAGGTTTCCATGACTTTCGCCACGACCCCAGGTTCGGTCTTCTCACCATCGGCACCGGAAGCTGGTTTTGTACCGGCTTCCTGCTCTTTGGTGATATTAGCAGCACTTGCTCCATCAGCTTCGAACTCGGCACGAACTTGTTTCCAGTGTGCTTCATCGGCGGCATCTTTGGTCGGATCCATCTGATATTGCTTATTCTCAGAGTATCGCTGAGCAAGATCATACAAGCCTTTATCCAGATCAGTCATGGCATTTTTCATGACTTCGCTGTTTCTAGCATTCTGAAGATAAGTCTTCACCGCCGCTTGGAAATTATTTGCGGATGCATTGGCTGCAATTTCCTGTAGCGTATTCGCCTGGTAATTCGCAAGTACCTGATACCGGTTGATCATCTTGTAGACGTCAAACTTACCTTCGGCTTTCCAGATATCTGGCAGTATCGCGTGTGCTTGTTTTACCGTTTCAGTGTTATTATTCCCTGCCTCCGATGCATCTTTCACATGGTCTGTACCAAAGAATTCAGTGTATGGCACTAAACGCCATAGCATTAATTGGCTGTCTAGGATTGCCTGCACGGATTGCAGATACAAGTTAGGGGTTGGTTTTAGGTAATAGTACCGGGAAGGGTTTTTCTTCAGTAACCAACGCAGTGTGCGGGACGTAATAATCAGCGGTATCGTAATAGCCAATGGTACTACGCAAAACATAACAAATAAGCCAGTTACCTGACCAGCACGGTACGCAAGTGTGTACTCCCCGTATTTAGCCAAACGTGCTAAATCACGGTCGTGCATGTTTGCAAAGAATGTAAACGATCCAGTAAACTTAGGAATACCAAATCGCATATGCAATAGCTGCGCATGATCATCGTGTGTCTCACTGTACACACGACCCATTCGAAAACTACCAGAGTTTTGATCGTTCTCAAATGCTTTATTAGGTTTTTGCCGATATTCGGTGGTGGCAAACAGACCGCCAGAAGAGATATCAGCAAAGCGGGTATACTGGTACGGAGCATTTAACGCCGCGTTGCCACCTAACGAGGTGTCAGCAAATTTCAAATCTGAACTACTATCCTGTCGGGCTGAAAGGTTGCGGGTATCTTTCGTGTAAGGGGATAACCCGAACATCCCCCGAACCCATTCTCGATCACTTCGACGAACCATGTTTACCTCAAAAGGAGGGCCGAAGCCCTCCACTTAATTACTAGAAGGTATGACCCCCCTAGGTTGTTGGAACGACTGCTTATCGCTAGACGGCGCCATCGCTGCGAACTTACTCACAGCGCCTTGCTGTACTAACGAGCCACTTTGTTTTGCCAGTGAGACTAGCGTTTGCAACTCAGTCAACATCTGCTGCTGAACCGCTAACTGCTGTGTAGCAATATCGCCAGTTGCTTTCGCAATCGTACGAGATGCTGCAAAGGCAGAAGTAGCTGCAGAGTTATCAGGGGCAGTGGCAGTAATGCGCGCTGCCTCCACGTTGTTACGTGCCGCAACATTCGCACTAACCGAATTAGCAGTATCCGCTGCTTTTGCTGCCGCCGCGTTATTAGCCGCTGCTGCAGCCGGTGCAGTGGACCCACCTGCCGGTGTTGCCACCGCATTGGCCGCTGCCGTCGCTTTAGACGCTGCCGATTTATCCATAGCCGACTTGGTTGCATCTGCTACTGCCTGTGGTGCTGAGGCATTACCTTGGTCCTTAGACGCGGCTTCCGCCACCTTCTTAGGATCCGGACCTTTTGCATTTGGATCACTGCTTACAAACTTACGTACGTAGCTAAAGTTAGACTTAGCGCGGTCTTGTAATTTTGCATACACCTGGGCATAGGTCATCGGCGCGCCGGCGGTACCAAAAACGCCAGGGTTTGCTTTGGCCTGCTTAGGAAAATCCACTGCAGCAACTCGATTTGGCGTATCTTGCAGATGTTTCAAAAACGCGGGACCGCCACCTGGCCCCATAAAGTGCGTCATGTAAACATCGGTCGGCGTCGCTGCCCGGCCTATTTTACTAATGATCCTTTTAGCGCCGTCTTTAAGATACTGTGCACCGAGAATCGCATTCGCCCACGGGTCGTAAACCGACGCGTTTTCCGGTATGCCGTAAGTGTTGCCGTATTTTCCTAACTGCTCACCCCAGGTGTTCATTGAGGCGCTGGTTAGAAATTGAAATAACCCTTTTGCAGAGGAACTATTAGCACCTGCTTTAGGGTCAAGTCCAGACTCCATCATACCAACCGTTAACAGTAACCCTGGGTCAATACCAACTAATTTAGCGGCCTCTACTAGCATTTTACCGACGCTGTTAAAATCACCAGCAGGGTTTTTGCGTAAGTCTGCATAACTCCCAGACCCACGGTCACCGACTTCCGTCATTGAACCCATGGAATTATCGTAACCACCGAAACTACTCGGCTGCCCTGTGGTAGGATCAACCGCGCCGGCCCTTACGTTCCCATTGGCATCGAAGATACCAGACATCGAATCACCGCCACCGCCTTGTGGGCTGTACGGTGTTTTACGTGGCTCTTTATTAGCGGCCGCGCTATTAACCCGACGATTGATTTTCTCCTGTTCGGACTGCTCAGCAATGATCGCGTCTTTACGTAACTTATCCAAGAAACGTAAGTTAGCATCCACCATTTTCATGACGTCTGCTTCAGTGACACTGGTGTCCTGTTCCCATGGTGTAAACGGTACCTGCCATACTGCTACCTGATTTCCATCCATAGTGGTACGTGTAGCAATAACGGCACTGGCAATATCATACAACTGCGGTGTTGACCCATTAACTGAAATTGTAAACGGATCACCGTTAGGCAAGAACTTATTGACCGCACTCACGTAATTCAGGAATACCGGAATAAAACGGATTCTGAACCATGCCGCGTAGTTACGCATTTGGCCTTCGTTATTGGTTGGGATACCAAAGAAGCCCGCAGTAGCAGCCACATCTTCTTCGAGGTTACCACGATAGGTTACTTCAATTTTTGTTTTCAGTAACTTCTCTTTTAAATAGTCCTCTAAGCGATAGAGCTGTGCAATACGATCTGCACGTAACTTATAAAGACCATAAGCACGCATGCGAATCGCTACCAACGCATCCACCTGGCCAGATACTACACGACCATCTTTCAGCGTGGCTTTGCCAATAACATCCACACCCTTGGTTTCACTCACGGAAGCGGTTGCAGGTTGATCGTCCTCGGTATTAAAGCCAAGACTACTCAGTACACGATCCACAAGTTGACGGACCGCTCCTTTCTTCTCAACCACACCTTTAACGGCATCACCGTTCTCAATCGCAGTATCGGCAGCCAGGTTACCTTCCCCTACCTTCTGCTCACCCGCCATTTTGGTGGTTGGTGTGTACTTAGCCAGGTCTTCGATTTCCTCACGCAAATCTTTCTGCAGATCGGCAAGATCATCTAAAGAGATAACCTCAGTATCGTCGAATGGACCCTGCGTGATTCTAAATACAGGGTGTTCACGATTCAGCGTTACTGCATCAAAAATACGTAATTGATCTTTTGGATTAACTGACTTGACATCACCAATCGATTTAAACTCAGTGGATGGTGCATATTGACGCGCGCGGGAACACCATAGCAAGAACAATGGAATAAAGCGACCATGCAGCCACGCATTCCAAAGCTTCACTTGGTCCTCATCGTCCATGTTTAAACCATAGCCACGGGCGATCTCATCACAGATCTTAGGATCGACCCCACGAATAGAAGCGATACCGTCTTTGTCATAAGCGACATATTTGATATAGTTTGCTTCTAGATAACGCAGCTTCGCTACATCATCCAAATCTTCACGGTGGTAATCCTGAGTACCGTACTGGGCAAAGCGGTACTGGTCCAGAGGTTCAGCTACCTTTCGGGTGGCTAACTTATACCCGATGTAACCGATAGCGGCTACAGCCGCTACGGTTCCAACCACAGGTGCGGTTAAAACCGAGCCAATCGCAGCACCAGCGCTTGCGAGAGCACCACCTACCATTTCACCGGCCCCGGCTAAGAATGGCAACACACGCGTTGCAGCGCTCCCTAAGAACGTTTTCCCGGCATTAAGTATACGGCCACCAAACTTAGCGGCTTTGTTTAACATCCCGCCTTCGGCCATCGACCCAGCAACTTTCTCAGCCACTTTCGTCCCGCCAGCTTTCAGTAAATCCCAGCCGCCCTTCATGACAGCGCCGATCTTACCAGCACCCCATTCAAATGCACCAGTGATCACTTTCCAAACCGGTGAAAGTGCTTTCTCAAAGACCATCTTAACGAGTGGTCCTAATACCTTCTCAGCGATTTTAAAGAACCCTTTCGCTAAGAACTCCCCACCCGCCAATAGCGCCGGCCCCAGCATACCCAGCAGTCGACCTAACATCCCTTTAGGCTTCTCGGTCACACCCGCAGCAGCGGCTTTGTCAGCTGCGCGTTTTGCAGCAGCCTCTTTTCGACGTCTAAAGATATCCGTGAAACTGTTATCCCGAACACCATCACCGTCGTTATCCGCAGAAGCAGTACCACCCAACGTGAACTTTTTCTTCAGCTTTTCCTTGCCGGAGGCAAGTGTGTCACGAATTGATGTCAACATGCTCAAGGTTTTATCCTTGACGGTATTACCCTTTGGTTCATCCGCGGCTGCTTTTTCTTTGCGCTTCCGTTCGCGTTCACGGTAACGTGACATCAGATCGTTGTCACTATTCGGTGCGGCAGATTTTGTTTTACCGCCACTACCACCGCGCAGACGTTCTTGTAACAACTCGTAAATCTTGTCTAAACGATCTACGACTTTGTTATTCCCATTACCGAAGATTTTAGTAAGAACACCGTTCTCACCAAAGATAGAAGGCAGATCGAACTTACCACCCACGGCTTCACGCACGCGGTGGCCAATGTTCTTTCCTTTCTCCCACAACCAACGCACGGCACCAGTTGCGGCACTGCCCAGTAGTTTAGCACCACCGAACAGTTTGCTACTGATTCCTTGAATTGGTTTACCGTTCTTACCAACCAGTTTAAAGTTAGGGTCAGCTAACTCCTGGGCCGTAATGATCGGTTCTTTGTGCTTGGTAATAACTGGACCGTCGATATCGGAAACCTGACGAATTACTTTCCCAGTCACCTCGGAAACGTACCATCCTTTTCGCATTAGACTATTATACAACCGAGGGGTGTTTAAATTGTCCGCAGTATAGACGTCCTCATCGGTGGTAGCCCATGTGTAGACATACTTAGCAAACTGAGTAGCCTTGCTATTAATAAAACCACGGAACGTGCTCGCTTGGCTGAGTGCTTTATGCACGCCACTGCCGATAAGGCCAGGTAAGTCAGAACTTAGGAACTTCCATCCCTTACCATTCCAATACCGCAGCTTCTCGATTTTGGCCTGCATATCCTCTTCAGTGACAATTGGCTCACCTTCGGCATTATAAATACCGCCGGTGATGTCCTTAAGCGATTTGATCTGACGGCCGTCTTTGGTGTAATACACACCGGCTGCCAGTAACCGACCAGAAAGAATCAGATTACCATCTTCGTCGTAAATGTTACGATTACCGAGAATGCCAGCTTTGATACTATTAAATGCACCAAACACGGTGTCTTTAGCATTCTTAAAGACACCGAACGAAACATGTTTTTTACCGAAGTCAAATACACTGTGCGCTGGTTTATTAACGCGACGGCGCATCCGCTTACCAGCAATACTTACTTGACGGAATTTACGATTAAACCAAGCACCTGAACCCTTAAATGGGTTACCGAATCGGAAACCACCGCCACCTTCCTGGATAGCAGCGATTACCTCATCCATTTTAGCATGGACGTTATTGGTCTTCAACTGCTCTAGAATCTCTTCTAGTAGTTTGTTGGTTTTGGTTTGGCGCTGTGGTTTACTCTTACCTGCTTTTTCATTCGCTGCGATAATAGCTGCCTCAATAGTACCCGGCAGACTTTCTTGTAGTTTCTGAATCGCATCAATAATCGGCTTGTCATCTACAGGGCCACCCGAGCCACCCCCACCAATACGACGGCGTCGACCACCACCCTTCGGTGCGGGTTGTGGCCCGCTAGTGTCTTCAAGATACGGAATGAAGTTAGGGTCAATAACCAGCTTTCCGTTCTCTTCAACTAGTACACCGGCACGTTGCAGTGTTTCGGCACCGTAGCGGTCCAAATGCTCAGTTAACATCTGTTGACCACGGCCCGTTAAACTGCGAATGCGTTGCAGTGCAGTAGCCGATTGGATCGTTGCGCGATCTGCCTTTTGCCCATCAGCCGCCATTGAGTTGAAAAAGTCCATCAACTCATCGGAGTAATGCGCACCGTAAGCATCGAAACTTTTACCCAAATCGCGTACATCAAATGCTTTATTGTTCAATGCGCGGTCTTGGACAATACGACGCAGTTTGTCTTTAGCGTCATCAGATAATTTACTATCCCCAGCTTTCTCTAAATAGGAGACAAAATCGTCGGTTGTTTTACGCTGCAGATCCTTGCGGTCTTTGTCCTTAAAGACACCATTAATACGTTCAGCAGTACCCTGCATTGTTTTAAAAGTGCGGGTTGCAAAATCATATACTTCCAGATCAGCAGATGGGTCTTGCAGTCGGCGAACTGAGCGATCGATGCGGGCTAACAAACCAGGAATGATTTCGTTGATAGTTACACCAGTACGCTTGGTGAACGGCGCAGCAACGTCAATCGCACTGGTATCGTACTGCTCCATGGTAACAGATTCAGACCCACCTTGTGGACCAACCGCACCAGCCACCCGAAGCATTTTCTTAACCCATTCTGGCTCAGAACCATCGTAACCAGGATCCATACCGTACTGATTAGCGCGGTCAGGAAGGGAAGCCATGATCGCGGCAGTACGAAGAAGCGGTGACATGATCTTTTCGTTTTCACTGGACCACTTACGAAACCGACTTAGTCCCTTATCTACTTTTGGACGAATGTACTTATTAGCAAGGCTTGCGCCGAGCTGACGTGCAGCACTCCCACCCATTTTGACACGACGTTGCTCGTCGGTCATTTCATCCAAACCTTCTACGGAGGATACCATCTCACCTGCATCACCTGCAGCAGATAAGATATCGGTGGCACCACCAAAGAATTCAGATATTTTAGATCGGGCTTCATTACCCAAAATTTTAAAGTAATTGCGGGCAAAGTTAAGCGGTGATAACTTCTCGATGATTTTACGTTTCATCATCGCTTTAGTAATTTCACCGAACTCTTCTTTCGCGTAATCAGGTAACGCTGTGTTCTTTACAATCGACGTTAACGCATCAACGATCTTCTGATTCGCTGTCGCGGTATTTTTATTCAGGTCAGCTAAAGCGAAGTATTGTCGAAGGTTAACCTCCAACATTTTCTTCCGCCAGTTATTACCAACGGTGCGATTGTAAACGGTATACTCTTCGATATTGGAGCCAATGTGTGCAATAATGTCATGCACACTATCCGCTTTGATATCGCGAACTTTTTGTTCTAGCTTTTCAGTAACGTATTGGTCCGGAGATTCACCGTCACCGAAAGCCTCGCGCATGCCTGCACCAACCGCAGCTTCTGTTGGGTCCATATTGGGCCCATTCATGCTGAAATCTGGTTGTGACCATTCTTTTACTTTATCAGAAACTGACTTTGGTAAGAACGGACTGATCACCGGCATTGCCTGTCGAACAGTGTTTTTCAACTGACGAGAGGTCTTGGTTAATTCGTCCTTTGCATGGCGATAAATGTCTATGCCTTCGGATGCCAGATTATCATATGCATCCAGGGCCACCGAGAATTCCTCGGGCATGGCTTTGGCTAAAAGTTGACGACGTTTACCCTCGCCAAAAAGGGCATTGGCAGCACCAGCAATGGCTGTTTTCGGTGCTTCTAAGATAGCCTCTCGGCCGGTAGGTACTTTCGGTTCATCAGTATTGAAATCCCCGAAGTCATCTCCCATATCTTTAAAAATATCATCGTCATCTAGATTGATTTCTTTTGACATCGCAACCTCGGAGAAAAAAGATGGATGTGTTCCTCTTTTATTTACTCAATGTAAATAAAGATTTAATTCGGTCACTGCGACCGACGACCGCCTTGGACACGTATCAGGGGTCTACGAAAGAATTTCACGAGGATGGTCTTTACTCAACACTAACGTTTGGACCGATCGGCAGTGAGCGTCGTGAAACTACCTTTTCATACATCGATGTAGGGATTGGGATTATTAGCCCGGCAATCGCCATGACGCTGTATGAATTAAAGCATTTGTATAAGGATATCTTAGCGGGTCAGAAGTACGCTGTCTGGAACCCAAAAACTAAAGATTTCGAAACTGCAGCGCCAACCGACCCAGGTGCAAATACCGGTTATGCGTTTTTCATGTCGCATTACAACGAACTCACACCGGCGCCTAACCAATCGCAACTGCGTCAACAAAACATTGACTTATTTAACAAATACCGCGAGGTAGCTGTAAGTCGTTATGTCTTAGTGGTGCCAGCCGGTATTCGCGATCTAGAAGTCGTTGACGGTGACCGTGACCGTGAAATTGACATCAACCCACTTTACCGTAAACTGATTTCTATTAGCCGTGCTGTGCCAAACATCGGTGGCGGCAATAGTGCCGCGATGGATACAACCCGTTGGGCCATCCAACGTGCCTTCGAAGAAATCTACCAATACTGGTTTGATTTGTTAGACGGTAAAAAGGGGTTTGCTCGCGGTAAATTTGCACAACGTCGTTTGTTTAACGGAACTCGTAATGTTATCTCGCCGATGGACCCATCGTCAACCGTAGTTGACCGTGCGGATGAGATTCGCCCGACCGATACTATCCTTGGTTTATTCCAGGGTTTAAAGTCCATTTTACCGGTGGCAGTCCACGCGATCCGAACTCGATACCTTCCAATGTTGTTAGGTGCCGATGGGTTAATGTATCTGGTGGATAAGAAAACATTCCGACGTGAATCAGTATTCGTACATCCTAAAGAGTACGATCGGTTTGCTACCGACGAGGGCGTGGAGCGATTGATTGAATCGTTCCGTGACCAGCATATACGTCACAAACCCATTGAGGTACATGGACGCTACCTGGCGCTGATCTACAACGACGGGCGTTGTTTTAAAATCTTTTACAATATCCAAGACCTACCTGATGATAGAAATCGGAAATACGTAAGACCACTCACCTACGCAGAATTGCTGTATTTAAGTGGTTATGATGTCTGGAACAATTACTTCACTGTGGTGACTCGATACCCCGTTGCGGGGCAGGGCTCCACGTATGCCAGCACCATACGATTGACGACAACTGCGAAGGTAAAATGTCTGTATGAATTAGAAGACGACTGGGTTACTCGAAAAGACCAGCCGGCTACTGATTTTCCTATTCGCTGTTTAGATGAGTTTGTTAGTACCATGTCACCGCATCCTAGCCGTTTGGCAGACATGCAGGCTGACCACGATGGTGATACATGTTCTGCAGATTCGGCATATACCGATGAAGCTTTGGCTGAGAATCGACAGAAAACCAAAGAAATTACTTTCTGGGTAAGCTCAGCGAAAAAGCTAAACGTCGATATCAACGTAGATACCATTAAGCGTACCGTGCATAACTTGCTAGCGGATCCTAACGAGGAAGAGCTATGATCCTTTTACGTAATTTTAATCGCATGTTTACAATCATGCGACTGCCACAGTTCGGCAACCCGCTGGTTGGTAAACTGCAGCAGTTAGAATTGCCGCGCAATAGTGTATTGCATTATTTACCAGGTGCTGTGACCGAAACTGGTCCAGCACAAACTGACCCCCTGCTTGCTAAAAGCGAAAAGCAAATTCAAATCCGCCACCACATGGAATACACTCAAAGTGAAATCCAAGGTGCACCAAAACGCGAACCAAATACATTCAATCGTGACTTAACCTTATACCATCGCGTTAACCGCAATATTCGCATGCTGCGGGACGAGAAAATATTGGAACGCGATGAACGTACACTGCTGGTTGAAAACTACGCCATGCTACCCGCCGCTTATCGTTATACCACCAACCAATTAAGTTGGTACTACGAATTAAGCAATATTTACGGTACAGTAATCGACAATACGATTAAAGACGCACAACGTTTTGATCGTCAAAACTTTATTCTGTTAAATGTACCGGACGTCATCCCGGCCATCGCGTCTCTCAAAATTTACGAAAACAAAGTTACGCCGCAGATTCTAAAACAATTTAACAGCGATGCTTTATTGCGCTTTGCTGATTTGTGGGTATGGCTGGGGGAAGAGCGCAATAAATCGGTATTAGGTAAAGTACCTGCCGAGTTACTCGGTCGCATTAACATCGTTCTGGTTTATCAAGGTAAGTTTGTTAACATTAACTTAGGTGAGCTGAATGTTTGGCGTAAGGACGAGCAGACTAATCCAAAAGGTTTAGTGTTAGCGCAACAAATGCAACGTCGTTTGTATTTAACCGCGGTGAACCTGGCTACCAGAGCAACTGAACAAACTGAAGTTCAGGTTGATGATACCGATGAACACATTAGCCACGCAGAGGCAATGGAAACCGAGCTTGCGGTTGCAACCAGTGGTTTAACCGATGTTGCTGTAGGTAGCGACGTTGGTGGTGATGAGACCGCGGTTATTAAAGAAATCGAAGAATTTGACAAAATCGATCTGGATGAAAACCAACGATTTGAAATTGTTAAACAGGTTTCTGAAACACCGAATGAAACGGTAGATATCTTAAGACCGCTGCCGTTAGATGGTGCGTTAATGCGACACTGTGATGAGATCGTTGCTAATGGTACAATGTCAGCTCGTGATTACACCCGTATTCAAACGCTGTCTAACAAATGGAAAGACATTAAAGTTGAAGACGGCCGCCGTTTAGAAGACTTCGTTAAAATCGAACCACATGAATTAGTGGTCGAAGCCAAGCAGATGACTGACGCTATTACGATTTTGGATAAGTCTAGTATCGTTAGTACGCTGCCAGATATGACGAAGAAATATAATCGTCATTTGTTAAAGCGCGATGTCGCCCACGTGGCTGTTGCTGTACAACGTGGTGGTTTTGCAGTAAACGGCTATGAAGTTGAACGTATCGTGGATGCAGCTAGCTGTGTCGATATGCATAGCTTGAAAGTAATGACGCTGAATGGGAAAGAGTCTACCCTGCGTTTTACACTGCCAGTAATCGATGATCGTGGCTATTGGAAAGCTAACGACATCACGTATACCATGCGTAAACAGCGAGTGGATTTTAAATAATTATACCATGTTATAAATCACATGGTATTAAAGATGAGAAAAAGAAATGAAAGGACTAGTCAGTTCCTTGGGCAGATGAAAAAGCTTTATGGCGACTCTTTATCTTTCCCAGATTTGAATTATCGAAATCAGCGTAGCAAAATAACTGTAAGATGTAATCTTCACAAACGTGCCCAATACACGGAGACTGGTGTACAAAGCCATAAATTGTGCTTAACCACGTAGACTTGTCTGAGGATAAGTTACTCGATAATTTAAAGAAAGAACTTACTAAGTTAAATATCATTTCTTAGTACTTATTTAAAATGGTCCACTGAGTTATCGTGAGATGACTCTAGCGAAACCTACCTAACTGCGGGAACGTGCATTAAACCAACTTGCTACCACTTACGCGTAGAAATACAGTGTAATACCTATCCCAGTAATGGAAGTGATAGGCATGGTAAAAACGCATACTTGGGCACCAATCGACGCAACGAAGTCCCTAAAGCAATTGCAATGGGATGTGTTCAGAGGCCATCGAAAGCTACATCTCCTCAGAGACTAATGACAACTGTAGTGTAATAACCAGTTGGCTACACGCATGTGTAGTTAAAGCTAGTAGAGTAGGGGAAACCCGAAACGGTAGGCTCTCAGTACAAACACTGAGATGATGATATGGTCCACCAAGATGGGGGTGCAACCCATCAGAAAGACGGCTCCAGACACAGTGACTATCACTTCATTCTACGGTAAGAACTTCATTCGTCGCAGTGATCGTTCTCGTGACGATTGGACGAAATGGTTAACCGATGCAATTGTTGCCAAGGGGTTAGATCAAGACGATTTGACAGTGCAAAACATGCACCACGCTTTCGTATTAGATCCAAGCGTTAAGTTACCACGTGACTACACTGCGATCGCTACACGACTGTCTAGCTTTAAGTTAAACAACGTTACCTACAACTTCGATGTGAAAAAGATCCCTGAGATATTCACACCGGAAGAAGTAACTGAGTTAGCGCAGCAGGAAATGGTGCCGGTTGCTAAACAAGGGCAGACGCTGTATGCCATGGACCCGTATAACGTTGTCTTTAAACAAAGCGGGGCAAACATTACGCCGATTGGTACAATGCCTGAACTCCTCGGCATGGCGCTCGATAAAGCACCTAAAGAGTATACTGAACTATCGATGATGGGTAAGGCGATCCCTCTTGGATTAATCTTCAGTTATTACTTAGGGTTAGAGACGTTCTTGAAAACGGCTGGTGTTAAATACGAACTATTTGATGCCAACGAACGTGTGAAAGGAGAGTCGAATGACCTGGTGTTGAAATTCGGCGATGGTAAAATGCTGATACGTCCGCTAACGTACGAGCACAGATTGCTGGTTAACGGGTTAAACCGTTACAGTAAACTAATGGTCGATTATAAACTGGAGGACTTCAACCGCCGCGATGTTTACCTTAACTTAATTCAGAAGGACGGCCTCACGGTTCGCTACCTGCGGGAATTGGAACTGATGGACAGTATGTTTATCGATCCGATTACACATCGACAACTGATTAAGATGAAGGAGCCAGAAACATTCAAAGGGCTGTTATTGCGGGCCAATGAACTACTTACTAATGACCAGCATCCCGATGAAATCGATGCTGACTCCATGCACTATTATGGTAACCAACGTATTGCTGGGGCAGTGTATACAGAACTGGTACGTGCCGTACGTGAGTATTATGCAAAACCAGGTACCGATAAGAAACTGGAATTGCATCCAAACGCAGTGTGGCAGCTAATTAGTCAGGATGGTTCGGTAGCACCGGCTTCCGATGCTAACCCGATTCAGTCCATTAAAGAAAACAGTGTTATTACCTACGGCGGTGAAGGTGGACGCAGTCGTCGCTCGATGGTAAAACGCACGCGGCGTTTCTTGAAACAAGATGAGGGGGTTTTGTCTGGGGACGTGGTGGATAACGGTGACGTGGGTATGACTGCATACTTATCTGCTAACCCACAGATTGCGGACGTAGATGGTTACTTAAAAGAAGATCGTGAAAAAACTGCTGCAAGTCTTTTTAGCTCGCCGGTACTGTTAGCTCCGGCAGCCCTGTTCGATGAACTGAAAAGTTCCTGTTAATAGTTACCACAGCATCCTTACTCTGAACCATAATAGGGAAAAGGGCTGTATCGTGACAAAATTAGTACACTTAGGTAAACGTGAAAATGCGTATGGCAGGTACGAGGATTTTTATCAAATCCCGTTTTGTAAAGAGTACGCTGTTTCTAAATCTGGTAGTGTTATCAGAATTGCAAATGATAAACCTGTTTATAGTTTTATAACCGCGGGGTATCTACATTATAACTTGTACGACCACACTACAAAGAAAAATTTGCTTATAGGTCGACACCGTTTAGTGGCTAGAGTATTTATTCCAGAAACTCGGGATATAACAAAACTCCAGGTTAACCATAAAGACGGTAACAAGATGAATGACTGGTGGGAAAACTTAGAATGGGTAACACCTAAAGAGAACACAGAGCACGCAGGTGCTATGGGATTATCTGATAAGTGTTTACCGCTGTTAGCTAGAAATGCAACGACGCTCGAGGTAATAGAATTTCCTAGTGTCTTAGCAGCAGCAGAGCATTTTGGTATTCATAAAGACATGATGTTATTTAGATCACGTAGCGGCGGAAATAGGGTTTTTCCTGAAGGGTATCAGTACAAGTTAAAACGTACCGATGTCGACTGGACGGACCCTAAAAAGGCCATAACTAAATACGGTCGCGACGTCGCCTGTATGGTGAGAAACCTCTTATCAGGTGAAGAGGTGGTGTTTGAAAAGCAATCTGAACTTGCTAAATTTATTGGCAAGTGCGATGCTTTTGTATCCGCACGCATCCGTGATGAAAAACAACCTGTCTTACCAGGTATGATTCAAATTAAGTTTGATGATGGTACCCCGTGGATCGATCACGATGATCCATATGCAAATCTTGAAGACAACAACCACTTGCGCGTAATCACAGTGACCAATCTTGAAACTGCCTTGACACATACGTACGAGTCTACGGCGGATTGTGCAAGGGCGCATGGGTTAAAGATAACTACACTGTCAGAACGCCTTAGAAACAATAAAACACTTGTTTACCCAGATGGGTGTATATATAAATATTACAGGGAATCGTCGCCTCTTCGGGTAACTGAGGAGTGATAACATTCTTAACTGCTGGAACACGCTAGTATCAAGTAAACTACAACGTAGCTAGAAATGGCAAGCGTGAATGTGGGGAAACCCGGAAAGAATTACTTGATCGACCTATGCTTAAATGAGTGCTCGCTGGGAAGCGATGCCGCTAAGGGTTAACACTTTAATGTGTAAAATGCACAATCAGCAACGAAGGGCCTACGGAGCGTCGTGAGACGCACTAGGGTCAACGCTCAACGACTATGGGGTAACGCCCAGTACCTACCTTCGGGTCGGGAAAGAGAATGCTCCTGGATGCGCTGAAGAAGTGCATTATTCCAGGATGATAATATAGTCTACCACTTAAGCAGAAATTAGCATAGAGAAAAGCGCTAATATTTTGTACAAGTTCAGGATTCAAAAAGATGGAATTTTATTAATATCCAGCATGGTTCTGGCCAGGCCTCGGTCGGTGCTGAAGTATCTGGCGTACGTACTGGTGAGGAAATGCTGATTGCACACCGCACCAACGATAGCCAAGCAGTTGCGGCTGAAATGGATGGTAAAGTTCTGGAAGTGGACGATATCTGTATTACCGTTGAATATAATGACGGTAAGCAGTCCGCTATCAAGAAATACCCGTTAGGTAGAAAGTATGGTCGTCATGAAGGCGGAACGTACCCTAATGATTTAGCAAGCAATGTGAAAGCAGGGCAGAAGTTTAAACAGGGCGATATCCTGGTCTATAATACCAAACACTTTGAACCGGACCTGATCACTCCAACTCAAGTGAACTGGAAAGCTGGGCCAGTGGTGTCAGGTTACTTTTTTGAATCCGCAGACACTTTAGATGACTCCAGTGCGATTGATATTGAAGCATCGAAGTTATTGACTGCTGAAACGAGTAAAGTAAAATGCATCTTCGTTAGCTTTAAAGACGATGTACACAACCTGATTAAACCAGGTACGGCGGTAACCCCTGAAACTATTCTATGTAGCATCGAGGATCCGCTTACCGCTAATCAAGATGTTTTCAGCGAAGAGTCTAAGCACGCGTTATTAGAGATTACCGATCGTTCTCCAAAAGCCGGCGTCAGTGGCACTATCGATAAAATCGAAGTGTTCTACAACGGGCAGTTGGAAGACATGTCTGATTCCATTAGGGATATTGCTAAATACGGTGACCGTATCCGCAAGAAAGAAGCAAGCGTTAATCCACTAACAATGGCCGCGAATGGTCAAGTGGATGGTAGTTTGCGACTGGATGGTAAACCGGTGGAAATCGACACGCTGGTAATGCGCATGTACATTACCCACGCGTCGGAAGCCATTGGTGGTGATAAAGCTGTTGTAGCCAATCAGATGAAATCGACTTTTAAGCGTCGAATGATCGGGGTGAATAAGACAGAAGACGGACGTCCTATTAACCTAATCTTTGGTAAAAAATCGATAGACGAACGTATTGTTTATTCGGTGTATCAAATTGGTACTGCGATGACGTATGGCCGTTTAATGGCAGAGGGTGCTCGGCAAATCGCAGGGCGAGGTTAACCTAAAGGGGATGGACGCATCCCCATGGAGATAAAAAATGCAAGCACAAGTTGTTGATCGGCGCAACACAGTTATTCTGTCTTGCCTGGTTGAATTAGCGACCGCGGCCACATTAACCGTATTGAAAAATAACGGACTGGATATGGACGGTGGTCGTAATCGTCAGGTAATCGCCGAAGGTGCCGTAGCGCACTTTAACGGCCATGTATCTACTCGCTTAGGAGTTGAGTCATGATTGATAACATCATCATTACCGCGGTAGCTCCTGTCGCTGAAAAGCTCAATGCCAACAACATCGCATTGACTGTTGGAAACAGCACGCTACTCGGGGCGGTAGTACATGCAGCAACCACACCCGTGGTAGACAACTACCCGAAAGATGTGGATTGGCAAGACGCGTGGCTTAAATCACTCAAACGCGATACTATCAGCGGTGCAGATACCAATTTCGTTATTGGTGATAGCAACGATGCCACTACAATCGTTCCTGCATCCGTCTGCGGTGAAACACTCCACGAAGCAAGCAATATCATTGCTAATGGTGTCCAAACTGCAATTGGCGCTACACGCACCGTTGTAAAACCGGCGATTGAAAAAGTCATCCAAACTATACAGGATGAAGTAAACTTAAAATCAAAACCGATTGATCCGATAGAGATTGTTGATATTCATCTGCTACCACAGTGGGATCACTTCGTTGTTAAGCGTTTGCTAGACCGCTATAAAAACTTAAGCGGTACGGTAATGCGTCGTAGCGAAATCCCGCGTATGGAAAAACCAGAAAACCTGGATCAGATTCTGACAAGCGGTAGTGCAGAAGTTGATAACTTGTTCAATTCCCTGTTGAAAGAAACTGGGCTTACCCTCAGCCAGCTTTTCAACAGCATCTTCCACGAAGGTGAAGATATCGGTCAGTGGCCAAAAGACTGGTACCTGAACCGTAATAAGATACTGGCACAGTTGTTATTCGTCGCTATCGCGTCCGAAAACCCATGGATTGGCAGTGGGATGAGTAAGCCGGCGTGGGGTGCACTGTTTAATGGTTTAGCCAACGCATTGGGCGGGTTAGCTTCTGACATGATGGCGCGTCATGAACGCGATCTGAAGTCGAAGAATATGGTTATTCCAGGTGCAGGCGATCGTATCTATGTTGTTGGTGAATTATACAGCCAGTGGTTAGATGAAGGTGGTACGCCGGAGATTCTGATCGGGCTGGGTATTTCCAAAAACTGGTCTCGCAGTGGTTACGACGAGTTGTTGACGCACAAAGAAGAGTATCTGCGTGCATGGCGCGGCTGGCACACAGCTCAGCAGTACCGTGAAGAATCACGTCGTCTATCCACGATTCGTAACACCACGTACCATGCATTAAGCACGCTGGTAAGTGATGCCGACCCTTCGTTCTTAAGAACATCGAAAAGTCAGCTGATTGACTTGGTTGCCAAAGCTGCTAATAGCTTAGAGCCACAAGATTGCGAATGCTTAGGTGAGAAGCTGGTTGAGATTGTTTGTGATACGGTCTACCCACATTATCCAGCTAAGCGTCTGATTCAGCGTACTGATGAACTTATCCGTCGCGGTGAAGACCCTGCGGTCGCACAGGGTATTGCTATTGGTGAGTATATCAACGACTGGTTGACAGCGCAGGTAGGTGTTGTTCGTTCAGGTAAATAAGAGGTAAGCAATGGACATCTCTAAGTTCAAACACGATCCGAGTGTGATCCACAAATGTGTGGTGAAGACACCGGATAAAAAGTTAGTAACACCAACGGGTTGTAAGCTTTGTATCCCAGTTGGCTATACAAGTAAAAGCCTTGCAATTATTGGTTCAGAGGTGTCCATCCTCGGAGTGTGTGCGTTTTATAATGACAAGTTTCAATACGGTGTTTCCATGGCTACTAGCATGGCGACACTTGGCCCTAACACCATGGAAACGGTGGAGATGGCTGGAGAACCGTATTACGTGTTTACCTTTGAACCAGGATCGGTGGTCTTCGTTGCAACTGAAATGATTCGAGATAAGAAACTTGTTAACGCGATCTTGGACTACTTTAATGACTACGGACACAGCCCGTGGTTTATGTCTGACTTGTTGCAATCGGAGCTTTTACGCGACACGCGCTACTGGAACGACATTAGCCTGGGCGGTGGACAGGTGGTATACGACATGATGGTCGCACCACTGGCACGTGATCCAAAGAACATTAAAACCCAATTTAGACACGCTCTAAAAAGTGAGAGTGATATTCACACTCGTCCAATCCTATTACCTTCGCGTGATATCGGTGCTAACGCATCGTCTAACCTTGCGCGTTTAAACGGTAGTGAGATGAAAGTCGGGATCAAGTCCGCACTGCTGAGTAAAGTAGAGCGTGAAGAGGATCTTGAGAAACTCTTTATTAAATAAGGAATGCTGTATGTCGTTAAGATATGCATGCACCGTACTGGCCGGTAAAAATAAGGTTGGGTTAATTAAACCCGATGCTGACGGTTATCGAAAAGTAATACTGGGTGCACTCAACTACTTTAACGGTTCTGGTATGTTTTACGACTGGGAGCGTTCAAAGGAAGTTTTTGATGCGTCGGGTGTATTCTTGCGTAAGATTAGCAAGGGTAACCTGTACGGAGAGATGGGGCATCCTGACTGGGAAGACGGATGGTCGCTGGATGAATTCGTTGGGCGTATTCGGTTCATTAACGATAGTAACGTTTCACACCACATTCGTGAAATCGAAATTGTTGATGGGCCTAAAGATGCTAAAGGTCGAACCATTAAGATCATTCATGGTTGGGTTAAACCTTCTCACGATAAAGGCATCTTGTTAGAAAACGCATTCAATAACCCACATCAGAACGTTTGCTTTAGTATTCGCTCACTCATCGACGATAAGATGATTGCTGGTGAATATAACCGCAAAGTGAAAGAAGTGGTTACATTTGACTGGGTCACAGAACCCGGGATCGACCTTGCAACGAAGTACAATGCACCTGGGCTTGAGCATTTCGCTGAAATGGCTGGACGGGACATCGAAATTCCAAAATCCGTTTTGGAAACGTTGCGTGATCGTGAATTAGAAAAACAGCGGATGGGGATTGGTTTTGAGTCAGATAGTTTGACTAGCCTCAATGCGCTGATTGGCAGCCTGGATCCGTCACCGTACTCAATCGGTAAACCGGTAGGTCTGCTCTCATGGTAATGCTCAGTGCAGGTAAAGCCATCACGCTGCGGGCGGTGGATGGCTTTGATTTTCTTCACGCCACTGCCTGACCTTAATAATAAAAGCGGCCGGGGCACACAAGTATCGTGTCTTTCGTAAACGGATGTTCCCCAACCACTAGGAGTCGAAGTATAGATAATAACGCAACATGGGATAGTAATTTTGTTGCTGGCTAGATCGACCTAGTCACCTCCAGGTGGACCGTCGCGATTATAATGAAGAAGATCAGTAGCTGGGGTTTACTTTTAAATCCCTCCTGTTTGATTTGTTTCATAAGGCGGTTGTATGGCCACTAAAAGCTATAACTTACGGATTCCGGATACTCTATTTCGTTTAGGGGAGCCGGTGGTAGAAGACCTTGTTGTACTGGCAATCGGTGACGATATCTCTGAAGATCACGTTCGTGAAACCTTAGAGTTACGCAGCACGCTGCCTAAGAAAGGTATTCGTGAAGTATTGCGGATGGTAACGCCCGAAGCGGTTGATGAATTCAACTGCATTGTGGATACTATTCGTGAGGACGTTGATCCAGAGGATCAGATCCGGGTACGTGCTTGCTACAAGCGCGGACTCTGTCAGGTATTACGCTTCGATCGTGAGTAACACTAAATGCAGCTAGTCTGGCCTTAGTGTGGTATATAAGGGTGGGCTTCGGCCCACCCTTTCACGTTCTATGCCGCCGCCATTATCCGATATTATTTCAGTTAGATATTACTAGGTGACTTAGGATAACCTAGTCATTTAATTCTTAGGAGTATTTAACATGTGTTCATTCAAAGTAGAACCTCAAGACCATGACCCACAATCTAACCTCAGCGAGCAGTTCGAAGTAACACGGGCGCGTTGGCTAGAGCTAGAGAGCCGCTTAAAGGATTGCTATGCGCCAACGCCACTGGCGGTTTACTTTAATTACGTTGGAATGTATCTGGACATCGATATCGGTACCGCAGCAGATATTTACGATATCGGTGGTTTTGTACACCCAGCGTGCTCTGAAGTAGAAGAAGAGGCAGCGGCGGTTGCCGTAATGCTGAAATCAGTCAAAATCAGAAATCAGTGCCCACGTCCAGCCCAGCCAATAGCTTATTGGGTAGATCACATTATTAAGAACATCGGCAGGGGTCTAACTGCAGATGCGATACTATCGAAATTTGAATACACCGGCCGAGTATCGCAACTACATTCATCGTTTTATACAGACTGGCACGAATATATTGATATTTGGGCGGCTGGGCGAATCACTAAAGAACAAGTGGCGCAACTAATGACTACTAGTTGGGTTTGTAATGAGCTCGATGGCGCTTGGTTTGAATTTCTTAAAACCGCAACTTACGATCAGATCACGGATCCGTACACCGTACGCATGGCCAAACACCGAGCTTTAAATAAAGTAGTAATGACGCTTAAAGCGGAAGCACGTTAACCTAAAATATCTTAGATATATATTATCGAAGTGCTGGGTTGGTCTCCAGTACTTCTTTCTATCATTCAGGAGCAATTACCATGATTACTAAATTACAAATCAGTTTTTCAGGCCGCGATCGTGTAGTGGCTGAAATTAATAACAGTGGAATTCGCATGATTGATTTCACTGCGAACTTGGAAGTAACTGAAAAGGGGTTTGAAACTTTACAGGATTATTTCTCACATATTCGGTTGGTGCCAACTGAAAAGTGCCCAGCACCGCAACATATCCTTGATCGAGTTATTGAATTAACTATCGAGAAGTTTAAACACCGTGGTCGCGGCACCACCGCATCACAAATCAACCCGTTCTTCGATATCAAAGTCGAAGTCATTCAATCCAAAGTAGCTTAGGAAGAAAACGATGAATATTGAAACTATGATCCCGGTTAACTCTGCATTAACTCAAAGTGGTATTGTGATCGGCTACAGTTATGAAGTTAAGTTTAATGGTGGTCAGCGGGTCGATCTGGCAATGGCTGACACTGGGTCATGTTGGGTACCTGAATTCAGCATCACACTTACACCAGCAGAACACAAACGCAATCGCGATGATATTGTTGCGTTTCTGCGTGGGTTCGATTTCCGTCCGGCAGAAAACGCCAGCGGTAATGAGGAGTGGGTTGACAAAGCCAAAGCCTCATTGGATACCGATATTGAGAAAATCAACGATCTGTTCAATCGCGGACTTCCTGTGAACTTTAATTCGCAAGGTATCTACTTCCTCAGCGTGCGTCAGGTAGTACGCGGTAGTCACATGTCACTGGAAACCGCCATCGCAGAACGTAAACTCTCTGATGGTGCTGAAACCAAAGTTGCGTAATTATTTATTGCACCCTTAGATCATTTGTAGTAATTCTAAAACAATTGGAGTAAAAGAGAAATGGCTATTGAAGTTAAAGACGTAGATTTCCTGGAAGCTGAAATTACCAAAACCATCGAAGCAGACGGTGCCAACGAGCGTAAGAAAGCTGCTGAGCTGGTTTGGGCAAATAACTGCCCAGTTAAACAGGAAGAAGTGACAGCGCTGCGTCACTACGATCGTAACTACGGCCTGGCCTTCCAAAAGGCGCACGGTAAAGCACTGGTTAATATGCTGAATGACAAACCAGATGTTAGCTACGCCAAGGCACGTGCTGAATGCGATGGTGTTGAGTTTGCAATCGAGATTGCACGTCACCAAGATCCAAAAGCGACTACAGCTCAGAAAGCATCGGGTATTGGCATGGTAACACGCGTTACTGTTCACGATACTGCGCCTGCTGTACTGACAGACCTGGCCGGTCTGCTGAAATAACGTAAAACCAATAACACAGGGGGCTTCGGCCCCTTTCTTTTTTGTCTAGTAAATACCGTGGAAAATAAAATGAGCACTGCTACTATTTTACAAGATCTGATTAATCGTGGTTTAACCCAACTTTATGTCGGTAAGAATGGAAAGACAAAGCCCGGTGGGGTGTCTAATAAAGTCGCCTGTGGAATTCTGATTGATAAAGCGTTCGTTGCTACTGCTGAAATTAGCAATGACTCTGAAGTCTATCTAGACGGAAAGGACCTGCTTCAAGCATCGTTGGATTGTAAAACTATCGTTGGTCGCTATCTAATTCAAAACCACAGCGCTGGCAACGCCATGTCTAAATACGGGATGGTGTTGGTACCAGAAGGTGTTGTAAAATTAAATTTAGATGTAGCATCTGAATATATTGTACGCATGACATAAAAAGCTAGAGGAGGCCTTACGGCCTCCTCTAGTATTATTTTTTTTGTCTACGCAACCTGAGACGATGCAGCTGCAGTTGCACGGTCGAAGTAGCCAGTTGCAATAGCAGCAACGTCGGCATCCACGGCAGTAACAAACGCAGTACGTGTCAGCGGGTTCAGGCCCTTACGGGACATCTTGCTCAATTCTGATTGGGCAAAGTTCTGCACGCCGATGGAGGTGTCTTGTAAACCGGTAAACGGAATAGACAGCTCCAGTGGGCTACCACCTGCTTGCAGATCACGGCGAGCTTCATCAGGGCCGTTGTTACGTGGACCCATGTTAGTCATCAGCCATGCTTTCTGAACGGACTTCATACGAATATCTGGTTCAAAGTAAAGCACCGTAGCAGACCACATGTCCGGCAAGTGATCGCCAATAGAATCGCTGATGGTGTGGATCAGTGGCAACTGTGACTCAGGGTCAACCATACCGTAACGAATCCAGATTGTCATCAGGTTCTGGAACGGCAAGCCTACTTTATCCATACATGAATGCGTAACGTCGGATTGGGTGATCGTGGCTTTGTTAACGTCGAACTGACGATGACCGGCTGCGCCGATCTCCTGTTCGACGAAGTCAACCTGGATACCCTTCTGCAAACCATCGATTTTGGTTTGCACTTCAAACCAGTTCTTAATCGCCCGGCGGAATACTTCTGGGTTAGGCATATAGTCAACCCAACGTGGATATTCCACTAAACGCGCAATCACAGGTCTGGAGACGTACGCGGCGTTGTTAATATAACGGCCAATGTTAAGCACTGGACCGTTTTGACCGCCTACGAATGCATCTACCATCGGGGTGGTAGTTGTGCTCTTCGTATAGCCTGATTTACTGTCAAGCAAGCGGTCGGAGAAATTAGCTGTAGCCATTACTCGCTCCACTAAGTTAGTGGGCTAGCCGAAACTAGCCCAACGATTAACTGGTTGCATCCTGTGCGGTTGTTGCACGAATGGTGTACTTAGCCACGGTATGCATTTTATTGCCCGCCAGGCCGATGTCAACAGTACAAGAGTAACCGTTTGCACGGTCGACTTCTGTATGATAGGCATCTGCGGTGATGGTTGCCACGGTGTCGTACTTGTTGGTGGTTTTCTGGATAATCTTGTCTTCGTACATTTTCTCCAGCTGACCTTCGGTGAGCGTTTGCGCACCAGTCATTTCCGCCCACACGCGACCAGCAACCTGCTCGCAGTCTGCAATAACGGTGGCGGTCAGAAGACCGGCACAGACCGAACGATCGTTGCTGTAGATGCTACGTGCCGCTGAGAACATAAAGCGGTTGGTATCAAATGAACGAATAGTGATCAGGCCGTAATCCCAGTCGTTTGCATACGCATCCGGCGTTTTGTACGTCAGGTTGATATCGTAACCGTCATCAACGATTGCCAATTCACCGCGGTCGAAACGATAGGTTGCATTGAAGCGACCTTCACCTGAACCCGCGTAACGCGACATGAACTTAGCCAGTGTATAGATACATGGCACGCGTTCTGTCCAGCTAGTATCGTTCAGGTAGTAGCTGTGGCCTACAACCGCGCCGCGAATAGCAGGTGTACCATAACGTGTACTTTCTGGGAAAGCACGCAGGTAAGATGCCAATGCGATAGACATTGAAGTCTCAGCAGCCAGGTCGTTAATACCTTGATCGTACGCATGGGTAGTCAGCATGGTAATCGTATCTGGGCGAACGCCCATGAAACGAGTCATCGCTTTCTTGGTTTCTACGGAGAAACCACTATCCCACAGGAATTTGCATGGATAGCGTTGCATATTCAGGTAGTTAACTTTACCTTCACCAAACACTTCCATTTCACGACGCACTAGCATGTCGAATGTCGCCGCATCGGTAGTACCGTCGGAACCGCCCAACATGTAGTGAATGTGATCTTCATTCATGATTTCGCCGCCATTAGCGCCGTCATCGATGATCACGCCATCATATGAAATTCCATACGGGTCCATGCCGGAGAAGACGTCAGTCAGGTATGGGTTAGCGATCAGGTCTGGTTTACCGGTTGCCTGTGCAACTGCACCCATCACCAATTTCAGGTTGGCTTCGTAAACGTAGAAATCTTTTACTGGGCCTAAGGTTGGTACTAAACCTAAACCTGGATTCATATTGCGATAAGCCTTCAACACAACCTGACGGTAATCGAAGTTCTGTTTCAGTGGCTTGTAGAACGCTTTCTGTTTGAAAGAGAAATCAACAGAAGTAGCGCCGGAAGTAGTGCGCAGATAAACCGGCGAATCTGCTTCAGTGGCACGTTCACCCCAACGCAGGGTGTAAACACGCGAACCCAACATGGTGATCATTTGTGGATCGATTGGGTTTTCTGATTTCGCGTTCTGGCAGCTTAAGTACGCACCGATGTTAGAACCGGCTTTACCGTACCAAGCACAAGGCAGATCCAGAATCGGATAAATACGTGAGCTTGAACCATCCAGGTTCTTCAGCGTACCTTGATAGACTGCGCCAAGTTTATGGCCGAAGCCTACTGGGAACGCAGATTTACGCCAAATCAAACGAACGCCTGGGAGTGTCCCAGTGGAAATCTTTTTGCCGTTCGCATCGTACATGACATCGCCGAACTCATCACGCTGCCAGATGTCTACGTTTTCAGTGACGACTTCAACATAGAAACGCAGGGTAGCGCGTTCCGCATCGTCAGGCACTAAGCGCTGCATCAGCTGCGGGTTGGCGTTTTCATTGAACAGTTTTGCAAACGGAGTATTGAACGTAGCAAAAGACGTATCGTAATCGAACACGTCGTTGCCATACATGGCAAACGCGCTGTCACCAGCCACCAAGTAGGCATCTTCGTGATCACCACGAGACGCGAATGTAAACGTCAGGGGCAAATGGATCGGCACCGTTACAGGTTCTTGTACCAAAGGCAAAACGGATTGATCGTCAGTCTTATAGTACAACGCTGCCGGTGCTCCATTACGCGGGACGTATTGCGTCATGGGAAACTCCTAATTAAATTACCCGCCTACTGGCGGAAGTTGTCGGAATGCTGTATTTTTTAACTTTTACGTTATAATATACTGCGTTGACATAATCGTCATAGGTATATATCGGAATCACTCTATCGGAGCTTATGAATGGCTATTCAAAACTCGTTTGATACTGTAATTAACAGAAAATTTCAAGTATCGCATTTACTCACTGAAATAAAGAAGTCGCACTTAGTTAATACTGCTCATAAGCTCAGCGATAATATTATCTGTGTTACTGATGAAGATAATGGCGTTGGTCCACTGCCACACCCGCTGTATGATCCAGCTAGTGATGTGGTCTATATCGACGTTCGTGGTCAAGCAAAGGTAACACAGTTCGGTGAATTGAAATTACCAGAATCACTTGATGTTGATCTACTAGTCACTCGTGCTAAATTGGAACTTGCTTGGACTCGCTTACCTCGTAATGACGTTTACAAAGCATTCGGTTTTAGCAATGAAATGTTTGTGCGTTGGCTGACCCAATTAATTTCCCATCGCATGGGTTTACATGCTGGACAACAGCAAGAATTGCTGGTTGTCACTGCATTGTACAGCATTGGTTTGTTTTACGACACTATCGAGGACCCTGCACTGATTACACGTTATTTGCGTGTCGTTAGTCAGACCTACTACGTGGATATGGAAAGCGTTATTGCGATTGCTGAAAAGATGACGGTACGCTTCCCTCGTAACCTGGGCGAGTATCTGGAATCACTGCGTGCGTTGGAATTAAGCCCACGCTTGCGTGATTTAACCCCACTGATGATTTACAATCTGATCGGTGGAAGCTGGTTCATGACCGCTAACCCTAATGCGGTGGTCGGTCTTGCGTTGGAATACCCACCTGCATTTGCCGCTATGGTTTATATGGCGACCAAATACCGTTTGTTTAAGAAGACGGGTATCGGTACGATCGTTGATAAAGCCAACCGTAAACAAAACTTTGAAAACTACACACACGCACTGCGGGTGCTGATAGAATCCGTGCCTGAAAAGCCACAACCTGGTAAATTTCACGTTGGGTTCGAATCAGCCGATTTACCGGCATTTCTGCGTGAAGAATTCGCCATGGAAGCATTCGATTTAAAATCGCTAATGGTGGCCGGCGGAATTGGTATCATACTGGCGCTCGTAGTTAAATTTATCCAATGGGTTGCTGGAAACAGTGGTTCCGGTGGCGGCGGTGGCGGTAGCTATAGCTCATCCATTGCTCCAGTAGAAACAAAAGTTAAAGAACAAACCGTTGAAATAAGGTCGGCTGTTAAAGAAGTATCAAGCGCGGGAACTCCTGCCGTAGTGACCGCTGCCGAAGCCAGCTTGCCGGAAAGATCAACAAATAGCGTTAAAGTTGTAAATACGGCAGAGGGGCACTTTAATGGCGAGCAATTAGTAGCTGTTATCGTTATTATTTCTCACTCGAGAATCGGGCCAGAAGAAGCACTTCGTCGCTGCATTGAAATTGATAAGCACACTAACTTATTTAAAGACGGTTTTTATGTTTACGCCGACATGATTGTTAATGGTAAACTAACGCCAGAAATAATATTAGCGTTATCGCTAGCAACCGATGAGGGTATTAACGGCTTAGGTGATCTGTATAAAGCATTTAAAACACAGTGGGATGAGATCGTTGATCAAATTTCAAAAATGTCTGCGGCGATCGATGAAAAGGGTAACGAACTGACTTCTAAAGTAGTTGGTTTTATGAATGCTCTTAGGGACGGTAACCTGCAGTTGGCAGGGGGTATCAACCAACTCGAGGCGCATTTTAAGATTACTGCAGATAACAGCGGTGAATGGGCAGATATTTTCAAAGGTGAGGAAGGTAAGTTATTACATAGCTTTACTCGCGGCGATGGCATAGTGACCAATGCAAAACGCATCTTTGAATACCGCGATATGTTCAAAGAGACGGTAGCCGGTAGCGAGGCGCATGTAAACACTTTGACTAGACATGTTCATAATTCTGAACTTAGTCCAGAACTCCGCGCTAATATCGTTGCAATCAAAGCACATCTTCAACAAACATTTAAAGGTATTGCTAAAGCTTACAGTACAATTATGAAAGCTTGTGTCAATTACGAGACTTACGTAAATAACCTGGCTGAGCATGGAGATAGCTTTACAAAGAAACTTAACTCCCTTAGCAATAAAGTTAAATAAGAGGTATACATGGAAACATGGCTGAGTAATTTTGCACTTGAAAATGTCTGGTGTAATCCAGCATTGGATGACAGTATGATCATCCAGCCGCGGCGCGTCTCCCCACGTGAGGGGGACGTCTGTGTTGTTAAAGTAAGCCAGCATCAAATCAATCTGCCGAATAAAGACTCATGGTTCCATGTTTACCAGATTGGTTTGTTGGCACATGACCGGGTTGGGATTGACAATCCGTGGGCGGGGTGGGCTTCTGCTGAGAAACTTGTCAATACCCACGGCATTATTATCCAAGCATACGACGAACGCGGTAGAACACTGCCGCTTTCATTGGTCTATCTGCGGATACTGTCTAACGGCAACTTCCTAGTTGCCGTACAGTTCTACACCGGCCAGGCTTCATTTTTTGATAGTCAGCTATATATTCGCTTTCATGGTGGGTATTTTAGAAAATCGCCTGATTACGATGAGTCGCACCGTACTTTCTCGCAAAGCCGTGTGGTAACTTCCGGTGAAGACCTTGTCTCTTTTATTTTTGATTATCAGCGGGCAAATCAGCTCCCAGGTTACACCTTTGCTTACGTCAACGGATATCCAGTAAAAACGCTGGATATGACCACGGCTAAGGTTTGGGATTATCTTGAGTTTGTTCACGATGGTAGTGTGAAAGAGGTTTATGAATTCAAGGTAGGCAACTTACTGACGTTTACCTCAGCGTTAGATAAGAATCGTAAGTACATTTTACACCCACCGAAGAAGTTCGATGAAATCAATCACATCACTGATGTGGAGCTTCAAATCTACGAAGGGGCAAGTGGTCGTTTTTATAACACTCACCGTACTCAGGATTTGCGGCAGTTAACCCACCGTGACTACAGTATTCCTACTGATAACGTACTGCGCTATGCCACTGCGGAAGGTTGGAAGTCGGTAGCAGATTTAACACTACGTGTGTTCATTCGTCACAGTGGAATGTCACGGCCTGTAATGTTTGAATCAAACCGCATTGCTGAATTGTATAAAATGAATGACTCCGGCATCATAGCAGCAATGACCGGGATTAACTCAACTGTGGATGTTTGGAAAGCAGCTAACTTGGAAAAGGCGGCTTATGTGCGACTAATGTCAGCGCAGTTCCAAAACGTCAATCGGGATCTGGCTACCGATGCGTTTGGTTATAACGCCGTAACCAAATACGCAGCCGATACTCCACAGAAAGTGATCTTCGATGGCACAAGTCGCTACGTAGAATTACCAGCTCTGTATCGCAGGGCCTGCACTGTTTACGAATACGATGCCAATGGACTGTTGTTGGGTTATCAAGTTTGGACATCTGCAAGCGATCAAAGCACGTACACTTGTAAATATTCCAATACCGAAATGGTGGAGGTTATTGAAGGGGTCGGTAGCGATACGCTGGATATTAACTTCAACGCGGCCAACTATGTTTTTGAAGACGGTTTTAACTACCGGGTTTATTTGCAGACATTGGAAGCAGGTGTACCGACAGGTGTGTTTGAAGATATCACTGGCTCTACTCTTTACACTAAAGGTGAGGGTGGTGCTGTTGTATGGTCAAACGAGGTTGACCTAACGCGTCGTCGTCCAGCTATCTGGAAAGACAGTACGTTCTTAACGTATTCACTCACCGAAGATGGCTACGATGGCTTGATTAAATTTTCACTGCAGACAAAGCGCAATGACCAGGCGGGTCTATGGCCGCTGGCATTCTGTCCAGAATACTTGGATATCTGGATGAATGGTCGGGCATTAATCCAGGGCTTGGATTATTACTGCAAATGGCCGCAAGTTATCATCTGCAATAAAGAGTATCTGTATGCCAACGCTGATTATCACACTCCAAAAATTGTCGTACGTTGCCGCAACCAAGCTGCCGCGTTAGAAGTACCTAACTACGGTTACTGCGTTAACGGCCTACTAAGTCACAATGATCGCTTCGACGTACGTGATGATAAAGTCATCCGTATCAGTATAAAAGGGGCTGTTAAAGATCGTGGTGTTTTCACGTTCCGTGAGGATGCTGCCGTTGCTGTAGATCAAAGCCTAAATGGTTACCCGTATGTTGTGGAGGATCCGCTTATTCCACTACGGACCATGGTCTCTAAAGACAGCTGGGCAATGCGTAACGCGGCCATTGCAACCGACACAGCTGTGGAAGACTACCTAACGGTTAAGCTGCCACAATCGCCTAAGGTTATCCATAACCCAATTGAGAACAAACATGTGTTAGTGAGTCCATTGCTCAATAAACTGATTCATGATTTACTTAACGGGCAACTGCAACCGGTGGAAGATACGTCGATTGACTACATCCCAACGGAGCAACTGGATGCGATACTACAGCCGTATCTATACATCACTGATTACGATCCGGTGATTCGTGGCGTCGACTTACGGTATGTGGAAGTACAGCCCCATGATGGTACCACTACGGTTGAGCTGAGCGAACTGCAGTACTCAATTATCGAACGTGCCAATGACTTGTATTTAAACAATGAAGTGGTACTCAATAAGCTGATTAAATTGAAGGTGAAACATGGCTAATGAAGAACACACTTCACCCGCTGGGGTAGGTGTACCGATTCCGCGCGACGGCGCGGGATTTGCTGTGCTTAACTTGGCGAACATATACACAGGTCCAACGGGCACAGGTCAAGAATGGCCCAACCCGGACGATCTATTAATTGATTATGTTGGTAATCGAATGTGGCGTGTTCTGGAAGTTGATTATACTAACTTCACGTACACCAAAGAGCAATTCAAGCCCGCGCAGATGTTTAATCAAACACCGGTGATCGGTGCTTGTGCACCAACATTGAGCGACAGCTTCCGTATTTATGTCGACCCAACGAAGTATCCATATACACTGCGGGTGGATGGACGTCAGTGGTTTGCTGATCCCGATCTTATCTCTTGTAAGATCTTCCGTGGTACCGATACCGGCGAAAACGGTGAGTGCATTTCTGCTTACTTTATTGATGGGGTACTGCAGGGTGATGCCATTCCGATGGTGGAAGTGGCTAATGACAATCCGGAAGGTACTGGTGTTTGGTTTAGACCATCTCCAGCGCATTGTAAGATCGTTCCTACGCATGGCGAAGTAGTGACTATGGTTATCTATGCTGCTACCGGTGAAGTGGCTGCAATCGCTTGCTATAACATTTACGTAACAAACGTTGTTATGGCCGCAGATAACCCAATTCGCTTACTGAAAGACATCCGTTTAATCAGTCCGTTTATTTCTCCAGCCGACGATCACACGTTGCTGCTGCCAATCAATCTTCCATTGGATGATTTGAATATGCAGGCACAGTTAGTGTATAACGATGGGATTCGTACGATCCCTGTTGATGGTACACGGATGCGATTAGACGGTCTACGCAATAGCGGAGCGCATGATTCGTATTTCATCAGTAGTCAGTTAGGTCAAACGCTTGATCTACTGCTATGTTACCAGCTTGCTTCCGATGAATCGTACGTGGGTGATGATCTGAATAATGGTGTAGTAAGCCGTAAGTATTACGCGACTACGGATGCGGTACGCGGTGCTTATAGCGTGAAGCTGTTCGTTGTACCAACATGGTTAGACCAATCCCGCGGGTGGCGTTTAGAATACTACCTGATGGATTTGAACCGCGGCACTATCTACCGTGCTACGCCGTATGTTACACCGGCAGTGGGTGCGCCTTCGTTTGACCCGTTACTATACGGTGTTAAACAACGGTTGTCTGTAACGCTGGACGTATCTAAAGTTAGCAATATGTATCAAACGCACACCCACGTGCAGTCGTTTGGTATCACGTTGTTGAGTAAGGGTACGGATACCCGCGATCATTTCATTATCGAATACGCTCAAGGTAAACCAGCGTATGGTAGTGGGCTGTATGCGAAGTATTTCTACGATAACGTGACGTTCTGGATGCTGGACATCCGCTGTGGTTACACCAACAAAGCTGAATGGTTGGCCGCACTTTACGACACTATTTACTGCTTGTACGACCACCGCACAGAAGACGCACCGCCTGTGCCTACGCACATGCAAATCGTAACAAAATCAAAGACTTACCTCTTACCAATCGATTCGTGGGTTAATCCATTCCATATCGATTTCCAAGTCACCACAGGTGAAACCATTTACATTAAATGGATTTATCGAACCGGTACGGATGACTTACTGTTAGGGGTATCGCCTTTGGTGTGTCACCAACGATAACCATAACGGGGCCTTCGGGCCCCGTTAGCAGGTAGGATGAAAACCATGATATTACGAGAAGCTGATTGGGGTTATTACCCAGAAGGTGCGTATAACTTAGATACCGAAAATACCAGTTTTCTAAAGCTGGCTTATACACACCGTGTGTTAGGCGTAAAGCACTGGTATTGCTGCTTGGCGTTACACGATGTTACGCTAGTTGGGTTAGACGTTAGAGATCCAGCATTAACTTTTGAACAAAAAGCACGCATTGCTTACGAGATGTTAACCAACCCGTGGTTTCATTTCCGTGAAATTGCCATGGTACCGCAAGAAGGTGCCGATCCATGCGTGTTTGGTATTCACCGTGGTTCCTTTACGCTTATTTGGGCGTTTTTCAATAACATTGATATTGCGCTGCTACTGATTCGTCAGCAAGGTAAAACAATTGTACTGTCTGAATTGATCATGTACTTAAAACGCATTCTGCGCAACTCTCGCACGATTCTCCTGACACGTGGTAGTGATCTACGTATTGAGACCATCTCGAAGGTTAAAGCGATGCGAGACTGTTTGCCGGGCTATCTATGGGTACATCAGCGGGACGACGCAGACAACACTGAAACTTTCACGTACAATAACCGTAACAATAAACTGATTACAGTTATTGCTCAAAACAGTAAAGAAGCGGCACTGAACGCAGCGCGTGGATTGACTACTGCTCGTCTGTTCTCAGATGAAACGGCATTTACTAAGTTTATTCGTATCATGTTACCTGCCGCAGCCGCAGCCGGTACTACGGCACGTCGTATTGCCGAAGAAGAAGGCATTCCTTACGGTAACTTGTTTACTACAACGCCGGGTAAACGTGACGAGCCAGATGGTAAGTTCGCATACGAGATGTTTCACGGTGGCTTCTTCTGGGAAGAGGCACTGATGGACGTGCCGACTCGGGATCAGTTAATTGATCTGATTAACCGAAACAGTTCCGGTGATCGTACATTGATTCACGCCCCATTTAACCATCGCCAGTTAGGTATGACTGACCTTGAGTTATATAAGGCAATGGCGAACGCCGGCGGTACACACGAGGAACAACTTCGTGACTTCGGTCTACAGTGGACTGCAGGTTCTCTCAGCTCACCACTAACGGTGGATGAAGCAGAAAAGGTACGGGAGTCAAATACTGCACCGCAGCATTTAGAAATCTGCAAGGATAACTATATCATTCGCTGGTACTATCCGGAAAATGAAATTGCTGAGAAAATGAAAACAAAACACATCATTGGATTGGATACCTCAGAAGCAGTTCAACGCGATGCGATATCCATGATTATGATTAACTCTGAGACAATGGAGACCGCGGCGGTTTCTGTTATCAATGAGAGTAATTTGGTTACCTATGCTAACTGGCTGGGTGATCTACTTATCCGCTACGAAAACACGATATTAGTTATTGAGCGTAAATCATCGGCTCCAACGATGATCGATGCCTTGCTATTAAAATTACCTGCCAATGGTGTGGATCCTTGTCGGCGTATTTATAATACGATTATTCAAAACCGTGAAGAAGACGATACTGATCTGGTGGCATTCAAACGCTCCCGCTCAGCTCGCGATGCACGGTTCTATGATGCGTATCGTAAATACTTCGGCTTCCAGACCAATAGTGCAAGTCGTGATCTCCTTTATTCCGAGTGTTTAAAGAACGCGGTGCGGATAGCCGGACACAACATTCGTGACAAATCTCTTGTTGCTGAATTGTTGGCGCTGGTCGTGAAAAACGACCGTATTGACCACACCTCAGATAACCACGATGACTGCGTTATCGCGTGGCTCATGGCGTGTTGGTTCTTGTTATATGGGCGTCGTTTAGACCATTACGGTGTTTCTAACCGAATCCTTATGAAACGTCAGTTTGCTGGAAGCAACGACGTTGAAGCCGAAGATATCATCAGGGAAGATGAGGAGCAAAAGGAACTGCTGGGACAGATTGATGAGTTATGTTCACAACTGACTAATTGCAGAAACCCTTTTGTAAGAACTAACCTAGATAGACAACTACGTCTATTGCTTGGACAACTTAACTTGGATACCAGTACAGCGGTGACCATTGCTGAGTTACAAGAAGTAGTACGTGGTGAGCGAATCAAAACGAGGTACCTATGAATCAAGTCACGATGATCTGTCTCGTGATCGATCTTCTTGTTTGTCTTGCTTCAGCCCATGGTATATATGGCCTAAGACGTTTAGCGGGTTCGATATGGCCACGGTATCGCAGTCTGGTTGCAAGCGTAACTATCCTCGGGTCTATGACGGTCATTATTGGATCCAATGTAATGATCACGAGTCTAGGATAAAACGTTTAGGGTGTGGCTACGAGGAAGGCTTCGGCCTTCCTTGTTCTTATGCTGTCATTGAAAATAGTTGTAAATAGATATTATTGAGGTGAATGGCAGATAAGCCGTTCTAACGTTGCGTATAACGCAATAGAAACACCATAGAGCAATTTATACCGCATTAGCTATACGAACGTACTAGCTTTATATGGAATTGATTGTGGGTGATTCTACGGCGTATTTTTAAAACGTGGGATTATATGCAGATATTAATGGTGGTACCGACAAACCGTTCTATGGAAGACGCGAGTATCGATGCGTTGGATATTTGCGGAGAGTGGGGCGATGATGCTGGATGGCAAAACGGTGGAGATGTAGAATGCGATGCAATCGTACCATTCCCACTCTGGGGAATGCACGCAGCTTTCCATGCTGGGAAGTTCAGAATAACTCCAAATGGATTTGAAGATAGTGATTTAATGATCGTCTGTTTCTGTGGTTATGATTTCACCATGGATACAAAAGTCGGGAAAGAAATTATGGCTTACGTTGATGAATACCTCATGGAATTCTACGGCGTAGTGCCAAACGAAAGACACGTTTTCGGAAGCGGCCACATTGCTCCCGTTGGCCAGTATTTTGTTTACCGCGATTGCTGTAAACACACTGAGTTTATCGATAGTTGCATCGGTAAGCCGTTACCAGAAGCCATGCAGATGGCCTTTTAAGTTAGAGGAAAAAGACGATGGAAAAAGAACTGAGTAAAGAAGCAAAATGCACTGTGGCGGCACTGGCTCAATTTGCTGGGCAGGATACGGTTTACATGCGTACAGGCGGGGCAGCTGGTCCAAGTCGAGATGTCTTTATTGACAATCTGAAGCTGCACAACCAGCCTCTGCGCTTTAACCGTCTAATTAAATTGGATTATTCCTACCGTGGTGCGGTCTATCAAACGCAGATTCAGTTACTGGCTACCAGTAGCGGTTACGTGGTAGATGTGACGGTAGAGCACGGTGAGCGCATTCATGATTGGTACGGTGCCCGGGTACGTGAGTTAGTACCTGACGTTGATAGTATCTTAGATTAATTTAAAGTTTAATTTACCGAGGTAGGTTATGAAAATAAAGAATGTTGTTTTAAAGTTCAAAGATTTATATAACGGTCGTATTGTTTACTTTAGTGAGCCAGGTAAGCCGGTTGTAAAGGCTAAAGTGCTTTACAAAAAACGTGGCGTGTTTCGCTACAAAACCTACCACGCATACAACCACGACGTACCGTTAGAAAAACTATACATAGGTCACCCGTTTAAAGCGTTATCTGCCGATGAGTTAAAAGCTAAACTCGGTGAAAGCACCGCTAAAAATATAGTGGTTGGTTCAGAAAATGAGCATATTGTACCGACACGTGGCGTTATCGTAGATTTCTTAACTACGTTCAGTAATACAGACTTTTACGTTCAAGATATTTTCTTTGATCCAGAAGAAACGAACATGCGCTGCTTTGCTAAATATAAGCAAGCCGAGCATTGGTCAAAGAGACCGGAATTGGAGGAACTGGAAACACTGTATAACCCGGTTGAATAATTAGTAGGGCTTCGGCCCTACCTTTATTTTTTGTCGACGGCGTAAAAAAAGAGTAGCCCCGAAGGGCTACTTATAAGATGCAGAGTAAAGAGATCGCAGTAAAAAATACAGCATCAAGGACGTGCGACCAGAAGCCAAAGCGGCTTGCGCCCGAAGATGGGAGTTCTGCTTAACGAAACGTTCAGTACGGGAACGTAGCTCGAGCAAAAGTGGATCGGAAGATTTAGAAGCCATATAGAGCGCCCGCATCTTCACCAGGATAGTACCAATATCGTTAAAACGAATTCGTTGTTTAGCGATGTATTCGAAAGCATGGAGAAGGGTGTTTTCCATCAACCATTCGCATTCGGCACGTAGCTTTCCTTCTGGAGCGCGTGCAATCACATACAACAAATCTGTAAACGCTTGGGTAGATACCGTCCCCATTAAATCTAAAATAACGTTAATCAAGTCCTGTTTAACGAACGAGGATTCGTTCCCCGCTACATCTAGCAGATAATACCGGGCGGTGTTATACGCAGAGACTTGATCTTTGATAATCTTATCGCCGGTTACCGAGATACTGTGCGCTTCGGTTGAGATCACACGCAGGTTACCTGCACGGACTTTATCCAATACCCCATACATGTCGATAATGGTTTGTTTGGTACGGGTTTGTAAATCCGTTACCGTGCGCACTACCGCCTCGTCATCACCAAACAGTTTTAACGTCTTATAACGAATAGACGACGGGTCGATCAGATCTTCTGCGCGTTTGCGCATCATAGCACCCCACGACCCTTCTCGTTTTAAAATAAACTTCAGGGTTAGTGCGGTGTACGTAGCGGCAGCGGCATCTGGATCTACTGGACGGCGGAAGAAGTTAAACCAAATACTGGTTAAGAATCTGAACTGCAGTGCGATCAGCGCATGGATTGCGCCATCCTGAACGATCGGGTTATTACCTTGTGGTCCCGTTAACAACCGATGTACTGTCCAGATTACCGAAAGATTAAACGCATCAGCACCGACGTTCCAAGTAGGATCGATATACGGCGTAGTGCGGATACATTCAGTCAGATACTGTTCATCGACTTCCAATACGTCATCGAACCAGCGATCACGATCAGAATCTAAAAACTTAATTCGTTCCACCCCAAGTGAGTTACCACCAAAAAACTTAATGTGGTCATCGTTCTTGGTCATCAATCCTTTGGTGTAACCGATTATGGCTTTTGCCAGTTTGATATCGCCAGTAAATCCGGCGGCCTCACCAAACGCATCCAGCAAGGTTTGATGGGTGTGGGGTGTATAAAACTCTAGCCCAGGCTGGCCGCTTTGCAGCAGCGCTCTGAGCGATTGATGCAACGCCGCAAGCATAGACACCTCAATGGAAATGAATTTGGTTATATATTATCCGAGTGCTGTAGGATAAACCTACCCTCAACCCACTAGGAGCATTCCATGCGACGTGAAATCTCAAATGCCGCGCAGTTCTACACTGCGTTGGCGACCGGACAGTTAGACCACGAGAGCATAAAAATTTATGCAAAACCCTTAGGGGCAATTTGTCACTTCTACCGCGACAGTGCTGGCAATGGCCACCTGATCAGCGGTTCTGTAACACACGATGTCAACGATCCGATTAGCCAGCACTTGCTCGCTTGCGATGTCGACGATGGGTTAGTCGTCGTGGGTCTTGTCGATCACGATATTCGACACGGTGGGAACTTTGCTCGGTGGTTGAATTACGCAATCACGTTCGAGCAAGACGATCCGGATTGGATTAACCGCTTGATGATTTACACCACGGCGAATACTATCCAGCATCGTGAACCAGCGATCCTTCGAAGACTGGTTCAACTCGATGAGGATCCAGAACACCTTCGAGAAGCCCAAGTGCGGTTATCGATCAACCGAGACTTCGATGGTTTGATTATCACGGCGACTCACCACACCCAGGGCGATAAAATTTATTACATGGTCCCATCCCGTTCGGTGATGGCAACCATCGCCGGCGTCGTCGACCAGGATGGTCGTACAGGCGGTTTGGTTATCCGGGCTAACCACGACCATCGCTGCGATGTCCTGGCCGTACAGCGCATCCCGGAAGCCATCAAGGCGATGTCTTACCAGGAAGCCCGCAGCCTGATCGGTCGCGAAGTCGTACTCGAATACACAACGTGTCTCGATGGAGATTATATTAATAATTTCTCAGCGGCAGCTGTGTTGGATATTTAACCCTAGGAGCATCCCCCATGGATTTACCAGTCACACGAATCACCGGCGCGGCACTGACCGGTGAAACGGTTTTAGAATTTACCGATACCGAGTTCAAGCAAGTTCTGCTGCGACTCGACCCAACCACCCGCAGCAGCGGTTACCCAGTGTTGGTATGCCGGGACGCCCAGCAAAACGTCCTGGTGTATAAAATCACCAGCGACTACGAGCTGGCTGCGGTCAGCATGCGTCGACTCATCGGATTACTCCGACGTCGGTTGGCCGCATTCGACTTGTGGCCGATGTACATGGCTCTGGCCTACGAGGCTGCCGAGGGCTGGGTTATCGGGCTTGAGCCCGTTGAGTACGTCCAGAACGCCGAGGGGTTGTACACCTCCCGGTTGGTTTAATCATCGCCGCTGCCCCGTTTGGGGTGGCGGTGTTTTTTTTTTGCCTCGGAAGGCACCACGCTGCCTGTCGCAGTCTTGCATCGCCAGTGGACTACCGGCAGCGGGGGTCTTCCAGCCAAGCGCTTGAACTGCCCCGAGGAGGGCGGGGCGGATTCCCCGCCACCGTGGCCGGCTGCCCTGATGGCTGCTACGCTGAACGGTGGTTCGGAATCTCGTACCTGGCGCTGTACTCGCTTGGCTGGTCGCTAGCCGGATGGACCGGCTAACTCGACATGCTCTCCTCGGGGTGGCTCTGGACACCCACGGCCGGCTGCTGAACGGGAGGTTGCATGTCGTCGCATAGTATACACTCCCAGTGTAATTAAAAACCGGGTTTGGATCTTCCTGGCTGCGGAGTCGATCTCGATCGGTTTTCGCTGGAAGTGCATCGTCGCATAGAATATACACCAGGAAGTAATTAATTACATGGTTTTTGGATTTCTGGGTAGCGATCGGTTTCCTGGCGGTCTTGGGGACCGCCGGTACCGCCTTCCCAGCAGTTCCCTCTATTAGTCGCGATGCACGTGTCGTAGGCGTACGCCGCCCGCGCTCGCCGCACGCACCCGCCTCACACGCTAATGAATAATATATATAAATATATATTATATTATTTATTATCTAATAAAATTATTATATTATAATAATAATTTTTATATTAATATATTATATATAAATATAATTAAATATATATAATTAAAAAATATATATTTAATTTAGATATTATTACTACGTAATAATACTATTTACGCGATGACGCGTAGAGCGTGCATCGCGACTAGTAGAAGGGATTTTTTTGTTTTCGATAGGATTTTTAGAATTCCTACGAAAAACAAAAACAAATCCTGTAAAATTATTTTAATTTAAAAAATCTAAAATTTCTAAGAATTCCGCTCTGAGCGTAGACCCCCCCCCACCCCCCGCGGCTCGTCGAACGAATTCGAAATCGGGTTTCGAACATGGGGTCAGGGGTGATCAACCCCCATCCCCTGATCGAACTCGTTGAGATCGTTCGGACTAGGTTTCCTGGTGTGATTTTAAAAAACCAGGTTTTTTATTACTTGACCTACCCATCCTCTGCGGGATGATTTCATCGGATTCGAGACTTACTCGAAATCCGGGTTATCCTGTGTGTAATTTAATATCAAACCTGCCCATCCTGTGGAGAATTAACCACACGGAGTTACCGAGATGTTTTTAACACCCTTGCGATTCCTGACCATGGCCCAAATGGGGCTGTGCAGTTCGGGCAATCTGGTGCCTGGTGATCCGGTGACGGATGCCATGCGGAACCTGCTGATCCCCCAGCCTGCTGTGGGTACGCAGCAGTACCGGTTGCTACCCGGAGACCCCGCAAGCTTTCCGCCGGGGGAACTGGGTGATTATATCACGACCTACCTGAGCGAGCTTGAAACTCAGTTAGACCGTGGATGGCCGCTGGTTGAGATATTAAAAAATTTATATACTCGGACGTTCCAGGGAACGCCATCGGACCCCAAACAGGCCGATCCGATGGACGCGAACGCCAGGCCGTTCCTGCGCGATTCGTTCGATGGTATATACACCTGGTTGCTGTACCGCAGCCAATCCGCGTATCTTCGCGATACGCCCCACTAGGAGGTGCGTGATGGTCGAGCGATTTTCGCCCGCCACGATGCTGCAGAGCCGTGATCTGAATACCCTGAGTAATCTCAACACTCGGGACCCACGATCGCAGGCATTCAAGCGCGCTGCAGCGGTGCTACTCAGCAGTACCGCCCCACAACGAGCACAGGTTGAAACACTGGGTTACTTGACAGGAAACCGTGTTGTTACTTGGGACGAGCCGGTAGGGGTTTTACCTACCCAGATCCAGTGGCGTTTAAACGCCGAAATTGATTATGTTTTGGACCTTGATTCTAACCCGGCGATTGCGATGGTTATCATGCTAAGAACGTACATCAAGCCACAGATTTCGACCCTCACAGTCGAACAAGTCGACGAGTATATCCGACAGTCCGTTACGGGTATTGTTGCCAAAGCGCAGAATTTACAGATTTCTAGCGAACCTCAGGAAGTAGCCTGACGAATCGAGATCCCGATGGGGACGACCTAGGAGGCCTCACGGCCTCCTAGGGTTTTATGCCGTCTTCGCTGATTTTTCGCTACATTCACCCAACCCACCGATTAAACATCGCGTATAATGCCCCTAGAAAGCGCTGTATGCTATTCTATATATAGAGGGAATACCTACGTTGCGGGTTATGGGTTAAATTTAATAGCGTTAATTCTATGAGCTTTGAATAGATTACAAACATTTAGAGTCATTTGGAATCAAAACCCAGTAAAATCAAGGGTCGTGAAAAAATATGAGGTTTAGAGGAGGCCGAAGCCTCCCCTGTTTTAGTAGCGTGTTCGACCTGCTCGCAGGATGTGAGTATCGTTTCTTTGTTGATCTCCTAAGATCAAAATCTTCGACCATTTGGAGTTCAATAAATCCTTGTAAGCTTGTGCCGCATCTCGATAATCGTCGATGCGTTCACGATACTTTCCAAGCTCCCGACCACCGTCTAATTTAGCCTGATCAATCGCTAAATCTAACTCACGATAAATGACCATTTTAGTGGCTGCTTCCATGAGTTCAGCAAGGTCCGGTAAATAGGGTCTACCAAGCGATGAAAAATCATCACTAACCTCACATCGGGCTGTTAAAGTAACGTCCCCACGGAAAGACTGAACATCCGAAAAACGGATGCAGTTATCACTGAGTAATTCAACATGTGCATTCCCAATTAATGGGATAGGACGATTGGATCGAATAACCCGCCGAACGGACTGTTCTACTGGTGAATAAGAACTCCAGTTAGGGGTTTGTCCTGGGTTACGTTCAGCGTAGTTCGCCGTCACGTTTAAGGTTACCCGAAGGGCTTCCAGCATCGGACGATTGTTAGTTTTGTGCAGTGGAATACGAATAATACGATCGTAGTTAGGCAGGATCTCATATGGCAATCCGGCCAGGTTAATATCGACATAAACACCACCTAAGGCGTTTAAGTCATTGCGAACGCGCTTATTCCAAACCTTCTCACGAATTGCTTCTTCGATGGAGATCGGAGACCGCCGATAGCGATCTCGTCTATCCAAAAAAGCATCTTCTAAGATACGGGTTGGGATATCCCCGTTCATTACGCTATTGATAGCAAACGAAACAGCATCCATATTAGGGTCTCCTCAAGATACATAGGATCATTATTAATTACACCGCCTACCATGATATGTAGGGGGGTATAGGGGGTAGCTTGTAAATTATTATAAATAGATATTATCAGGTGTAGAACGTAGTTGAGGATTCGATATGCGTATCTTTGTTGAACTGGAGGATTACGAGTTACACGAGTGGGTATTGCATAACGTCAGTGAAGACCCTACGGAAATCACCCGGTCGTTAGAATCTGCATTGGGGATTTATTTGCAACGGATGCCGGCCTTTGCTTTGGAAGGCAGAGCCTTGATGCGGGTGGAATTACTGAAAAGCGAATTAGGCCATAGGTTGAAAAACTGGTGGGATGCTAATCCCGATACGTTACCTTATCGACTGATTTGCGATGAGTGTTATGGGTACACAACGGTAACCGATATCCGTTATATCGGCGGCAGAACTTTTAGTTTTATGTTAGGATAACCCATGAAGAACTACCATATTGACCTTTATGATTTTATAGAGACGATGTTATCAGACTTGCGGAAAAGCACCATTATCGTGGATGCTAAGACCAAACGCATGCTGCGAGACTACGACGAAGTACCCCGGGAAGTGATGGCTAAAATCACCGCACTGGCAGAAGAGTATTTGTGGTATCGTCTTGCTGAAGGATATAGTTCTATTCCAGAAACCATGACCGCACTGTTTGAAAAGCTGGCGTACGAGCTGCAGTACGTGCCAGATTCTTCAGCACCGGTCCCTGAGGCGGTGGATGACTTTGTTACCGCATTACGCGAAACAGAGCAGGTCTATAATCAGTACATGGAATACCTACCTGAGAACCGCTGGGCCATGGTTGAGATGACCGTAGTGGATATGTTTGTAACCATTACGTTTGGTAAAGACCTTCGAATACATCTGTTTGAAGCGCAGTATGGGAAAGGACGTTGGGCTAATGACCCAGTACCAATTCCACGACACGGCGAGGTATACATCGGTGCAACACTTGGTATTGACCCTCGAGGATCTAAATGAAACATTGGAAAAATTCCTTTATAATCAAGGAGTTACGTTAAAACAACTTGAAGTGCGGGACTGTATTGAAGACATCGTCTGCCATTTATTACGCACCCCAAATAAACTTCAGTTAACCCCACTGTGCGACATTATTGCACTGTACGCTACACTAACCACCGAAGAAAAATTAACCATTGCGAGTGAGTTACGTAATCAGTTTTTCTTTACAGTACGTGACTTTAATATACAGAAGGTCACCGCTTTCACATTCATCCAAAACGATCTTTATATCGACGGGATGTTTGTTGAACTATAATAAATTTGGGATACCTTACTTTTTAAACCCCGGAGTAATTTAATGAGAAACACGTTTGTTATTACAGACTTGACCGAGGAAGGGCAAGCAACATTAACGGAATTGATGTCTATTGCCGCTGCCAATGAAACACCAGTCATCGATGTAGTGAAAAGCCTCGTATTGTCTGTTAAGGAATTTTACGAAAACGTAGTTCCGGAAGGTCACGCGATGATTGTCACCAGTGAGCGTTTTGAGTCAGGTGTTATTGAAGCAATGAATTTGATTTTCCCGTTTATTGATGATGCGATGATACTGCGGGCGATCAAAGACTTGGATATCGTCCGAGCTGCTGCTGAAATTAAGCATTATGAAATGACGCTGACCGATATCGAAATCGAAGGTTATATTGCGTACCGTGGTACCACAGAACAACTTGAGTGAGGTGTGTTATGTCGTACAAGAATTACGTGACGCTGAATAGCGATTACCCGTCACCGTTAAAAGCACTACGCGAAGCTGATGTTAATGTAGAAGAGCTATTGCTGGAAATAGCTCAGTTTGTACAAAACGAACTTCGCAGTGCCAACATTGAGTCTAATCGAATTACCTATTATTACCGTAGTATTGAATCTGCAGTACGACGGGAATTTGAGGGCAAATACCCGGTGATGAATAAACGTCTATGTCGCCAGCTACTGCATAATTTGGATTTCTTCAATGGAGCCTCCGAGGCTAATCTACTGAAGATGCCAATTGAACATGTGAGGGTAGAAGATAAGTTAATCGTGTTTGAAGGTAATGCGTTGCCAGAAGACAGCGAATGGTAATGGAGGGCCTATGTGGCTTGAACTGGAAATAGACGACTTTGATGTAGTCGTCCAAGATTTAGCAGAGATCAGCCCCAACGTAGACCCCTCATCGCTTTTAAGTACGGCTGTGTATATCGTGGATGAAATCGCCTGCGGTATACGCAAGATCTATTTGGATGAAGACCCATCGTCATCCAGAGAGCGGGTTGAAGAAGCGGTCTATGATTTATTGAAAACGTTGTTAATGTCGTCTAATAACCGACGTCCGGCACCGACACAAATCAAAAAGCTTTATGATATCTGCGAGCAGTTAGTGCGTGATATTATCAGCCAACTGGAGTTGGAAGTCAACTGGATTACAACGCGTGTTTCGATGAAGAAGACGTATATCAACCCACGGTCATTGCAACGTATTAGTATGTCTGTACGTGCACTGCCATTGGGCGACGCGTCTCCGGAGATTAATGACATGGAAATTAGCAAAGATGTTGTTAATCGATTCATTACCGCAATTATAAGAAATCAGGATTAAGCATGGCGTTCATCGATATTACTGAGGAGTTACAGTTTGGTTATGAACTTAACCGACATTATTGTAACGATATGATCATAAATGCGACGCGACGCATTGGCGACTTATTGGTAGTACGCGATGAACGTGCCATGCACCACTTTTTGAAAAACTTTATCGATGTTGGCGCATCCGTTGCTACCATCGTTAAGGCGATTCATAAGGACTCCCCACATCATCGAATCCTGGATGAGGTTAATTTTCAGGTTAGCGAACTGCTACAGTCTTTGTACGGTTATGTTGAGATTGAGGATGAAACCAAAGTTACGTTTGTCGAGCACATGCTCGACAACGCTGTTAATATCAATACGGTTAGCGATTTAGACCATATTGAATATGTGATCGCCGATGAGTTACTGGAGTGGGCTGCTGACACAGTAACGCTATTGCCTCGATCACTTAAACAAATGGGGGAAGATCTACACGAACAGTATGCACTCGTTGATGATTTTACCGATGAAACTAGCATCGAATTTCGGTTAAACGATCGCATGCTGATACTCAAGTGAGGTAATTATGGAAAGCGTGTATTTAGATCTGCCGGTGGCTTTCCAACGCCAGACAATGGAGATCTGGGAAAGAATGCACCCGCAGTTGCGACACTGCTTCTTAGCCAGTGAAATGGCACTGGTGACAAGCGCCGTAGCGCATGGTCTAGATTCGGTGATTTTAACAAAGCTGAATAATCCAGAAACAGAGTACGATGACATCGACATGTATGAAATTATCCGCAAGAGCTCTGAGGCGGACGATATGTTTCATTTCCACCTGGCTATCGGTGCGGTGAATGAAGCAATTGCATATCGTGTCATGTATTATGCTATGGAAGACGATGCCCCGGCGTACGCAAAGAAGTTTCTGAACGACGTCATGGATCTAAACAAAATGGATCCCGATATTTATAAAGAAACAGGTATCCTCAAGACTGAGTTTAGCGAGAAATCGTTAACATTGGTTCTGTGTAAACTACGTGGTTATATCCTAGAAGAGTTCTTAAGTGAAATCGACTGGGCCACCACGTTAGGGGATCTTACCTATGAAGGTGTGAATGGGATGGTTGCAAAGGTAGATACCACACGTGGTATTATCAAAGCTGACCTCTACCCATCCGCCACTGTCCAGTAAGGAAGGCCTTTCGGCCTTCTTTTTTTGTCCGGAGTACCCATGACTGCCTCAGTTGCAAACCTTTCCCCAGGCCAATACCTTACTTTTAAACTTAACACCACGTTAATAACCAGCGACTACACCAATGTAAAACTATTGGGCGTCATTGGTTATGACATCGCCCAGGCAGTGACGGACGTTACAGCTATTCATGCTAACATTTATTCATCACTGCCAGCTGGAACGCCCCGCTCACCTGACCAGCTAACTTATCTTTATGTACAGATGCAAGACGGATCGAAACGTGCTGTATCAACCGCTTGGATACTGGAACCCATCTCCATTATTCAGCAAGCAATCCACGTTGTAACGATTCCGGGGCTTTCTGTTGCAGAAGGGGCAGGTCTGATTAAGTCGGCATTAAATGCCTACGGTATTACAGACTACACTGTAACTGTTAGTACACCGTAAGGTTAAGATATGGCAGAGATCAGCGATAAATCTAAACTCTTTGCTGCTAAAGTTGCACATCAGGTAAACCAAGCCATTCGTGATTTCTACGGCGAAGATGCATTGCCAGATTGGAATAGCGCTGGTAATGAAATGCGTCACCGTGGGGTACTGGGCGTTGAACAGGTTATTGCAAACCCAGAAATGACCCCAAAAGAAATCCATACCATCTGGATGCAGAATATGTTTAAGGATGGTTGGCAAGCGGGGTCGGTGCACGATGGGGTGAAAAAGACCCATCCGAATCTGGTTCGCTACGAAGAGCTTGATGATGTGCAAAAGCTAAAAGACGTGATTTATTTGACGTTAGTGAAAACAATGGTAGGACAATAGAAGGTGGGGGAAACCCCACCTTCTGTTATTTTTGACACGGATAACTATAATATAATGCAGAGTTAACAAGGTATAAAATAATGGGTTTCTTAACACGTGAAATTGACTACTACGACCGTAACATCGACTTTGTTGATGGGTATTTTCAACAGCTGAAAAAGTATTTAGAATTACGTGCCGGTAGACCGCTTGAAGATAAAGTAGTTCAGGCGTTTATCGATAAAGAGTTTGGTAAGGGCGGTCGCTTTGAGCTTAAATCACCCGAGGTAACGATTAACATTCGCGATCCAAAAACATCAGACCGTCGTCGTGCCAAAACCGACCTGCTGAAACTGATGAGTGTGATTAAGAAAAATGAATTGATCTTATCACCAGCAATGACCGCGTTCTTACCACCAAAGATCAAGAAATCCTTACTTTCTGAATTCATCGATTTGAACGTGGCGATGCGTGGTAAGGTAAAGAAAGAGATGTTTGCAGCGCGTGCCGCCGGTAATGAAATGTTGGCTACCAACAAGCAAAACGAACAAACCTCTTTTAAAACACGTAATAATGCATTATCCGGTGCAGCGTCCTCAGCGTCAACGATTCTGTACAATAAGGCAATGCACTCAACACTGACTTCTATCTGTCGTTGCGCAACGTCTTACGGTAACACCAATAACGAAAAACTCATCGGTGGTAATCGCCACTATTGGGCACCGGGGGTTGTGGTTAATAACATTCTAGCTACTTGCCAGTTAACCGACTTCGAAGAATTCAGCACCTGTTTGCTGAAGTACAACATGTACATGCCGACTGTTGAAGACGTCATGGAAGTAATCCGTTATTCTACAGATCCACTGTGGCGTAACTTCGAAGCTATCCAAGAAATCTTAACATTGGTGAAAAATCTATCACCACTTGAACGTGCGGCATTTGTATACATCGGTGACTTTTACCACGTAGCTAAATTTAACGATCAGTTGATGCGTGACGTGGTCGGTCGGTTTGTAACGCTAGCTGATAAACCGGTAGAAGACTACGGCCATATTGAAAAGCTATTGGACGGCGATACACAGATCCTACTATCGTTGAATTACTCACACCTTATTGGCCCACGTAACTTAAAAGAAGTTAAAGAGAAAAACCATGATGATTACAAACTCATCATGGCAGGTGCTGAGAAACTCTATCAGGATTTGATGCACTACAAGGACTTCTTCCAAGCAATCTTGTTTACGAAGAATGTTCCAGCATCGATTGCAAAAGTACCAGAGCTGATTCGCCGCGTAGCGATGGTGTCAGATACGGACTCTACCATGGGTACAACACAGTGGTGGGCCGATTGGTATTGTGGTGAGGGTACGGTCAGTCGTGAAGCCGATGCAGTGGCGGATACGATTACTTATTTTGCGGTACAGAACATTGCGCACATGATGGCACGGTTCTCAGCAAACATGGGTGTAGCGAAAGAAACTATCTTCCGTTATGCCATGAAGAATGAGTATAAGTTCCCAGCATTTGCATTAACCTCTAATGCGAAACATTACTTCTCTATTATCACTTCGCAAGAAGGGACGCTGAACGAACACCCTGAGTTAGAAGTTAAAGGAGTTATACTTCGTACCTCTAACATTCCGCCTGTGGTAATGGGTAAGTTCCGTAAGACAATCGAAGACCTTTGCACGAAAACCGCACTTGGTCAGAAACTGTCACTGTTTAAATATATCCAAGACTTGGTTGACCTGGAATATCAGTTGACAAACTCCATTCGTGGCGGTGAATTAACTTATTTGAAAACCGGGAATATTAAATCTAAAGATGGGTATAAAACAGTTGAGGGATCTAAGTACGTATACCACCAAATGTGGGATGCGGTATTTGCACCTAAATACGGGTATACTGGGGAGCCACCTTACAACATCGTGAAAGTACCATTGGATTTAGATACTAACACGAAGATGAAAGATTGGTTAGAAGGTATCGAGGATCGCGCATTGGCAGAACGCATGCGCATGTTCATGGAGAAGAAGTCGGGTGGGAAAACGTTATCACAAATGCTGGTACCATCGGCAATCTGTGTAACCAACGGCTTTCCAAAAGAACTCCGTTCTGTTGTAGACCATAAGAAAACCGTGTTTGAAATTGTAGAACCATTCTACCATGTATTAGAAGTCATGGGTATATTCATGATGGACCCAAATCACGTACGTTTGGTTTCTGAGTACTATCCACCATCAGAGTAGGCCTTGCGGCCTACTCTACAATTTCTTTGATGGGGTTAATCCAGTGGTCTAACAAGTATTTTGCAAACGGCGTATCGTTATTTCTAATGATACTGACATCCAATTGCTGGTTTAGCTGACGTTTAAGCGTACTGAGCTTACCACTATCACCGAGGTACCCACCGGTTTGCTGTGCGAGTAACCCATAGTGAAGAAATGGTAATCGGTACGCCGTGATGCACCAAAGCACCTGTCTTGTTTTAGCAACCACGGGTGCGTCATACATGTCTAGCAATGTATTAGCAAAGGGAACTTGCGTTTGGAAAAAGACTTCTTCCATCGAAGTTTTTCCACGCGATAGTACCTCTAGTAAATGTAAGTCTGCTTTATCGGCGTAAGCATCGTAGTTATTTAAAGTCAGTTCCCCGTTCTTTTTATCAGAATCAAATGGCTGCCCGGTTAGTCGATAGTAAATACGGTTAAAGTAGCTAACATTAAAATAGCTGTACAGTGAGTTACATAACACATACTTAGCAATGAAGTTATAGGTGTTCTCTTTGGAACCCACGCGCTTCACCGCAGCCGCCCACTCCTTATACATCCAACCCAGCATAGGTACATTAACACTTATAATGGCCACTGTTTCACTATTGCCCAGTCCACCGCGTAAACCATTCATATTGGTTTCACAATGGTAGTGGAATTTTACCGGTTCCAGCTGATGCCAAACTTTATACTCAAACTCGGTATTGTGGATAAAGATAACCTCACTGCACCCATCCATAAATACATTACGATGTACTTTACCGACGCTTGTTGCAGAAGTTAACCCCATCGCATTGGCGATCTGATACATGATATCGCTGCAAGCATAATAAAGCTCACTGCGATCCATGCGGGTGTTAACAGCTAACTGAGATAGTAATCGATATAAGAGATGATTTGGTTTAACGTACCGCGCTGAGCCATGAATCCGTTTTCGGATCAACATCATGTTATTCTTTACTGTCTCTTCTATGTATTTGAACGTAGGGTCTATAATCCTACTTCTGCTCTCGGCTAAACTTCGATTGATGAGGTCCATGATAAACTCGACGTTGTGGTTAACATAGGATGTTGAACCACGATCCAAAGAATCTATAACTAGATATTATTAAGGTGATGGAGCTGCATACTCTTTTTAATGTCTGAGGTTTAAAACGAGATATCTGTTATTTATTACACAATGCACCCATTATATGTAAAGGGTTTATGCCCTCAAGTGTAGTATGTGTAACCCTATCCGAAAAAAAGATAGGTTTATATTATCTAAGTGATGTTGGTAGAAATATCAACGCACTTTATTTATTTCATCGATGAAACAAAAGGAAGAAACAAATGGCTGTATCTACTGGTAACAACGAAAAAGAAATCCGCGAAGACCGTCCAGCTCGTGAGCAGCGTGACACTCGTGAGACTCGTGACGACCGTCGCGATGATCGCCACGACGAGCCACGTGAGCGCACCTGGGTTGCTGGCAATTCAGCACGTAACACCAAATACCGTAGCACCGGTGAAGCAGGTCGTGCAAGCACCTTCCTGAAAACCTACGTCGAAGACAACAAAGACAACATGGCTGAAGTCGTGTCTCGTCTGCTGCCTATCGATGGTGACATCCGTCGTGACCTGTCTAACAAACACGGCTGGTTGATCTACGCTACTCCGGAAGGCGAAGACGTGATGTTCCACGTTATGATTCTGGAAGGTCAGAAGGAATCTGTTGACAAGAAAATCCTGCGTGAGCGTCGTGAAGATGTAACTAAGTACACTGCACTGTACGACTACGTGTCTACCGGTGTTATTGACAAGCTGACCAAGTATGTTGAACGTGTACTGAAGTTTGCAGGCAAGGCAATCTACACTGGTACCACCATTGTTCCAGCTGAAGTTAACGTAGGTGAAATCGAAGAAATTGGTTCTTACATTTGCGCAGCTGACGATGCAAACTGGGACGTAGCAAACGTTGATACCCCATTCGACGTTAACTATGTTAAGCCAGATGCAACCCTGCGTCTGAACCTGTCATTCGCACCGAATGAACTGGCTAAAGATGTTGGTGGTCTGCCTGTACGTGCTGACTTCATGGGCACCGTGGCTGAAGTTGTAGAAGGTACTACTAAGAACCAACTGATCGCTAACGATGAAGCTGAAACCTACACTGGTTTCACTGCATTCGTATCGCCACGTTATGTGGGTGCCGATGCGTTCGAGCGTCGTGATGATCGTCGTAGCCGTCGTGATGATGGTGAAGATACCCGTCAATACGTACCTGAAGTGGTAATCAGCTCTATCAACACCATCGAAGGTCCTGCAGTTGGTTCTACTGAACGTATGCTGCTGGCACTGGCTGCGGTTCCGTTCCTGAATACCGACGACCGTTGGATGCGCCAATTCGAAGGCGGTTTGGAAAAGAACTCGCTGCGTGATATCAGCGCGCTGGGCTATGGCTTCGATCCTAAAGTCATTACTCCAGATCGTCTGAATGCAGATGACGTTGAGAAAGCAATGGCTGATAGCCGTACTTTCACCACCCTGATGGATCGTCTGTTCTATTGCGAAGACGGTGTTGACGTCGCCATGATTATCCGTGAAGGTACTCCTGGTTATAACGTAACCCGTATTCTGGTAGATGCGTACGATAACGTTAAGCCAGCCGTAGCGCGTCTGCGTGAAGCACTGGATAACATCACCGACGGTGGTTTCGGCGATGCCTTCCGTGGTACCAACTTGGTTGCAGACGTAGTCCGCATTCCAACTGGTTACTACACTGGCCGCGATGGCGAAGCACACCCAATCGAAGAATTCGATACTCTGGGCGTTCTGTCACGTCTGACTGACAAGAACCCAGAAATGATCGAAGATTGGATCGAGTGCACTAAAGTAGGTGGTAACAGCCGTTTCGACTACGATGCGCGTATCTCTCGCATGGTGGAAATTCTGAAACACGTTACCAACAACACCTTCGTACTGAAGGGCTTCGCGTTCAAAGTTTACTTCGACCCTGAAGCACTGAAAGTTCTGCACGAAGAAGTGTGCGCTGGCCCAATGGCGCTGACCATCGATCAAGATGGCAACAGCACCTACGGTTCACGTAACCGTGGCGGTGGCGAGCGTTTCGCACTGCGTAACAACCTGGCTTCTCGTCGTGGTCGTTATGACCCACGTCGTGGTGGTCGCGATGATTACCGTGGTGCAGGCGCATCATACCGCCGTTAATCGGTACCTGGGATAAGGGAGCTTCGGCTCCCTTATTTTTTTCTTATGCCCTCGGAGTTCTTTCATGGCTTTTCCTAATGGCATTAGTCTACGTTTCTTAAACTACCAGGCACAGTGGGATTCGCTGCTTATAAAGCCAGTGGTGATTAATCAGGTTATTACTGAATATCCAGCAACAAAAGCAGGCGATGTAATTAACGATCTTATTCGAATTCATTATTCGTCAGATCAGTTAGATACATTACCAAAATGTGACTGTGGGTTAACAACTGGTGCGTTCAACACCGTGGTTTGTCCACATTGCGGTACTGAAGTTCGGCGAGCGATCGACCGCCCAACCTATTCGCAAATATGGATAGCGGCACCGGAAGGTATTCCGGCGTTAATCAACCCGACATTCTGGAGTTTGTTTACATCAGAAATGAGTTCCAGTAAAGTGGATATCTTGATGTGGTTGACGGATCCAACCTACATACCGCCAAATCCAAATGACGAGATGACACGAACCATCGTTGGTTATTTGGAAGAACATAAAGTCCCACGTGGTTATGCAGAGCTTTATCATAACTTCGATTGGATTATGGATGTTGTTGTTCAACCGTTACCGATGTTAAAGCACCGTACAGGTAAGAATGCTGGCCGTAATATTCGGGATATTGCATGCAGTAAAATGCGCCGTATCTTGAAGAAGTACCGGGATTGTATTTGGTCAACACATGTACCATTCCCATCACGGGCTGTATTCCCATCTGAACAGTTGGGCTTTACGACACAAGTCGACCCGGCGATGCCGTTGGCATTTGACGCGGTTAAAACGATTTGCGCTATTGAAACATCTGCAATGCGCATGTCGGTGCGACGTGTGAACTCACTAGTAGTTAAGTTCACTAAACTGTATAAAGATTATCATGTGGAGTTCCGTAAGAATACGTGTGGTAGTAAAACGGGGATTGCCCGACGTCAGTTAGGTTCTACCCGATCGCAATGGACAGCTCGTGCGGTTATTGCGCCACTGGCCAGTGCCCACCAATACGACGAAGTCCATATGCCATGGTCTGTGTCTGTTGGTCTGTTACGTGTAGATATTGCCTCGATGCTCTTGAACGAATACAAGATGTCACCGAAGAAAATCTACAAATACATCGATAACGCCACCCAGCGTTACGATGCTTTAATTCACGAGGTTATAAACAAGTTAATAGCGCAATGCCCCGAGGGTGGTATACCGCTATCGATCCTTCGAAACCCCACACTGGCTCGTGGTTCGAACCAGTATTTTCGTATGACGAAAGTCATTACGAATATAAACGTAAAAGCAATGCTGCTATCCGTGTTGGCGATAAAAGCGCCCAATGCTGATGCCGCGTACGAGATCTTATGTAATTAATTACAGCAGCGTCAACCCTATGTAGTAATTAGGAGGCGCTCACTGTGCAAGTGTTTAGAAAAGGTATTATTGAAAGTAAAAAGTATCGTGGTTTTTATATCCACCCCACTATAAGGTCATTAACCCTTTCAGTGTTAGGTAGGGTGATAAACCTAGATGCCAATAGTTGTCTGGTTCCATTCGTCGGATTTTTCAAGTACCCACAAGTAGTTTATAACGGCGCACAGTACACAGTGCATCGACTGATGGTGGAGACATTTTTGGAAAAAGACGAAAATAAACCGATAGTTAATCACATCGACGGTAACAAGATGAATCCCCGCATTGAGAACCTGGAGCTTACTACGTATAGCGGTAATATTACACATGCGTATAAATCAGGACTTCGCGACGATAATCTTAACCTTGAAGTGATGAACCTGTTAACTGGGGAAAAGAAACAGTTTTATAGTCTAAATGAAACAGCCAGGGCTTTTGAAGTAAATCCATATCGCATATCTGCGTACATAAACAGCAGAGGCGATGCACCGTTTGACGATATCTTTTCTATTGTTAAAGTGGGTTCAAAACATAAACTCACTAAAGAAGATGCTTATAAACATCGGAATGGTAACAGTAAAAAGGTAGTTGTAGTTGATGACGATGGTACGTTTTACGTTGCACAAAGTGTAAGCGACGTTGCTAGATATTTTGATGTAAATGTATTTATACTGTACCAATACTTAAACGGCGGGATAAAATCAATAGCGAAACACAAAATTCAAATATGGTACGAATGTGATTTTAAGGACCATTTGGACGATGTGCGGGAAATCCCGGCAACTGTGTTCGAAAAAACCACCCCTATTAGACAACCAATACCTATCACAGTAGAAAATACGGTTACCGGAGAAGTTACAAATTATCCATCGGCCGAAGCGTTTGCTAAGGAAATGTTTGTTTGTAAATCGGTAATTCAAAAAGCTACCAAGAAAGAACAATGGCGAGGTTACATAATTCGTTATACGCAAAGTCCTCTCTCTTAGAAATAAGGGAAGTAGTGTCCCTCTAACTGCTGGAAGAGCCTAATACTGTTCAACCAAAGCGGAGCTGGAAACGGCAAACGTCACGGTAGAGAAATCTAGAAAAAACTGAACAGTTGACCTATGCTTAAATGGAATCCTATCGTGAGATACGGCGCTAAGGGTCAGTACGCAAGTACACAATGGAAAATCAGCAAGAAAGCACCTTAGGCCTTCGGGTGATGGTGTGGCTTCAACGAGCAACCGGTAGCGCGGTGTAGCCTACAAGCGTCCTAACGGACAGGTAGTGTGAAATGGGGGAATCCTAAGTACAGCCTGGCTGTATATGGAAATGATGTGCTCTTATATCCGATTATAACGATCGGGAAGTTCCCCAGGTAACTGGGAGAGAACTGGTGGGAAGTTGCGAGCCTGCTGAAAGCAATGTTTGACGGTGACCAGATGCAGATTAAGCTTTTACGTGATAATAAAGAACGGAGGCTATTCCGTCGGTTGATGTCCCACTTAGGGATTATCGACACATCAAAACCACGCCGTGTGAAAGGTATTATTACCCATCATCCGGAAGTGATCGCGATGGCAAACAACTTTTTAAGATATTACAGGAGTAAATAGATGGCAAACGTAATCAGAGGGCAGAATAACGGATCGATTACCGATCTGTTGTATTGTCGCGATGATCGTGCCGTGAGTCGATACGCAGAACAGTCCAGGGAACGACTATCACGCTACAGTGAAAAGTTCGTGGCTCAGGTAACTGAACTACGTGAACGGGTTCGTGACAATTACGTAACGCGCCGAGCAATTGGTGCGTATCGTAAGTTGCGTAACGCGGGCCGACCGAATGCAGTATCACAGTTAATTGACGTGGGGGCAATGCAGCATGCGATGCCTATCATGCGACGTATTATCATGGCATCTCCGATAACACGTAGTATGTATAACCGTCGTCAGTTGGAAGGGTACGCAGAAGAGTGGGAACCAGATAACCGTAACGCGATTCGCGATACCGACATCACGTACCGCCAGATCTATAACGGCGTCACAACGTTCGATAACGGTAATAAAGCATCAACCTATGTTATGTGTGAAGCGGACGATGAATTCGACTGGATCGATCGAGCAGATGCTCGTATCACCATCGATGAAGTTGCACGCATCATTGAGAAGGGTGATGATGATCCAACCTCTCGCTTCAATGCGGGGTTATCCAAAATCTAATAAGTAGGGACTTCGGTCCCTACTTATTTTTTGTTAGGAATCAGTTATGGCAAATGCAGCTTCTTCGTTAGACAGCCGCAACTGGATTACCGACCCACTGATACTGCTGGATCGGCTAATCGCATATTACACGGCAGCGAACTTCCACCAGAGTTTAATTTTTCGCGGTAAAGTGTTTTCTTTACAACGCGCGATATTTGATTGTGGTCAAGACATGGATCAGCTAGCAAACCGTATCCAAAGTGACCTAGAACAGATCATGGCACGTAATTTCCCAGAAGGTAATACAGTCGAAGTAAACTATGTGTCTGACCCATTATCTGCAAAGATAGATATGCAGATTGGGGTTTCTGTAATTCGTAATGGCACCGCCTACGAACTTCAACGCGCTGTATCGACAACAGACTCAATATTCCGCAGTAGTCAATCGGCAGTTGGGGTATTGCCTAATTAATTACACCGATAACCATCATTTAACTGAAATGGGAGTTATGTATGGAACAGTACAAAACACAAGAGATGTTTAGCCAGGAAGAACTGGAAATGGTCGCCACTGGGTTAGAACGCGATCTGGATTTAAACCCAGTAACACGTTTGTATTACGACCAGTTTGTACGTGAAGGGTTGCCAATCCTGCGTACCGCCCATGCCGAATTCGATACCAAAGCATGGATTGCCTTTACAGGTCACCCGTTCGCAGCTGTGGAAGTGTATGAAACTAACGGCACACTGAAGTACAGCATCCCATCAATGATTGATAACCTGGAAACACCCGTAGGTAATCCAGAAGATCGTTTTTGTGACCATATTCAAGAGCTGCTATCGTTGCGTGCCGATAATCCAATGCTGGCATCCCGTAGCGTGTTTCACGCACTGAATCAGATCGTTGGTAATGATACTGAAGCCCATGCGGAATCTGCCGCTAAAACGATTGTGGCGGTAAATAAGGTATTTGCTGACCACGGTATTCCATTACTGTCTGTTGCTGATTTTACACAGAACCCGAGTGATGAATCAGATGAGGCTCAGAAACAGATCGATGTAAGCTATCAAGAGCACCCGATTGGGGGCGATTTCGAAGAGTTATAACATGGCTAAGGTTGCAGGCGCAAAACGTTTTATCACAATTAGTGATGTCCACTTATACCACCGTAAAACTCCAATAGAACACATCATGGAAACATTAGACACTTATGTGTTTACAGCGAGGCGTTTATTGGGCGTTGATGGTATCCTTATCCCCGGTGACTTGTTTGATCGCTGGGTGAAATTAAGTATGGGTGATACGTTTTGGCATTGGGCGTATGACAAACTTCAACTATGTAAAGATCTAGGTGTTGCTATTCGTGTTCTGGAAGGTACCCCATCCCACGATTGGAAGCAGTCCAAGCTATTACAAACCATTAACGATTCTACTGGAATCGGCGCAGATCTTCTTTATATTGACGAGTTAACTGTCATGGAGGACCCTACGTTCGGGTTGATTTTTGGGTATATCCCGGATGAGATTCGTCCAACCTGCAACCAAATCATGGACGATTTGGAAACGCTAATGGCAGTACGTGGGATCGATCGCCTGGACGTTGTGTTGTCCCACGGGTTCTTTGATTTCCAACTACCGCCGGGTGTCACTAACGCGTTGGATACCGCTAGATTATCTAACCTCACCAACTACGTGATATTCAATGGTCACGACCATAAGTCAAAGTCTAAAGATAAGGTACAAGTCCCTGGTTCCTGGGACCGCTGCTCACATGGTGAAGAGGGCCCTAAAGGCGGTATCGTTACCGATATTGTTAATGGTACGGTAACACACGAGTTTCTGGAAAATCCAGATGCTTACCCATATATTACTTTGGACTTATCATGGTGCAGTGATCCAGATATCATTACCCGTTTAGATGACCATCTGGAACAACAGCGTAAAGGCTATTTACGTTTGTATGTGCCAAAAGAAACGGATTTACGGGACCATATTAACAACGTCATTAAAACCGCCAAGGTGGATATTGACGTAGAGTACAAGGGCGCTACTGCGATTGATAAAGCAAACGAGGCTTTCAATTTATCGGTGGTTACTGTAAATATCACCCCGGAAAATATTGAAGAACTCGTTCTTGCCGAAATTGATGAACCGGCGGAGCAGGTTGTCGATACGATTCGGTTAATTAAGGGGTTACTGAAAGTATGAACGCTCTGGATCGTACTTTGGGTTTCTTCCCTATTTCTATCGCGACATCGCTAGCTTTAGAGGGGCTGTATCAAGTTGGTGAACACGCTGACGACCATCCCGCTTTAATTGACGATGCCGCTGAGATGGAAGAAATCTGGATTAATATACGGACATTGGCACGTAACTGCTTAGGTGCCTTTGAATCATCTACTCACTCACGATTAACTGATTTTGTTTTGCGCGATGCAATACAGCAAGACATTGATCAGTTAAAGGAAACCATTGAAAAACAAAATAAGCACCGCCTCGTGTTTTATATGGCGACGCATAGGACGATTAACCGTCAGTTACCTGAAATGCGGTTTCGGCACTCCAATGCCGATGAGTTGACTGAGAAACAGAAGTTAACGGAATCGTTGGAAACAAAGCTTATTAAGTACGCTGTGGACTACCTCGGCGCTGTAACGAAGACATTCGATACTAAGTTACACGGTAATGCCAAGGTTATCATTATTACCCATCAGCCGATCGACCTACTTTCTTATTATTATTTTCCTGGTATGGTGCTGTTGGAATCTCATACTGGGAAAGTAAAAAGTAGAATGCTCTGGGCTACTAAGTTAAACACACCTAAGAAGACGGAATGTATCCCGTTTACTTTAAGTATGTTAACAGTGTTTGGTGATGGTAGCATGATAGCTGCTCAGGATTTAAAACTGAGAAAGGTATTACTGAAGTTAGGTGAAAAGTACCATTGGCACGCTATGACAACAGATGGCCGCGTGCTAACGGATGCAAAATTAGCGTACGAACCATTCCTGGTTGAGTACCTACAGCGAGTTGGTAAATACAAACTGTCTTAATAATTACAGCCGTATCTACTATATGTGTATACACTAAAACGGAAGAAAATCGATGTCACAATATCAAAACGCTCAAGCCCCTGCGCAAGGTGAGAGCCAAGCTGCTGCCCAACCACCGGCAAAGTCAAACCCATTATCAGACCGTACATTTCGTCTGACCCGACGTGACCCACAAACGCAGTCTATTTCCAGTCTACGTATGTCGGTTGAGAAGAATTGCGTTCGTATGGCTGCGGATGTATCACGCGATGCTTCAGGTCAATGGGTATCTATGCTATTCCCCAAAACAGAATGGGGTATGCTGAAGGAAGATATTCTGCGGGCTGCGAAAGAATCCAACCTGCCGTGGTCTACTGCGTACCGCCGCAATGGTGAATCTGAAATTAAAGTCGGTATTAGCCAAGAAGGTATTGTTTACCTGGCTGTCTCCAATACCCAAGGTGGTGAAGTTAAATTTGACTTTATCTCTGAAGGTTATATTGAGATCGTTGATAGCGCTGGTAATCCAGTACCACCATCAGAGCTTTCCCGCCGTCGTGCACGCAACTGGGTTAAAGAAATCTCAGGTGTCGTGGATATTATCTTCGAACGCGAATATGCTGACTCGGCTCCAGCCCAACGTCGTCAAGGCGGTCAGGGTGGCCAAGGTGGCGGCTTCCAGAAGAAACAATGGAATAATGGTGGTGGTTATCAAAACCGTGGCCAGGGTGGTGGCGGCTTCCAGAAGAAGCAGTGGGGTGGTGGCGGTGGCTATCAGCGTAACCAAGGTGGCGGCGGCTATCAGCAGCGTCAAGGCGGCTACCAGCAAAATCAAGGCGGCGGCTATCAGCAGCAACAGCAGCAGGCTTCTGCACCGGTGGACACCAATATCAACTTTGATGATTACAATCTGAACCAATAACTATCCTAGGAGGCACTGCCTCCTAGGTTCATGGAGCAACCGAAAATGCAAGACTTAAAACTTTATCGTTCAGTAAAGCACGTTCATGCTACCCCAATGCTGCTTGGCGACGCAGCGTATCATACCAGCAATAAAATCCACGGCAATATTGAAGCGCCAGGTTACCTGGTAGTTTATAACAAGGACACCGAAAAAGAATATATTAGTTGGTCTCCGAAAGAAGAGTTCGAGAAAGGTAACGTTGATCTTTCTGGCCCACTGTCGTACTCGATTGCATTGGAAGAATGCTTGGAAGGCAACGGTGTCCATATTGCACGCGAAGGCTGGAACGGTAAAGGTATGTTTGTGTTCTTAGTTATCCCTGATGAAGATGCAAGCATCCATGGTGAATCTCTACCATATCTGGCAATGAAAACCGCAGATGATAAAGTGGTACCATGGCTGTGTTCGCAAACCGATATGCAAGCAAAAGACTGGTACTTGGTATAAAGAAATTAGGGCTCGCTTAGGGCCCTAATCCCATAATCTTACGATTAGATATTATCATGGTGATTAAACTGCAGGAGTATATTCATGAGAATGTATATTGGACATGACGATGTCCAAACCATGTTAACCATTGAGAATAATGGGGAGTATCTAACTTGGGGGGAATTTAAACCATACCAGGGTTGGTATCGTGGAAGTGAGGAAGAAGAAACCGCAGTTCGCGATAGTGGCCAGAAAAAGACCCCAGAGCAGAACAAAGCTGAGCGGGTGGATAACCTGCTTAGAGAAATCAATGCGTATTGGGCATCCCGCGATTCAGTATGGCAAGGCAAGTTATTCAACCAATATCGTCGTATTCATACACTAATCAGCCAAACGTCAGATATTTCCACCATGGTGAAGCTGCTGATTCCTGAAGTCAGAACCATGATTGATGAGTACCATGATTTAGATGAGATTGCTGATTTCTTGGAAACCCAAGATATTCGATACCCATCTAACGTGGCCGATGTATTTGACGACAATGACGGTCGACACCGCGAAACCATTACGTACACGAAGGCACAGTATTTCGGGTTAGCCTGCTTAACCACCATGTTCCGGGCGATGATTCCCGTATGGACTGACTTCCGTTGTGCAGTACCGAAAGATATTCTGAACAACAGAATCTATTTCGAGTTAGAATTACTGCGCATCATTCGCGATACTCATGCGGTGGAACATCCGTTCATGCAGCGATTAATCGTGTTTGTGGAGTCCGCGTATCAAATCGTTGATAACAACAACGAAGCGTCCGCGGTGATTGGTGGCGTTGGTACGACAGAGATTCCAAATTATCTGTTAGCCTCTGCCATCTGCAATAAACTGGTTTGTACACCGTTAAGCCCAACGGACCCTAAAGTAACCTTGGTGAGTTCAGTCTTTAACAAGATTAAACAGGACACCAAACATATCCATGTAAAAGTGGGAATGATGGTACGTAAACGGGATATGAACTGGGGCAATACGGAAGACGATAAAACTGGTTACTTCGAGTCGTACTCAGCAACTCAGAAAGTGGCAAGTGATGTTATCATTGCAAACCAGGTTTATCTGTACGATTACCGTCGGGTACGTCGCGACCTGGACGATGTCATCCCAACATCTACCGTTGTTGCTTGTATTGAATCGCTGGAATCTTCCAAGGATTTAATTATCCTTGGTGGGGACAATCGCGTTCCGGTGCACCAAACGCTGGTTCAGTGGATTCTTGCAAACGACGTCATGGTCAAGACTATACCGGATATTAATCGTCGGGCTATGATCAATGCCATGGGGGTAACGCAAGCCGCTTTGATTCATTGGGGTTTTCATGGGATTGCACGGCTAATGTCGACGGTCCTGGTAGACGACGACGATTACCAAGCACCTGAGCTAGTACATCTAAACAGTAAACAGCGTCAGGCATTGGATGCGCTTTATCGTTTTCATCGCCCGATTGATAGTAACACCAAAAATGCAAAACCGATGGGCGGCGGTCGTATTTCTGTAGAGATGTACACTTCGCTGGTTGTGAGCTTGCCATTAAAAGTAGTCTGTACTTCTGAAGTAGCCGAGCTTCTACGCTATAAAGATGGCCCAGTACTCGATTATAATTTACGTGTTCAACTTGCAGAGTTAATGGCGTTCTTAGTGCGCCGTCAAAATAGAGATTAAGAGGTATAAAACATGCTGATCAAGAAGCTGATATTTATTGGTGTTCCTGACATGGAACAGCAGTATCGACGCCCGTTTGAACTGAGCGCCTCTGGACAGTTGATGGACGAGCTGGAGAATGCGTTGGAACATTCTGGTGTTTCAGCAATTCGACCTACGTCTCTCACTGATGTTATTGCAACCGGCATGCGATTCTCCGGTACCAATATGGATAAAGCTGATATTAATGGTGGTTGGAACCGTCACCGCTATCGTTTTATTCTGGAGCTGGAAATTGACCCACCATCTCGTCGTGGTTCGCCGGGTTATCGGGTTGTGGTTACTGGTTACACCGAATCATCCGATTGTAGTTTACGTAACGATGATATCCCTGAAGACATGCGAATGTTTATCAACGGGGTCATTGGTATTCGTGACACTATTGTGATGGATCGTGGTCGGGAAACTATTGAAAGTGAAATCCAAAAACCATATCAGATCCTACGTGGCATTAGTCGTCGTGGTGGACAAAACGACGTGTTGTCTCGCCCATCTGATTTATTCGGTGCATTGACGATTCGTCGTGATTATGGGGATGAAAAAGGAACGGATTTACGTGCACGTTTCCGTAAACCAGAAGCATCGCTTCAGCGAAACAACACCCGCAGTGGTTATTTAGCTCGTGTGATTGCCGCAGATTATGACGCACGTTTAGAAGCAGCAGCTAATAACGACAGTCATTTTAACCTGACGCGTGATACGGTTGCTCGCGATCTACTGCGCGATCCAAAAGTAAACTCCAATGAGTTTATTAATGTGTTGGCATCGTTCCAACCAGATATGCATGACAATGTGTCGTTTCTGTACGAGGATTTAGCTCGTTTCAGTCGCCACGAAGACATGCGTTCTTTGGACGATACTACCACAATCATGAACTTCGATGAAAACGAATTTGACTACGACTCAGTACCGTGGAAAGGTGCAGATGGTGCTACAATGGCCGCTGTTACTATTTCCCGCGAGCTTCCGGCGTTCATGCTGGATCGTTGCTTATCGTCAGTTATCTTCATTATCGATAACAATCGTTTAGATCGCGGTGAAGCGCAGTACGAAATCATTGACTGGACGTCTTACGTGGATGGCTTGGCTAGAACGTCTGATGTTGCCACCGCATTGGTTAAGAAAGTAATGGCGGAAATCACAGACCACCTTACTCGCAATAACCGAATTCTGCTCTACTGCCGTGTTGAATGTTCTCAGGAGGGGATGTTTACTATCGACGTTGAATGGGACGGTGGTCGTACCGAAACGTTTAACTTCCCTGCTTTTGCGGATGCGTTGGTTCCACCAACTTACACATCCGATATCCGTAACCTTAATGATTTTGCAGATCGTTATATTAAACTTCGTAAAGAGGTTATCGATCCCGAAATTAATCGTCAGCATAAAGTTTCAGAGAGAGATTGGAGTAAATAATGGATAGAAAACCCCTGTCGACTATTTATAGCGACATCATGAAATCGTTGTTCTGTGTAGTTGAAGCAGACGGTACAATTAAGTCACTCAAAGGTGATGTGTATACCATCGGCGATAAGCCGTTGGTTATTCCAACACAAGAGTTACTGAAAGAAAACGTATGGGACGATAAAGTCCCATTCCACCCACTGTGTGAAGATCTATTAGCAGGGCAGTCTGATGTAACACGTTGGTTAATCAAGCGTGTGAACGCAGCCATCGCTTTAAACGTTTGTCACCTGACATTATGCTCACTGCAGATTGCGCAAAACCAATCCCTGCAAGGAGAAATCAAAGACGGCAGCTATACCCAATTTATTGAAATTCTGGGTGAAGCGAAAGAATCTACGGTTAAGTTCTTTGGTAAACTAATGAAAGCATATGGTGATGAAAACGGAACCATCTCGTTTTCAAATCTGTACGTTAGTAGAGCAGGTGAATTGGACGGCAAAACGTTTGCACGTATTGCGACACTGGAAATCCCAATGCTATCGGAAGATGTTTCTGATGCATCTATCCAGGGTATTAAAGCCAACAACAAAGCCGATAAACGAATGATCGTTAGCTTTGTTGAGAAGCTGTTTGAAGGTGTTGTGATGGAAGTTGGTGCAAATGGCAATGTACCGTACTTCGAAGCAATTATGCGCCTTTACTACGGTGTCGCAAATCGCCTGAATAAAGTGCGTAAAATACTGAAAGGTGGGATCGATGAATCAACCATCGGTATCGTACCGCTGGGTTGGCACAAGTGGTTGGATGAAGGGATGGAAGATCAGCTTGGGGTTATTCCAGCGCTTCCTGGCAACATTGGTCCAGTAGATAAACCGAAGAAACCGCGTAATACGGTAGCTAAATCGGATGTGGAAATTACAAGTTTGACTGGCCGCTCTAGCGTAGCTGCGACATCGAACGATACCCCACCATGGCACGATGAAGAACCTACCGCACGGGACCGCGAGGTACAGCCGGTGGTAAAATCAGGTGGTATTAGCGTACTTAATTCAGGTATACGTTCCCGTGACGATGACCGTCGAGATCGGGATTATGACCGCCGTGACGACCGTCGTGATAGCCGCCGCGATGACCGTGATCGCGGTGGACGTGTTAGTATCTTTGATCGTGACTACGATAGCCGCCGTGACGACCGTCGTGATGACCGCCGTGACCGTGATCGTGACTACGATCGTCGGGACCGTCGAGACCGTCGAGATCGAGACGACCGGGATGACCGCCGTGGTGGCGGGATTAGCATCCTGAGTCGTCGCTAGTAAAGAGGAGGGCTTTCGCCCTCCCCTTTTTTTTTTAATTGTCCAGCGTTAAAATTGTTTCCACTATCCGGATATCCGGGATATATAATAACTTAGTAGATAACCCAAATTCACCAGGGTCATTGAGATCAGAGATCAGTAAAACAACCCAATGGAGTTCATCAACGATACCTATGGTTTTTAAATAACCATAGAGATCACCGATATGCATTCTCATTTTATTAACGTCCACCGCGTGCAGCGTAGTGGATTCATCGGTTCTTAAAAAATGCCGATAGATAGCCAGGCGCTTACGTATTGTTGGATTGTACATACTGCGTGGTATGACATACGTTGCCTGACCCATAACAGATGCTGCCATAAAGCCTCGCTATAAGAAATTTCAATTAGATATTATCTAAGTGACATGACGTCATTATTTAATCAAAAGGTGAAGTAAATGACACAAGTGACATATGATTCTTTGCCGGAGGATGCAATCCGCCTGCGAACAGAATTAATGGGAGCTACAACTGAACTAGTGCCTGGGGCTGACGGGTCTTCTAGTTCACGTTTGCAGATGCAATCTGCACACTACATGCAGGCCCCACAGATTGTTGGTTGTGAACCACGTAACTTCTTTACCGGCTCTGAATTTGAATACGCTAAATACGCATTCAATGTGACGGTAATGAATAACTGCCGAGTTACGAAGATAATTAGCCGTTATCTGCCAGGAGAATACGGCTACGGTAAGCCTCTGGAAACCTATGTGTTCGTTGAAAATGAAAATGACTTCATGATTGACGTAATACATATCCCAGCATATATGTCTAACCATCAGTACTTTGGTTATGATTTATTGATTACTAACATCGGACAACGGTTGGTACCTGGGCAGGTATTACGACAAGGCACTGTGTTAGCTGACGTAGAATCTAATATCGATAACGAGTTCTGCTTAGGCATGAACGCGAATGTCGTATTGGTATCGCATCCACAGGTTATCGAAGATGCGTTAATTATTCGCCGAAGCTATGCGGATAAGAATCTAAGTTATGGTTACCATACGTACACGATTAACGTGGCACCTGACGAGTACTTGTTGTTACCACACAAAGATAACAAGGGTAATCTGATTCCTATCCCACCGATCGGTTACAAGATTGGCGACGACGGTATCGTGGCAGCAAAACGTAAGTTTAATCCCCTGTTAGCTGGGATTGAAATGACGGATACTGGCTTAACGGATATCGATGGTCACTTTGATGACGTTGAGTTTGCCGATCCTGGCGCTGAAGTCATCGATGTGAAAGTGTGGCAAGGGAACCTGTCAAACAATCCAGGTCCATTTGAGCAACGCATTCCTGAAGCAGTTGTAAATAGTAATTTGCAGTTTGACAAGGCAATCTCGGATTATTACAAACAACTTAAACAGGAAAACCGTAAACCAAAGTTGTCACCGGCGTGTCGCGTGCTGTTCTTGCACCATGCTGTGGCTATGTTTCCAGAGCAGTATAACTTACAGCGAGATGAGATAAACCGCTTTAAGCAGTTCGGTTATGAAATGCTGCAAGATTACCGAATTGAGATTACTGTTAAATTCCCAGTCCCATTGGATGTTTCTGGTAAAATTACAGACAGCTTCGGTGGTAAAGGGATCGTCGGTAAAGTCGAAGAAGACGAAGACATGATGCACGGTGAGGATGGCACTCCGATCGATGTGGTTATGTCTGATAACGCGGTGCTGCGCCGTACTAACTTCAACCGCCCGTTGGAACATTACGTTACTGCAGCGTGCATGACTGTACGTCGTTTCAACCTGGAAGAAGTTGATCAAGTATTCGCGTTTATTAAAGGCGTGAGTTCAATGTGGCACGATGCAATTGTGGAAACACATCCAACGGCAGATGCTAAACGAGCTTTTGTTGACGAACTATATCATAACCCGTTGCGTATTTGGTACCCGCATGAACGTCCAGAAACGATCATCGAAACCGTGCGCTTTATCTACCATAACTTCCCACCAAAAGAACAGCGTCTGCGGATTAAGAACCCAGTAACTGGAGAATGGGAACTTACCGAACAGAAAATTATAATTGGTCAGCTGTATATGATCCGTCTGGATAAAACCGGCCGTGATTTCTCAGCAGTCTCAGCTTGTCGATTCCAGCAGTTTGGTACAATCGCCAAACGTCACAGTAAAGACAAACACTCCCGCCCAATCAGTGAAAGCGCTAAGAAGCATTCTGGTGAATCAGAAATGCGTCATGAAGCAGCTTACATTGGTGAGCAGGTAATTGCTGAGATTATGGATAGATCAAATAGCCCAGTGGTTCAGGATGTTCAGATAGAGTCAGTAATGACGGCTGCTGTGCCAATGAATATCCCAGACACCGTGCCACGTGATCAATATCCATTAGGCCACCATAACGGTTTAACTATATTCCACCACGTTATCAACGCAGGTGGTGCAGAGTTTACGACTGAGGAGTAAAGAGTGTTAAAGTATCATGTCCGTGATCTGATGTTTTACACCGAAGCTGAAATCTGGGGTCTACCAAAACCAGCCCGTTGTGAGTTAACCTTCGATGACAATGTTACTATTGAAACCGATACAGTTAACATCATGATTGGTAGTTGGTATCTTTGGTCTATTGCGGCTAACTGGCCGCAAATCCAGGTGAATCATAAACTGTTTATTTACGACAACGTCTTTACGGATAGTCTCTTTCGCGAACTGCTCTGGGATGCGATTGAGTCAACCACGGGACTCGATGTTCCAAAAGAAGATGTTTGGTTGTTGGCTTACGAGCTTTATAACCGCAGTTATAATGCCATTGTTAACGGCTGTAACCGGTTTATTAGTTCTATTAGCTATAAAGATATTCTGGAGGTTGCTGACCATCCACGCATTGCAGCAGCAATGAGCAAAGTAAACGATAGCCGTGAGGCTATTAACCACGTTTACGATGAGGTCGATGCGGTCTTTAAAGATCCAGCAATGGCCGGTAAAACGGTTATCGATACGGTATCCTACGGTACTGTGAAGATGGACCAAGCCAGGCAGTCATTCGGACCTCGCGGCCCGAATACTGACATCGACTCGGTAATCTACAGTAAACCGATACTGCGTGGTTTCGTGCATGGTCTAGCCACACTGGATGCGTTTGCAATGGAATCACGTTCTGCCGCAAAAGCCCAGTTGTTTAACAAAGACCCGGTAGCCGATGCGGAGTATTTTAACCGTAAGATGCAGTTAGTCTGCGGGATCGTACGTAAGATTGTTCCTGGTGATTGCGGTACCCGTGATTACCACACGTTCTTTATTCCGGATGATAGTAATGGCAAACGCCTGTTTGAATCCATGGTTGGTTTGTACCAGGTAATGCCGGATGGTAAGATGCGGGAAATCAGAAGTTACGATACCCATCTTATTGGAACGACTGTCAATTTCCGTAGCTCCTTATGCTGCCTGGAGGGCCCTAATCAGGGTGTTTGTGAGGTTTGCTATGGTGCAATATCTTACGCAATACCTTACGATACAAACCCTGGGCACGTGTCCAGTACGTCGATTAACGAACCAGCTACCCAGACGATTATTTCCACCAAACACTTGGACTTCATCCGTCATTCGTTCCCTAAAACGTTACCACGTGATATGGAACACTGGTTCTCTATTGCAAAGAGCCATGCTGAACATGTGTTGCTTAAACGTGATGTGGATACATCCAACCTACGGATGTCCATAGCTGTTTCTGAAGCACAAGGTCTGGTTGATATTAACTACGTTAGTACGCCAGGCGCTACAGATATTGCTAAGATCAGTAGCTTAAGTTCTATCCAGTTATTCAAAGTAGATGATCGTGGCTATGCTGTTACTCGTCCTGAAATTGTTCAGGTTGTACGTGCCAGCATTCAAGCATCGCTATCACCTTCCATGCTAAAGTATCTAAAAGTACATAGCTGGGAGCGCGATGGTAATCGCTACATCATCGATCTATCCAAATGGAATAAAGACCACCCGGTGTTAATCTATCAGAACAAACATGAGAACATGTCAGCAGCAGTATCTCGTATTGAGACATTCCTGCGGTCCACTCGTGCCCGTTTGAATGAAGATATGACCCCACAGAATTCCGTGGGTAAGAACACACCAATGCTGGTAAAATACCGTGATGTGGATGCTGCGTTGTATGATGCGTATTACATTATCTGCGATAAATTATCAGGGATTCATTTAGGCCACATTGCAACAGTGCTGATGGCATCGCGTGCAGTAGATCCAGTGAATGGTGATTGGTCTATGCCGGCTGGTAAGAACCAAGGTTACTTCTGCAGCCACGATGAGTTAATCCGTCATCGCAGCTTAGCAGTGGCCATGCTCTTTGAACGTCAGTCAGAAATCTTTGATGACCCGGATTCTTATTTAGAATCCACGCGTACCTCTTCCATCTTGGATGATTTGGTGTATATTCCACCATCTAACTAAGGGAGCTTCGGCTCCCTTTTTTTATTTATGGGAGCCGAGATGATCGAAGTTTATATACGACGATGGGGAACTGGGTTCTCCGTCCGAACGATTTCTCACCAGTACCTAAACTTACTCCGTGATTTTAACGATAAGCTCACTGCACGTAAAATGCAACGTGAACACGGTAAAATCATCTTCATTCCTGGAGATAAGTTCTTTCTTTTCGATTCACGTAAAAACGAATATTTGTATGCTGCTGGAGCCTATGATCGCTTAATGCAGCATGTTGAAAACAACATGTACCAGATTCGAGACTCTATTAAATACCACTATGAAACCGTAGACGAGTCCTGGTCTGGTGATAAAGTAGAGTTTGACCGCAATACGTTTAAGATGCACGAAGAACATGAGGACTTTGTGTGGCAAAACGATGCGCAAAAAGCAGGAGAAAAACCAACCGGACATGATATATTCGAAGTTCAGATGGGCAAAGGGAAGGCCGCAAAAAATGGAACACTTGTTCGCATACCAGGCGGTTGGAAGGCCATCGAAAAACTAAAAATAGGCGACACCGTTACCGGTGCAGACGGTAAGCCAACATTAGTAACTGGTGTTTACCCACAGGGAGTTGTTGATCTATACGAAGTTACCTTCTATGATGGTAGAAAAGCGACAGTTTGTGGTGAACATCTGTGGCAGTGTTTTTACATTAACACTACAGAAAAACGTAGATGGGGTGTTAGAAACACGCTGGAGATGAAACGATTACTCGATATGCACGAACCGCGTGTCTATATCCCACTTCCGGAGCCAGAAGAAACCAGCGAAAAGGATTTTCCAATTCATCCGTATTTGCTTGGGGTGTTGTTAGGCGATGGCAGCATGTCTACCAGAGCGTTAACAATAACCAAATACGATACAGAACTAATTGACCGCGTTCGGCGTCACCTACCGGAAGGTTGTGAGCCACGTAGCTCTGATGGTAGATCATGGCGCATCGCCGCTGGAGGTAATGTTAGAAACCCACTGGTTGACATGCTCGATGAGTTAAAACTTATCGGCACGAGATCCGACACTAAGTTTATCCCCAAGCAGTATCTTGAAGGATCTGTTGAGCAACGTTGGGAGTTATTACGTGGTTTAATGGACACAGATGGTACTGTTGGTAAATACGGTGGCCAACCGTCGTTTTGTTCAACTAGTTATTCATTGGCACTCGGCGTCCAAGAATTGGTTCGGTCTCTCGGCGGTGTTGCTAGATTATCTGAAAAACGCCCTCATTATACTTATAAAGGAGAGTATCTTGATGGGAAATTGGCTTATAATGTACTTATTCGCATGAAAAAGCCATCGATGTTGTTTCATCTCACCAGAAAGAAACAGCTAACTAACGACCACGGTCAGTATAACGACATACTGAAACTTCGAGTAAAATCGATAGAGTCAGTGGAGTCTGGGGAAGCCACCTGTATTTCAGTTGATAATCAAGATAAGCTATTTGTTATGGACCAATGGATTGTAACCCATAATACAGTGGCATTCTGTAAAATCGCCAAAATACTTGGTGAGCGTACGATGCTGATCACCAAACCAGCTTTTGTCGAAAAATGGAAAAAGGATTTTAAAGAAGCGCTGGATTTTAGACCCGGCGAACTTCTAGTCATCGAGGATTTCGATGATTTAGAAGATCTGATGCAGGTGGCCAAAGAAGGCGGTCTTAAAGCGGGGAAAGGTAGACGAGAGGTTAAAATGATTTTAACCGGATCGTTTGTGATTGACAACTACATTAAACGTTATTGTGAGGGCGAGCGGTTCTTATATTCACCATATGAGCTTTTAAAGGCACTCGGTGTGGGAATGCTCGGTTACGACGAAGTCCATATGTTGTTTCGTATGAATTATCAGTCGTATATCATGTTGGCTCCTAAAAAGGTGGTAGATTTATCAGCAACGCTCGTTCCAGATCAGGATTTTAACAAGGCACGTTATAAAGAACGTTTCCCTGAAGAATTCCGGTTCAAGATGGAGTATGATAAGTACATCAACGTCGTCAGCGTTTATTACAACTGGGGTGATCGTAAAACCTTGCGTCGTATTAACGGGATGAAGATGTACAGTCATAACGAGCTTGAAAAGATCATCATGCGTAACCCAAAACAGCAAAAGTCATATTTCGATATGTTATATAAGCTGATGGAACGCTGGTATTTTGAAAAGCACGCAAAAGGCCATAAGTGCTTGATCATATTCGGCATGAAGGAAATCTGCACCCGTTTTGTACAATACGTTAAGTTGAAACATCCGAACTTTGACGTTGCCCGTTACATCGACGGGGACGATTACAACAAAGCAGGTAAGGCTGATATTATTGTATCGACGCGTGGCAAGTCAGGTACTGCTGTGGATTACAAAGGCCTTACCATGGCTTTAATCACTACCGCAGTCGATGATAGTCAGGCTAATTTGCAGATGATGGGGCGTACCCGTAAAGGCGTATTACGTGACTGGGGTATTACTCCACACGTTGTCTATCCAGTCTGTCGTCACTTTAACAAACATGTCAAATACTACCGTAATCGGATGGAGTCGTTTTCTGGTAAGGTAGCCAGCGCTGTTACTATGAACAGCAGCTTTATCATCTAAAGTCGCGAGGGGTAACACCCTCGTGTTCTTTTTTTTGCCACCACATATTAGAGAGGGCCTTTATATGGGCATCACAGCGCCTGTAGAGCAATATTTGACAACACTAATACCAGCGTACCCTTCTTTAGAGGATGCGCTTAAATTGCTTACAGATGGCTTATCTGCCGACTACAAGCAATTCAATAAACTGATGACCGCCGCACACACCACCATGGTGCAATTCAAACACCGTGGAAAGGTGTTTAACGTCTGGCGCATTTCTACCAATCGAGGAACTCCAGGATTCGATCGTTTTAAATACGGACTGTTTCATGAGTACGATTCGGAAACCGAACGTAATGACCCTAACGTTAAATTCCGTTGTTATATTGACGATTGGCTGGATTGGCATACAATCAATCTAGCTACCAGTTAATATAATTTCAATTAGATATTCTCTTTATGCTATACGCAATGTTTAATTTTAGAGGATATAAGAATGATTGGATGTTACATGCCCGTGCCGTTGGTTTTACAAGTAGCTAAAGGCCAAGTTAAAAACGAACGTACCTTTAGTGAACTAATAGCTGAACTGATAGAGCTTGCGCGGCATCAGCCATTGGAAGAACCCACTTATAAAGAGTTCATTAAATCACTACTGGATAATTTGAACATCACGGTCTGGTGTATTGAATTTATCAAAGCTATAAAAGAGCTAGCGTTTAGCCTACCTGCAGCTAAACATTACGCCATTTCCTTTTCAACGGATAGTACCGAAGTGCTCATCCGACCGATCGCGGCATAAAAGACTAGAGGAGGGCTTTCGCCCTCCTCTTATTTTTTTTTGTTTTCTACCCAATCATTGATGCGGTTTGCTAGGTTGCCAGATTCAACCTGCTCACGATCTAATAAGCGCTTTGCAACAGCTTTGATTTCAGCAATCCGAAAGCCAGGCAGTGCAATATAATCTAAGAAGTTCGGAATAAACCGACTGATCTTAAGATCATCAAATTCTTGTAGGCGAGCTGTGAATAAAGAACCATTTTCAGGTGCCTCTTCTTCAGTCATCCCGATGGAAGCGATCCCGGTATCTAATTGATAGGTACGGTCATACGCCTCCCTTAGAATCTGAGCAGACTCCAGATACGTGAGTTGTCTAACCAGTTGGTGCGGCATAGCCAGGATGCGGTCGATGTCAGTAACACCCTCCGCATCCTTTACCTTGTGGTCAATATCAAAGTTAAGCTGTCTTATTGTTCGGTGTTCACCGCCGCCAGCTTCAATGACTTCAGTCTGGTAACTGTGAAAAAAATGCGGTCGATCGATAACGGAATAAAGTTACGGAAACGTTCGCCTTTCTTAGTTACCGTCGTGTGATTACAAACCGGGCAAGCAAATGTAGGGTAACCAACGATAGCTATCGTGTTTTCTTCGATCCAGTCAATAACGTGTGCATCGAAATCCGCAGCGCGTTCTACGTCACCACTTAAGTCATCCAACGCATCTACGATTGTTTCTGGATCGGTGATTTCTAATTCATCATCACCTACTTCCATAACAATCTTCGTTACGAAGTGACCGTAGTTACGCATAGCACGTGCTTGCACTTGACTATTGATATAAGATTCACGTTGCGCTTCAGTTGCATAGTTAGCAAGTGACTTAACCTGAGTGGCTTCAATCACTTCTTTCAATGCATGGGCACCGTCTACGTAACCCAGCAGACTACCAGAACCTAAATGGATTTTCACTTTATCGTTAAATTGATAAATGGATTTATCACTGAGACGGAACATCGCTTTGTATTTAGCGATTTCGTCATCGGTAATAGAGCGCCATTTGGTAGACAACATCTTTAACTGCTCATCCGATAGTGCTGAGAAGTCAATACGCTGAGTACGGCCAAAGTTTAACTTCACTGGCTCTTTATGGCCACAGTTAGGACCGACGCATGCCAAGAACCACGGATAACCGTTTGGATACTTAGCTGCCATTAAACCGTTGATAATCAAACCATAATCCAGCGGATCAATGCGTTCCATCAACGATTTAACCTTATCGGTACCCAGATTAGACACGTTGGTGCTAACCACGTGCTCGAGCGCAAGTTCTACCAGATCACGTGTGAAGGTACCGGATGCGGCACTTAACAGTAACCCGTTAGTACTTAGACCCAAACGCGAACGCTCAGTCATCATTTTGTAGTCAAACGTAATCATTGCATCGTCGCCTGGAGAGGTAATCTCCAGATAAATACAGCTCTTAGGTAGAACTACACGGATGTTGGCACCCAGGTTACTGATACGACGCAGAATGGCACGTGCCTGCGAACCACGAACATTCGTGGTCGGTGTATCGATCTTAGCAGCACCCATACCGATAACATAGTCACCAAATTGCATGGAAGCTTTCCAGTTTGAGCCAGGACGGCGTAGTGCATTGTGACCGATCATCTGCGGGGCGATTAGCTTCAGGCGTTCAGTCATCTCTTCTGCGTTTACAGGGTCTGTAGCGTCTTTAAACGCATACATGAGCTCATAGGTACCTTCGGCATAGGTTTCCAGTGGCGTTTCTGTAAAGTCGTCAGGATTGGCAGACATGAACGGAGACTTCGGCGTTTCTACATTAGGAGAAACGTCATCGAATGCATCATCAGTCTCAGTAGGTTCATCGGCAGCGGCTGGTTCATTGTCCACTGGCTGTGGCTTATCGTATATAGGCTGCGGCTTATCGTCTATAGGCTGCGGCTTATCGTCTATAGGCTGCGGCTTATCTACCACCGCTACCGCTGGGGGTGGTGTCATTGCTGTAATTGGGATTTCGGTACCAATGCTGGCAGGCACAGCGTTTTCCCCTAACGTGGGTACAGCATTAACCTTTTCATCCGACTCTGTCATTATTAATTCCCCTTGATAGATGTCACGGTTGCATTCACATCAACGAATGTATCGCTGATCAATTTAACGTAATCGGTGCGGGCCGACTCGGCTGCACTACAAATACCCAGCGAGTCCATTGTCCACATAAGTGGATCGTGGCCTGGATTGTCTTTAAATGCTTTTGCCTGTTTATCAATTTGTTCCAGTCGCTGTTGATAGTTAGTGCGGTCTTTGGCGGCAGCGTCGCCTAACGTCAGAAGACGTTGCTTGCTTTCTTCCGGCATGGTCGGTGTGGCTTCCAGCGCATCAAGAATCAGATTCAATACTGGCTCTGCCTGCGATTCAGCTTCGTGAGCCAAACGAACTTGTTTATCGATCGCGCGAATATGCACGCCAATGTCGTCCAGTTTAGCTTTTGCTGGATTGCGGCTGATCTCGCGACGAGCTGTTGCCATTTTACGATTATCCGCCTGTTCACGGCCTTTAGAGATGGCTGCGCTTAGGTTTGCTCTTACAGTCATTTTTTAATCCTTAGTCAGTGTACATCATATGGTCTGTCGTATGATAGATGCGCTTGTATTCATTAACCTACACCTGAGACACCCATGAACGATATTCTTGAAAACATCATTAACGAAGCAATGCACCCAACTCGTGCTGATGCAATGCTAGAAATAGTAAAAAGCTTATCTACCGTAGGCTATCAGGACGATCTGGATACGGCTACCGCTATCGCGGCTCGGCATGACAGCAGTTTAGATACCGTTGGTGAAATAGAATCACTGGTATTTAAATGTGCTTACGACCTTTTAAATAAACTCGGCGTTGAGTGCGATCCAGGTATCGCATACAATAAACCGGTGCATTTAAGCCATATCATTGATGCACTTCTTTTCGATATTGAAGACTGGGATGATTACGATACGTTACTAGCGATCGTTGATTCTGGCGAACCAGAAACTATTACACTAGGTAACCTTGTTTCGTTTATCACCTGCGTACCATCGTCCAACTATCACGATATTCTAGCGCAAGTGCAGCAGAATACAATTAGAGTAGTGCGCGGTGCGCTCACTGCAAAATCTATTCGCAGTGCCAGCGAAGAATCCCAGATCAATAAAGCGTTGGTAGATCGCGTGCTGCGATATATTGAGCTATTTCCAAACTCTCTACTTGCGGAAAAATTCCAAGATTACGGGTATCTAAGAGAGCCCGATGATCTAGCTAAAGAGATCGAAATTCATTTCGATATTAATAAGCCAGAACAGTACCAGAAAGATCTTGGTATTGTTACCGCAGGTTTGGCAATTCTAAAGCATGAAAGCTACCAGTCAGCGTATGAATCCGATCTTGGCAAGATTACCCGCATGCTGTTAGACGATGACCATATCAGATACTTGTTAGCCGGTGTACGCGAAGCAAGTAATATTCTTCAATCGTTATACCCGGTAGAAGACCATGAATAAAAAAGAATTATTTATTGAGGGGTGTAAGGCCCATCGCTGGAAGTGGCGTACATGGCGAATAAGCCTGTTCGCCGTGGTTAAATTGCCAATCGACACGGAGTATGATCCCAATGTTCCTGAAAACGAGATGTTTGACATTTATACGCCAGAGCCTTTTGATATTGACTATCGAGACGACGGCATCTACTGGTTCGATCCAAAGCTATCCGACTGGCAGCGTTTGGAGGGAGCTGACCAGACCAAGCCACTATTCAATTATCGCTGCTTAACCAAGTTTCCAGAGGGCTCTGTACCAAACCACGAGGGTCCTATCGAAACCACCTATGGTCGCATGCTGTTTAACTGGATGGTACTCTCTTACTCGTTTGGCACTAAAATACCATTCCAACAGAAAACAAACGGTAATGCAATTGTATCGATGTTTGTTGACCGTGCTTATGACGATAGTTATGTACCTGCAACACCAGACGAAGTTTATTTCACTGCGAGTGAGGTAGCTAAGTTCGTTAAGATGATGTTTGAGTTCTTTCCGATGTGTCCGTACATTACACCAACTGGTACAGAAAGAACACTTACAACACATCCTGAAGTAGAAGCACTACGTGAACAGCTTTTGGCTGAATATGGCAATGGTCGCGTTTTAACGGCCAAAGATGTTGCGGAGATTCAAGAGAAGCTTATTGCCAAAGACATCGAGTGGCTATCTCAAGACGAATCGATCGATTACTATATAGATCGTAAGTCCATCGCGGTTAAACGTAAGAAGCTCTTCTTATTGCACGGTTTAGAAACTGCTTTCCGTGAGGATGGCGGCTTTACGCTTATTGCTAAACCACTTTACAAAGGAACGGATTTAACGAAACTTCCTGAAGTATTTAATGCAATTCGCGAAGGCTCGTATAACCGCGGTGCAGATACTGCCCTAGGTGGTGAAAAGGTAACGTTCTTACAGCGTATTTACCAAAACGTTAAAATCGTTCCAGGTGATTGTGGTACGAAACTTCTGTATCACTTCACCTTGAATAAATATAACGCACACGCCTACGTTGGTTTGAATATGTTTGACGGTAAAAACTACGTTGAATTAACCAGCGATTTAGTAAAACAGTACATGGGTAAACCGATCGCTATTCGTCGCCCCATGCTATGTAAAGCACCGCATACGGACTTCTGCGAAGTGTGTAGTGGTAAACAACTTGCACGGCAACCCCGTGCCGTGGCTGCTGAAATCTCCAACGTGGGTTCTGACGTTATGTACGCATTTATGTCAGCGATGCACGGGGTAGAGCTGTCTGTAGCTGATTACGATCCAATATTCCACATCCGTTAAGGGAAGTTAAAAAATGGCTGAACAAAACAAACCAACCCAAGCTGAAACTGTGGCCCCAGCTACTGGTGCAGCTGCTGTAGAGCAAACCACCGCTGCTGCCCCTGCTGCTGCCCCTGCCGCAGCACCTGCTGCTGCTCCTGCTGATCTGTTTGCAGCAGCGCCTGCTGCTGGCAGTGCTAACCCTGAGCGCATTCGAGTTGTTGCAGCACAACTGGCTGACTACGCAAAGAGTATGGCATCTGCTCAGGCTGAAAAAGCAACCATGCGTAAAGGGGTTGCTTCCATGGTGGCGGCTATTCGTTCTGCATTGATTTCATCTGGTGCTGACCTGAACAAGATTCTGGATTTGTTCGTAGACGCAATCAAGAAAGACGAAACCGGTGCATTCGCTGAAACCCGCATCTTCTCTCAGATGGACTGCGTACCTGGTGCTGATCGTGATGCCTATGTTAAGTTCCTGGGCACTATGGTGACGTATGCGAAGCTGAATGACAAGCAACGCATCCACGATCAAACCAATCTGGCTTACATCGGTGAAATCTTTACTGTCGATGTTAACCGTAAAGCATTCATTGCATATTTCCCTAAGAAATAATAAAACCCTAGAGGAGGCCGAAAGGCCTCCTCTAGCTTATGCTGCCTTGTCTAAGTCAAACGGTGGTTTATCTAAATCATCCAGGAATTCCATAAAGGCGTCGCCAACCTCTTCGATAGGCGTTGCATTTAACAGATCGTAGCACAACTCAATAGCATTAGTTTGCCCGCCGGTGAGGTTAATACCGGCACGGCGCCGTGCTTCTTCAGATACCCCATGGATTTCAATAATCTCAATCGCTGTAGTTTCTTTAGAGCCATTGGAAATTACTTGACCGGTTGGATATGCTTGAAGGATATCTGAATCCGATACCTGTTTACGGAACATGGTTTCCAGATTAGGCGCTTCTTCAATACACTTCAACCCATTACGGTGTACCATGTAAGCAGGCAGCGTTACGCACAATCTTCGATATAAGACGCTACGCTTATACCCGTACTTTCGTACTGCTCCGGGTTTTGCCCAGATGGTGAGACTATATAATCACCTTCACTTAAGTAACATCTGCTGTTAACCGTGAAGGGCATGCTATTTCGCTACGCTTGTAGCTACTGGGGCACTACCCCTTAGTCGTTGAACGTTAGCCGTAGTCCGCTTACCAGCGGTCCTTAGGCCTTTCGCTGCTGATTACCCATTGTACTACCCCTTAGCGGCATCGCTTCACAGCGAGCACCCATTTAAGCATAGGGCATCCTAATATTGTTTCCGGATTTCTCCACCGTGGCATCAAGTTTCCTTAATGCAGTGGTTATTAGGCCTTAGTGGCTTCCAGCAATTAAGCATGTGATCGACCACGTTCACACGTGGAAGGGACCGTAAAATTAATCCAGTTGTTTAACGAGATTACCCCACTGTCAAGTTCAGTAATAACTTGGCTACCTGCAGTACCGGCAATCTTCCCACGTTCTTCATAAAAGACGTGTAAGATATCTACCAGTCGCTTAGGTAACGATGGGAATATTCTAAACTCACTGATATTCGCAAGCGTACTAATCGCAGAGGACATATCACCAGTTAATTCATCTAACAGTTCGATGGACACACAGTCGAAGATGTTATAGATAACGTATTCTGCTGGATATTTCTCCTGCATGAAGCGGTGCCATGCCAACCCAGTATGTTGGTCAGCTTCTTTAAACTTAAGCTTACCGATACCCAAGTGCCGTTTCAGTATACTATCTAAACTATAACTTGGCTCGTTACCAGAAGCCACACGTATCTTCTTAAATAGACACATGGCATCCACGATATAAAAGCCAGCCGGACACGATACCACGTGCCACAAATCCGCTGGGTTTTGTGAGATGGTTTTAGAGATAGTCTCTCGCTGTGCTTTGGCTTCTTTGTATCGGAAGTACCGATACTGCTCTGGTACAGCCGGGTCGCTGAACACTTCCGCTGGGTCGATATTGGCCTTCCCCAACATCTTCACGATTTCTTTGATATCGTAGTTCATGTTCCAAATAGCGAGTAAATCAGGCATCCATTCGTGTGCTCTTCGCATTACCGCTTGTATACAAAGCCCCGCGTTTTCACGCACTACAATTTCAATATTAGCACCGCGTTCTTCTACCAGATTAACACGCACCTTTTTCTTTTTGACTTTACCGCTAACGGGATCTTTAACCAGTCGGTTAACTTCGATATCACTTAAGTATTCAGCGTACTTAGCGTTGATTACTTCCGCTAGATTTGGAATGCGGTCAGCCCACCATTTTACGACACCAACTACTTTCTTATCACCCATAGTGACGGTCGTTAGAACCGTTTCTTCGGTACCAAAGATAACATCCCGTTCGGTATCCAATACCGCAACACGGTTAGCGCTGACTAAATCAGGCCATTTCTTCCGATAGTAATGCTTTAAAAGTGTTGGTGCGGTGATGTCGGCGTAATAAACATAAGGCGAATCACAAGCTCTTCTTAGCTCCAGATTCGGGTTAGGGAAACGTCGCCCTAAAGCCATCTGTATCTGTGCAGATAAACAAACGTCAGTTGACTCGTAACGCTGTAGTTTACTGAGTTCTTCGTATTCTTTTTTGTCACTGTGGTTACGGTGGTGTGGCATCGTTATATAGAACGGACGTTTCCAGTTCTCGTACTGCTTGATGCGATGAACATAACCACCATCTTTTGTATGAACGACTTCCTTAACAACAAGTAAATCGTTCAGGGAGCCATCAGTTGCAGCCTGGTAGGCCACGTGTTTACACTCGATTCCGAGGATATTCTCTGGACTTAAATTGGGTTTCATGATTGCTCTCTAAAATAAGGCTACACATTATTAACCGACCTGTAAACTTTAACGGAGATTGCGATGGATGAGTTCGATTTTCAAGAACCCCAAGTGTCACTAGTAGAAACGAAACCTGAACTTATTCCCCTTTTACGTGAGATTCATCAGGTGGGTTTTAGTCGTGACGTTTATGACCGCGGTGAGTCTATTCACCCTGGTTTATTTAAAGACATCGACCCTAAAATGTTATCGCAACAGCATAGTAATATTAAACGTGTCGTAGCGATGGAAGCCTTCGGGATGGATGAACAAACCTCCGGCCTGGTAGCCGGTGGATTGGGTGTTGCTGCCGCCGGTATGCTAGCCATGGGTATCTATAAACTGTACAAGTGGTTTGCAGGTATTCTATCCAGCGACAAAGACGATGAAGAACTGCCAGACGGTGGTGGGGAATCTGCCAAGAAAGCAGAAGATGCATTGGACGCAGCTGCCAAGAAAGCAGAGAAAGAACCGGAGCCTGCGGATACACCAGCTGGTAAAGAAAAAGGGTTTGATCTTAAGCCATACTTGCGGGATAAAGACGGTAAGACGAAAATAACCCTCCGTCAGATTTACCAATACTGCGCTAAATCGGCCTCTGAGAAAGAAGCCAAAGAAATCATGGATCTGGCTAATAAGTCAAAGTTAACAACAGAGCACCCATTGGTTGCAGTGCATTTTGCATACCAAGGCGGTGTTGCTGCAGTGCTTGGTGCAATCAGCGAATATAAAATGGATAACTCGTTCTTTAAAGAACTTATTGCTTACAGCCGTGCTTATTATATCGCGGCAGATGCGATGTTTGATTATTCTATGTCACCAACTGACGCTAACCTGCAGAAGTTCAAAGATGCTGTTACCGGCCTTAAGAACCACGGTGGGGTTAAGCCAGCGGTTGGTAAGCTGATTAGTGCCATGGAAAATGGCAATATCCCGGTAGGTGGTAAACGTGTTTGTTGGAAGGGTCCAATCCTACCAAATACTCAAGAAGCCAAACCGGTTGAGGCATTTCTGCTTAACGATGGTCCTACACACTTTTGGCAGAACGACCTTAAAGCCCTGCTTGAAGTGATTCGCTTACCAAGTGAATTCGTTGATGCCAGCGGAAAGGAATCTGAGAAACTGGATCCTGATGTAGCACGCCGCGCATCAGAGAAGATCAAGGACGCTAAACTAGCCGATGACGTTCGCGAAATCCATAAAGGCTTGGTGCGTGCAACCCGCATGCGTAGCTTATGCCGCACCTTAAAAGCGTCGCTGGAACGCTGGGCTATCTGCAATGAGCAGATTTCTAATTCATTACATAAATACGCTGGGAAGAAGTCATGAGAAGATCTTTACTAGTTGGGTTGGAAGCTATCGATTACCAATCCAAAGACTTAGTTACCGCCATGGCTAAAATTATTGGCGAGTGGCGTGAAAGTAAAAAGTACGAAAATGGTAGCAGTTTTGCTCAAGCATTATCTGCCGCTATTTCCGAATATACCGGTATTTCAACCATTATTGATATCGCTGCTTATCCAATCCCGAATGCGTTCGTTGAGTTCCCACAACTTGATAAGAACAACCCTATTCTTAACAAGATGATTCGAGCAACGGCAACGAATAACGATTTGCGTAAGCTGAACAAAGTTCTGGGCGATGCAATCGTTGGTATGCTTGATTTCTCTAAAGGTCGCGTCTACGGCGACTTTTGTAAAATCGTAGTGCCTGTTTATATTACTGCCGGGTTGATGGAAGATAAGGACTTCCCCGATAGTGAAATAGCCGCAATCGTAGCCCATGAGCTTGGCCATATTTGGTCACTGTACGAGTCACTGCGCGATGTCGCCAGCTGTAATATCGCAGCCCACACGGTATCGTGGCGTTTGATGGGCATGAACACACCACAGGAACGAATTAAACTGATTCACGAGTGTGCCGAGGAGTTGGAAACATCAGCCAAAGACCTCGAAACCATCGTCGATGAAACAAACCGTGAGGTTATCTATACTCACATTGTGGCTACAACACTGCGTAACCGTCGTAACGTGGAAGGTGATGAAACTTACTCCTATCGTGGTTTTGAGTTTGCTTCTGACCAATACGCTACTCGTATGGGTGCAGGTTTGGAGCTGGCAACCGCACTGGCTCGCATTGAACGTAAATCGTTCATGGGTACCACTTACCGCTCATGGCCAATGCACATCATGCTACAGGTACTGAGTATCGGTTACCATGTATCGATGCCAGTAATAAACCCAGTGGTAGGTATTCTGATGGCGATTACTTTGCTGGCTGCCCGTCCGCTTGATAAAGCGTACGATGATCCACAGCAGCGTTTGCAGCGTATTCGCCGCGAAATGATCGGTCAGCTGAAATTGGATATGTCCAAAGAACAGCGAGCCGGGTTAGTAAAAGACCTGGCGAAGATCGAAGCAATGTGCGATGAAATGTCACCAAAAACACCATGGCTGGAAGCGGTATGGAAATATATTGTTCCATCGGGTCGTTCCAGCGAAGCCAAAATGGCTTTCCAACAAACCATTGAACGTCTGGCTTCCAATGAGCTTTACGTTTCCGCTGCTAAATTAGAAGGGATGTAATCATGCGTCAAATTCTCCGTGCTTTCCAAAACCGCACTGTTGTTACATTACAAGATCGTCAAGAACTAGTTCAGTATTTGACTGCTGCTGGCATTGCATACAGCTGTCCAGTACCACAGGGTCCGGCTGACAATGCGTTGGCTGAATACCGCCGCACTGTGATGCCAGCTGCCATGAAAGTCATCTCAGCCGTGAATGAGTGCTTTGTCGTTAATACTGACTGGGTATTAAACCTGGTACGTGATCAGTGGGTAGCGCGTTACAATATCCTAAACTCCCCTATTCGTTTTAGTTTTGAACCGCACCTGGAGCCATCGTCTCCATTTAAGGAAGCGTTGATCCAGGAATACAATAACTGGGTAGAGCAGTTCCAGCAAGCGGCTGCTGCGCATATTGCACGTGGGGTGTAACTATGGAGTTAGATCAGATCGATCAAGAGATCGGGGATGATCTTGCGAAAGTACGTAAACTGGACGCCACCTTGGCGTCCTTACAAACCTATCGTAACCAGATCATCGAACAGGGTATGTCACATTCTATCGGTGTTGGGTTAGAACACATCGCACCTGACGTGACTGAGCACTTTGATTTGCGTAAGCTAACCCAAGCACCGACCACAGCGTATCAGAAGGTAGCGCTAGAAGCACTCGATTGGAAAATGAAAATCGGGGCAGGTGTTTTGGGGCTATTGATCGTTGGGATCTTGGCCAAAATCCTGCAATTTATGCTAGGGTTGGATGTGCCAAGTAAAGGCGGTGGTAATGCAGTTGAAGTCAAGCAGAAGGTTGAAGATATTCGTGACCAACTGCGCGATGAGGTAAGTGCGCTGCGTAATACCGAGCCTGCTACTGTATTGCTTAAGTTTAACAAAGCGATTCCAGATCAACTTAAACCACATGCACAGCGTCTAAGCGATATGGTTGCCCAACATAAGCTCTCTAGTGAAGAAGCATTGGAAGCAATGAATGCAATGCTGACTTATTCCAGTAAGTCGTACAATGTAGCTAATCAAGAAGAGGCGTTGGGGATTTTATTTAAGTTACTTCTAAATAAACCCAATGCCCGGGTAGCACTTTCCAGTCTTGCTTTTGATTTGCATGATACGAGAAAGAGCCAAACTTACACCCCCGCATTCTTGCAGGACGTAAGTCGATATGCTGCAGGCATTCGTTACGTTGACGATACGCTTAAAACACTGGAAGAGCTAATTGGGGTTAGTAAAGAGGCGTCAGACGCAGCCAAAACGCATATGCGCAATCGCGACCGTACCCCTGATGAAAACCGTTCCTTAGCAATGGCGGCTGTCCAACGTGCCCTGGCACCATTTAATACTGACATGCCAAACTTTATGGACCGTACCTTCGGTTTCAATAAAGCGATGGATAGTATTCTACCGTTCATGATTGACCCGAACGGCGAAATGGATGAAAGCATTACCGCCGACGGCTTACGTCGCGTTCAAGAAGAGATGAACCATGAGTACGGAAATACCGAACTCAATGGCCGCACTCAGAAAGAACTTAAGATAAAAGGCCCACATGGGGAAGAATACTGGTGGGGGAGTGGTTTTAATCGGTACGATAATCTTGGTGTGTTTTCTCTAAAGATCGATGAGTCCAGTATGAACTTCGGTGATATGAAAGCCAGAAGTATTGTACTGAATATTTTCGATCCGAAAGAAATAGGGCGCTTTATTTCAAGCTCTGATAAACAGCGAGAAGCGTTATCGAAGATCTTTGGCGGCGCACGTCACGAGATAGACCAGATGGTAGACCGCTGTAAGCGTTTAGAGCGGTTGCTGCGTGATATTAATGGGTTATCTAAGGATAACATCCCAACGCTGTATGATGCGTTCTACGATGGTACGTTAGGACGTCATTTCCCTGACTATATTCGTGGTGCTGAGGCTGATCGGATTAATTGGGGTAAATTGACAGAACGTGTACTTCGATACACGAAAGATTATGCGGAAGGGATTCGTAGTGTGAAAGTGCTATATGCGCGAGTAGCGCAGCGGTACCGGATGTTAAAGTCATTGGTAGAATAGAACCCAGGGTGGCGCAAGCCACCCTGGAGTCTTATGCCACGTGTTTTGTGTAAGTAATACTGATGTCATCACGAATGGTGATGCTACCATCCGGCGTTGCAGCGACTTTCTTACCAAGTGTAAAGCAATCGTTATCACGACGCAGTGTCATGATGCTCTGATCGCGGTTATCTCCAATCTTCTCCATTTCCACATCGATGATATCATCCCCCGCTTTTTCCCGCAGTGCAGATACAATCCCCGCTACCGTGCATGTCCGGTTTTTCAGATATTCAGCAATAGTTGATCGAGTCATTGAAGACAATGCTTTAAGTAGCGCCGTGTTCTTACGTACTGCGTCCGTTACGTAATACGTAACGTTGAAGGATAACTCAGCGTCCATATTAGCCAGTGAGTTATCACCCAGCCGAACGTCCACATAACCCAACGTGTTAATTGGGTAGTAGAACATTTCGGTTTGCTCCAGCAATTCTGCAGCAGCGGTTGGTAAGTCTTCCAGCACCCCTTTTAGAATGAAGTTTAATACCGTGTTGTAATACGTTTTAACTTCATCTGTGTTCGCGACACTGTAGCGCGCATCAAACAAGAACAGTTCTACACGACGCTGTAACTTACGCGGTTCTTTCAGCACCGGCTGACCGTCCACATACATCACATCACCTGCGTTATGCAACACCATTGGTTTACCGTTTACCAAGATGGTATCACCTACACGATGAATATACTTCAATGATTTCACACCACCTGAACCCGTAATAATCACTGGCAGTTTTGTTGTGGCATCAATTTCGTACACGTCTTTGGTGTAAGTTGCATAAACGTCCTTATCGTAACGAACGTATTCCATTGGTGAAGCGATGGTCCGCGCATTAGCCCACAGTGTTTTTAGGTATTTACCTAAATTAAACTGCATAGTTTCATGCGTAATCGCCATGATGTTACCGCCAGGGGCCGTGTCATGAACGATTGCATCGGCATCGATTTTGCTGTAGCCATCGATTGTGTAACCGCTGGTGTAGAAGATAACGTTCATCTCTACGTCTAGCATCAGCGCCATTGGATTCGGATCATCCTGCCCCATGATAAAATTAGAAACAATAATGTCATGGTTACGGTCTAGGTCCATGTTGGTTTTGATGATAAACCGGAAAACCCGTTCTTGATCTTTCCAGCCAACAAACTCACCGTTCAGATAAGCAACCTGCGTGGTGTAACCGCGTGGCACATAACTGATCTGGCAGCCACACATAGCTTCGGGTAGTGTTTGGTAGACATCCGTACTGCGTGTTACCAGCAGCAGTTGGTAACCTTCCGGATGTAGTTCAATGCTATAACTGCCGACCCCGACATCCAACTGCATGGTGGCGTTCGTATCGACAAAGCGTTTGCCGGAGATCTTTGGATCACTTAAATGGTACGGTCTTGCTTCAAACACATCCGAGTTAACATCCAGCACGTAATAAAACGGTGTGTGTAGATATCGGTTGTTGTTTAATGCCGCAATCCGATTGACCAACGGTAATCCATTAAACCCGTCTAAGCTGTCGTCAGCAAAGTAGATCATCCCATCCCTTTCTACGTATAACGTATTCGGGGAGATGGTCATGCGGTCACCGTTGTTGTACACGGTTGGCAACTTCGCTAAATCGAAATACGATGTTTGCAGTATACCATTCATCGTGCCAATTGGCGTGCTAACCTCGCTTAACGTGGTGTCTGGCATTGGCGTAGAAGCATGATAAATACGCTTGGTAACATAATCAATCGACTTCAACGTGGTGTAGCCCAAATCGCTCATATTAGCAGAGAGCTGACCAGCTGAGATTGGTTTCTTAAGAGAACCGGTTTTGTTATCAATAACGCGGTCACGCAGTTCGGTAAAGGTTAGTGCATTACGTCCACCTTGGATATACTCAGCACACCAGTAGCGCATATCGGTGATGATGCGCAGTGGCTCGATAAACGCACTGTCGGTAATACCATTAAAGTCACGGTAGGTAACTTCAAATTCAGTATCGTAATAAGAACGCAAATCCAAATCGATTTTCCCACGTGTGGTGTAAATATCGATTCGCACATCGCCTTTGATTAAACCACTGCGTACATATACGTCAGACAGCTTAACGTTCAACGTCCCGTCCCCAACCGCTAGCTGGAAAGTAGGGGTCAACGGATCAAGCACTTCCGTACTATGCGTGGTTTGAATTTCTTTCCAAACGCCATTAACACGGTTCCATACTCGCGCTAAGAAGAATTGGTCATCGAAACCAATATTTTCGTTAAAGGCAATCCCGCTGGTGATTGCAACCGTAGACGACTTAGTTGTGTACTGCATCGTAGGTATTTGAATTACCAAATACTCCAGACCTACGCCACCAAAATTGATGGTATTTACAGTCCAGTCCAATGTATTATTGGACAGGTCACGAATTGGTGAGCGCTCTGAAGTATCGTACAGAACCTGCACAGCCCCATGCGGCATAACGCGTAACTCAATCGGATACTGAATAGAGAAACTATAGCCACCCACTTTCCATTCGGTTTCACGTGGGATAACTAATCGGCGAATACCGGATCCGTTTGGCGGTACCGCACGGTTCTTCAATTCCTGCAACCCGATGATCATGGTAAATGTTTCTGGTGCTGGAATACCAAAACGATCGTAGTAATCCTCATCAGACATATGACCATACAGCTCATCCAATTCAGTAGCCATAGCTGGATATGAGCGACGACAGCAGGCTTCATCGTTTTCAATGGCAGCAGTGGTTACCGAGATTGCCCCTTCCAATAGAAACGGTAATGGTCCTGATGGCTCGGCAAAATCTAAGTTTTCTCCATCAATAACAACCGAGCGTGCAGTATCGAGCACACGCTCGAATATCGCCACTGGATTGTATATGTAGGAGTTGATATCATCAACGATATCACGCACCTTGTTTGGCATTATTTAATCCCCTTCATAACCTCTTTGTACTCATCGGTATAAACATACCACGAGATTTCGTAACTATTGGTATCGATGTGCGGAAAACCACGATAGTTAAATAACGCGATTTCACTACGATCAATTAGCATCATACTGTCCTTTCCACGTGGTACGAAGCTCGTACCGGAATCGTAAAGAGGCAACATATCGGTATTGAACATGGCTACCGTATCGTTAAACTCTTGCAGGATGATCGGATCATTGTAGTAAGCACCGATGGCTTCAAACTGGACGTTGATCTGATCGTTATCGGACACGAGCGGTGAATTACCGTTGATATTCATCACCGCGCCCATGGTGTCGTTTACCGGGAACACGGCGTTAGCAATTCCGTATTTGCGGATATACCGGCGTGTTGGATCCATGATGAAACGATAGACACGCATCTGGTAATCAACACGACGTTGCAGTATGTTAGCAGTCCTTGGTTGATACCAGCCGCGCCGCACACCGGATATGTAATCCAAATAGAAATTGAGGAAGGTTGTAATTGGATCACCTTCTATATTTCTAAACGATGCCGATAGCGCATATCGGTTATTGATTTCCAGAATAGAGTCTACATAAGAGACCTGTTCACGCACCAGACCCTCGTCTGACGACCATACGTCCAACGTGCTATCTGGAAAGCCCGTTAAGCTAACCAACAAGTTTGACAGTAATGGTATGAACGCCATGCGATTATCGAATTGCACTTTAGAGTGAAATGGCGACCCGAGCTTACAATGCGCTGGGTCCAATGCCATAATTTCATTCTCAGGATCTAGCATACCGATAATAGCAGCAGACTGGGATGATCTCCCTGCCCGAAGCACTTCAATCAGTTTACGTGAGTTGTTTAAATTTTGTTTATTAAAGTTTAAGTCTGGCCGTGTAAAAAATGTGTAGCCCACGCTGTCCGTATTCTTCGGGGCGTAGAGCGGCGCCATCCTATGGTTGAAGCCTGTAAACAGGTTTGAGAGACTGCTGCGTGAGCTTCCACGTCCCGATTGTTGTTCAATCGTCCGTGCGGTTTTTGTATTCGCTACGGTTGAATTTGAATCTGGATCGAGCGTGTATGGCAGATCCTCAGGCTGAGTTTTATTTACCATTGTCTACCCCGGAGAGTTGCATGATTCCTGAAAATATAGTCGGTCCATTGATCAGCAACGTGGTCGGGAGCTTACCATCGCTCTATCGCGGTAGTAAGGCCGATTCTATCGTTGAGTTCTCAAGACCAGCACGTAATGAGTTTTTAACCCTGATTGAAGATGACATTGTGGCACTGCCATATGCATCCGATATTACCCAGTCAATGCTGACATTAACCTCATGTTACTTCTTAAGCTCATTGAGCTTACTGATTGATATTCCAGGCCTTAATGTATTGCGTACACTGGATCAGATTAACACCAACCGTGACCCGATCGAATCGATGCTGGGCTCTGGTTCTTCTTTGTACAAATTCGTGGGTGCTGAAAGCTACCGCGATGGTTTACCTAATCCAGAGAATTCACTGGTTGGTTTAGAAGCGGCCACTAGAGCCGGTACTAATGTTCGTTTTGAACATGGTTCAAAACAAGAACTGACTGACAAGTCGATAAAAAATAGCAACAACCACGATAGTCACGATCGCATCAGCAATCAGTTTATTAATGCAGAAGATCATTCTTCCCGCACAACGAATAACGTTAATATCACTGAAGGTAGTGGTGGTCGCGGTAGCGCTTCTGGAGCTTCTTTCGGTAAAGACACCCAGGTGACTTTGAAAGAGCTGGCGAACCTGTCTGTTGGTAAACAGTTTGAAGTTACGTTTGAACGCGATGGCAATAAACAGCCAGTTCAGTTAAGCGTGCGCTTAATGGTTACCAATACCGACAGTGAATCATTCAAAGCAATTCTGCGTACCGGTTCAATTGCTCAGACGTTTAAAGAGCGTTTCATTCGTGCCAAGGCAGGTCAACTGGGTTGGTTCAAAGACCTAGTGCTTTGCAATGACTTGATTGATGAAGCCCGCCGCACACGCATCCGCGATAAGTCCGGTTTCTTCGAACATATGATGCGTAAGCGCTCTAAGAACTTCCTGTCTGGATTGTTCTCAATGCAGCCGTCTATTAATAACGCTTCCGCTATTTTGATCTTCAAACGTGATACTGCGAAGCAGATCGAACTGGAACTCGGCGGCAGCCTGGATGAATTCGCAATCCGTCAGCGTGCTTTCGAAACAACATCGGCAATGTTGATGTGTGTTGTAGATACCCAGTGGGATACCGTGACCATTTATCATCGTGGTATCGACCGCTTCAACGAACTGCGCGTAAGCGAATTGAAACGTGCTAATAAAGACGCTGGCAACAACGTAGAAGACATTCTGCGTGCTTACAGTGCCTTTACTGCACCTAACCTGTAAGGATACTCGAATGAGCCTGTCGAAATACCTACAGTCGTTACTGCCAAGCGCTGAAACCGCGGACCTGAAAACCGGGTTAACCAACAACGCTGAGCGCATTGAAACAACTGTGATTCCATCGATTGATCGGTGTTTACCGATATTTGGACCAACCTACCGCTTCAAAGATGAAATCATTCAAGACATCGCAGCATCGCTAGCCAAAGAGCTGAATGCCACGTCATTGAAACTCCATCACTCCACCGGCTTGATGGAACACATGAACGCGGTCTTTAAGAACATGCTGGTAACTATCCCGTACGTTCGTAAAGAGATTGACAACACCTTTGGCCGTAACTTCACTAACGTGGGTTTAACGTTCTCTAAAGGGAACATTATTCAGTTCTGTGAAGTAGTAGACTTTGTAGTCAACTACGTTCGTGTGTTTGTGAACTACCTGACGGCAACAGAGCTGATGCATCTGGAAGGCAAGAAAGTCGATCCGGATCTGCCAAAAGGTGATCCAGAATACCTACGTGCTAATGCACTGGTGTTCGTTACTGCCATGGGGATTATGGCCAATAGCCTGGACGAGCTGAAGAACGCCATGCGTCGTATTCCTGACGCTATCGTGGATAAAGACAGCGAAGCTGAGATTCGTGTCACCGTTGGCGATAGCAACCTGGACCCACTCGGCTTTGCTGTGCTGCCGTTCCCAATCAGCCTAATTTTCCATTATCGTTTGAACCGTGCGGAAAAGGAAGCTGAAGAACTGGAACGTACGAAAGCAGAAGCACGTCTGGTTGAATACCGTATTCTGTTGATTAAACAGCGGATTGACGGTGGCCAAGGCGATGCTGCGATCGAAGCCGAGTTGGAAATCCAAGCGGACCGTTTGTACAAGATCCGTCAGCGTCAATCGAAGCTGGAGGAAAAGTATGGGGTCTAAGCATGTGATTACTGCCGTGGATGTAAAAGATTTACGGACACTGGCAGAGCTGCTGACCCGTTCGCCTGCTCAGACACGCGACTGGGCCAGCATCGATCGAATGATCAAGTTTTGCTGTAAATATATATGGATGATGCCCTTCTTGGCAACAGACAACTGGCGTAAGTATATTCGTACGCCCGCTGACACTGTAGTGCGGTATTATAACGATGCCGTGCAGTTCATTACTACGGGAAAACGCGATATCTCTATAGAGGCATGGGATGCAGTTGTACGTAGTGCAATTCGTCGCGACTTCTATGGTTCAGATCAAACTGTTAAAGCAAACATAGGTACCGTGGTTTTACAAGCATTCAGTGGTCAAACTGCCGATGTAACGAAAACCTTAAGCCATTCTGGTCGGATCATTGCACCGGATCTTGCGACAATGCAGGAAAAGGACATTATACTTATGTGGTCAATGCGTGTGAATGGATTAGAAGACATGGTCTTCACTTTAGCAGCTATGGCGGAAGTGGTAGCAGCGATCCAATCAGAGCGTTGATAAGGAATTTGCGTTATAAACACGTCGACGTGAAGCGCAATACTGGAGCACGTGCTCCAACATTTCGAAAACACCTTTAAAGGAAAATTGATTATGGCACCTCGTTCATGGGCTATTGGCCTGGAAGATATCTCTGAAGAACAAGTTGATGTAACTACCCTGGAAAAACCAGAAGAAACACTGGAGCACCAACTGGTAGAAGTAGAAGGTCTGGATCAGTCTATCGCTGACCTGACTGAAGATGGCGATCAGCTGGCTGACGATACCGCACAGGTTCAGGACATTTCTGACGCGGTTGAAGGTGCTGCTGAACAAGGTGGCATGGATGAAACTGCAGCTAAAGTCGTTGACGTAGCGGTAGAAGCGATTGCTACTCGTTGGGGCATCCGCCGTAACAAACTGGGTCTGGAAAACTTCAACGGCGCGCGTAAAGCCCAAGGCACTCGCGTAGCGATGGAAGAACTTGGCGAAATGGCAAAAGACCTGTGGGCCAAGTTCGTTGCATGGGTTAAAGAAATCATCAATAAACTGAAAGATTTCTGGTTGAAGTACATGAACGCTGGTAAAGCGCTGCGTACCCGTGCTGACAAACTGTCTGACCGTCTGGGTAAAGGCCTGGGTGAGAAATCAAAAGACAAGATCGGCGGTGGCTGGTTGTCTAAACTGGCACTGGATGGTAAAGTTGATGTCGAAGGCTCTAAAGCCCTGGCAGTAACTTCATCTGCTAAAGTTGGCGAAGTAGTCGGCGCTATTGTAGAAATGCTGCGTGCTGGTGAAGGTCAATTGACTGGTTCTGCTAAAGGTGACATCGTTCGCAGTGGTCAGAAACTGGCTGCATTTGGTACTAAGACTACCAAGGCGCTGAACAAAGCACTGCCTTCTGGCGCTACTGACATCTATGCAGTTGCATTGCCTGGTAACAAATATCTGGTTACCTTCCAGCTGGCTAACGAAGTTCCTGGCGTAACTCTGGTTGGCGGCAACGACGTTGACGTTAAAGAAATCGAAACTCCATCAGCAGAACAGCTGAAAGACGCGGTTTCTTCAATGTACAAACTGGCCGACACACTGGAAAGCCGTCTGAAAGACTTCCGTGCTGCAAACGACGAACTGTCTAAACTGCAGGATGCTGCTTCTAAAGCAGACGCTGGTGTTGGCGATAAGAAAGGCGAAGAACGTTCTGCTGCGCGTAACAAAGCAGATATCGCACGTGCTGTTGTTAGCAACTACACCAAAACTCAGTCAGCTGTTACTGGCGCGCTGAAAGACCTGTCTTCTGGTCTGGTTGGTTACGTTCAAGCTGGTATTTCTGCGTACAAATCTGTAGCTTAATTTACAGACATCACGTACTAAATCAGGTAAGCAGGTAACCCCTGCTTACCTTTTTTCTTTTTTTGCAAAATCGAAGGAATATAAAATGGGTCGTTATTCATGGGCCGTAGGCCTTGAAGATCAAGACATGAGCGATGTTGATCTATCAGCATTGGAAGATCCACAAAATGGTGTCGAAGCAAATAGCATTGAGTGCGCTGAAGCAACTAGCGATTTGGATACACTCCAACAGGACGGTGAACAGCTAGCTGGCGATACTACTCAACTGGAAGAAATTGCCGGTGCAGTAGAATCAGCAGAAGCTGAAGGTGGCATGGATGAAACAGCTGCACGTGTAGTTGATGTAGCGGTAGAAGCAATCGCCACTCGTTGGGGCATCCGCCGTAATAAAATCGGCTTGGAAAACTTCAGCGGTGCCAATAAGTCTCGCGGTACTTCTGTTGCTTTAGAAAGCATCGTTGATACCCTGAAAGAAATGTGGCAACGTTTTGCCGCATGGGTCGGTGAGATTGTTGCTAAGCTGAAAGATTTCTGGTTGAAATATTTCAACGCTGGTAAGTCTCTGCAAAACCGCGCTGATAAATTGGAAGCCCGTCTCAATAAAGGTGTTGGCGAGCGTTCTAAGGATCAGATCGGCGGTTCTTGGGTTGAAAAGCTGGCAATCAACGGTACCGTTAGCATTAAAGAAGTGCAAGCTTACGCTGGTAAGTATGCCTCTAACAACAAAGCTGTCGCTGCGTTGGATAAACTGTTGACTTCTACCAAGCAAGCCATTGCTGATGGTAAAACCCTGGATGCCACCATTGCCGATGTAACAGATTGTCTGGGTTACGGTGCTAAAACCACCAAGTCATTCAAAGCGGCTATTCCAAGCGAAGCTAAAGTGTACGATGCGATTGCTTACCCAGGTGGCCATTACGGTATCGTGTACGGCACTGACACTGCGGATACAAAGAGCATCGGTATTAAAGTGATTCAGGTCAATGAAATCACCGGCGACAAGAAATTGTCCACCCCAGATACTGCCGCTATGTATGACGCGATTAAGTCGATCCGTCAAATCGGTGAAGCGCTGGAAGAAGCTATTAAAGACTTCCGTCCAGTGAACGATCACTTGGCTCAGCTGCGTGACAAAGCAAAATCAGCTGCCGATACGCTGAAAGATGCGCAAGATACCAAACGCGATGCGGCACGCGGTAGTCTGCGTACCGCAAACCAAGCGGTGTCTAACTTCCTGGCCGTTAAACGTGTTCTTAGCTCATGTCCTCTGGACGCAGCTAATGGCTTAGTTGGTTACGTGCAGGCTGGTCTAGCCGCGTACAAACCAGTAAAAGCATAATCCTTTAGAAGTAGGGCTTCGGCCCTACTTCTTTTATGCCCTAAGCCCGGTTCCCATCCTTTGGAGGTAAACCCCTATGCCTAATTTTACAATACCTATTCCAGCGATGGATGAGACCGTTAAACACAACGTACTGATGTCAGTCATTGACCGTATCTTAAGTATACTTTGCATCAAACGCGATGACGTCATTTTACAGCTCCCTTATAGCAACAACACTCAACCGAATAGTCAAGCTGGTGTAGAGCGTGATGTGAGCTTCGGACAGAACCGCCGTGTGTTTGTTGATGTTGATGAAACCAGAGATCCAGATAACCTCACCGATCGCGGTGTTGGGTTTGATAGTCAGAAACCATTCTTTCATGATGTCAGTTTAGATGTGCGTTTACATCCAGCACTGGCCCGTTATAATTACGACCTGACGTTGAATATTCGATCAGCGTCTCGCAGTGAAGTATCGATGTGGGCAAACGACGTGCATCGCCGTGCTTCACTTGGTGGCGATACATTTCCCGTCGGTGCTGATTTCCATTATGTTATTCCCGGTGAGTGCATCGCACTGTTGTTAGATGCACATAAAGCAGCATCGCATAAAGTGCAGATAGCGGATATTGGCCAATGGTTAAAGACGGGCTTTATTAATGCAGTCACCACGGCGAATAAATCATTTATTGTTCGCGATAGCCGTTCTCGTATTCTGTGCACCATCGATGGTCCTGCAGAGATTACCAAAGAGAAACAGGATTCCGGTGCTTGGCTTGGGACACTGCGCGTGAAGTTCTCCGTACAGTTACCAGAACTCATTGATGCGTATTATCCACCAATCTTAAACAATACATTAATGGATAAGAAATGGTGGCAGTCGATGCTACAACCTGGCGTGTCGGATGAGGCTAACTGCCAAAGAGATGCGTATGTAGAGTTCCAAGATGAGCTCACATTTCAGAAAGCACAGATCCCTATCCCGATTTATATCCCAGATTGTGATTTTCCAATCATGGAAAAGGGAACTCGGTATCCTGGTGAGTTGATGTTAATCTGCGGCTATTATGAGATGAACGCAGATGAGCTCAAAGCAGAAGAAAAGTTCTTATTGAATTTAAGCAACCTTGGTAACGTTAAATTAAAGCCACGGGTATTGGAATACATCAAAGTAGCCCACTCGATTAATCCAAACGGTGTCGATTCCGTTTATCGTGTTTACAGTTACGAGGATGCATTGCAGCTTGATCGCGACCGTGGTAGATTGTCACAAGCGTTGGATTACTACCTGAAAAAGGAAATGGTACTGACGAGCTTATACCAGTTTGGTATTACAGTGCTAACTGATTTCAGATACCTGTCGGATTTAGGCAAGGAATTTCTGTGGGATTTTGCTGATATTATCATTGCCATCATTCTGGATTTCAGACCAGACATCGCTAATCGCTACGACGACTGGTGGTCGCTTATTATTGATGGCCACTTGCCTTACTTTGTTTGGAATGACTTAATTGACTGGTTATCTGGCCAACCCGGTGACGGTAGTTGGACTAGCTACCCTTCCGACCAACTAACCAACCCAGATTGGTACGTCTATAATCCCGGAGATAGTGCACCTGGCTATAATAGCGGTGGTGGTGATAACAGCGCTTCGTCTCAAGTGGACCTGGAGTTGATCTCAGCGCTGTATAGCGATGAGCAAACGTTCCACACTACTTCTTACAACAACATTCTGATTATTGAGGATTAATTATGGCTATCGCCGGTAGCAGCACAGCTCCACAGGGGAGCTACGAAGTTGAAGCACCCGTTAACCCGCAGGATAACCTGGCTGGGTTAGTTCAGTATGCGGCTACCGCGACGTCTACCCCGTCTCGTAGCTCATTAATTGATTCGGAGTTCCACCCGACCTCCCATTTGGTAAATCACATGGAAGGTTCGCCGCTGACGGTGGATTACTACCGTCAGATACTGGGTGCTGACGATACTGCCAAGCCACTGCAATTGGGGGTGCGAGCATCTAATCAGTATTTTGAGAAGATAAAGAACTTTATCTTCCGCGTTACAAGCCCACTTACCACCAGTCAGAATACTGAAAACAATGAGTTTACGGTAACGGGCGAAGGTAATATCTATTGGGGATTAAAGCCTAACATTGGGGATATGTTTATTACCGATGGTGGCGAGGGTTATTTAGCCCTACTATCTATTACCTCAGTAGAACGATTGTCTTACACGAAAACCGCAGCTTATGCCGTACGTTTCCAAATCACCGATCGTTTAGATGCTAACAAAACACAATCTGAGTGGATGCAAGATTTAGAAGGGAAAGTTACCAAAGTTACTGTATTTGAACCCTCCCTTTTAGAACAGTACGATAACCCATTTGTTACTGAAGAAGATTACTTAACTTTCAAAGGCGTTGAAGAAGAACAACTTTCGTTAGAAGAGTATTTCATTAGTAAATTCTGGTTACCGGAAACACAGGGCTACTGCATTCCAAACCAGGTGATAGCAACATTCGATGGGTTCCATAGTCGTTTTTGCCGTCAGATTGGGTTTTACGATAGTCGCCGCCATATTAACGTGCATCAGATCGGTTGCTTGGATTACGAGCAGATGTTTACGTTATGGGATCTGATGATCGAAATGTCTGATCGCAAGTTACGGTTGGTTACAGAACAGATGGGGGTTTATCCATCACGTGCAATGCGGGCACAGTCCGCTAACCGTGGCGTGGGTTTTTCGCTCTACTCTAGCTGTCTAGCACCATGGGATCCGTTATCCATTAGCAATGAATATACGATCCCTGCAGCACCAGACGCATTTAAACGCAATAAGAACGATTTTGATGCAACAGTAGTGCCATCGTACCGACCAGTAGACTACGATAGCTCCTATGTGTTTTCTGGTGCGTTTTACGCAGGGTCCGTTGGGCAGATGTGTAACTTTGAGCGTATTGTTACGCAAATGCTTAAAGAGGACCAGGTTGACGTCACACTGGTGATGCGTATGACTACTGAGTATTACAAACTCCCATTGTTAGAACAATTCTATTATGGCCCTATTCTTTATACCCTGCTGGGGTATGTACGGAGAAACCCAAAATGGAAGTAAAATACGTCTCGTCGGACATACCGAGTCTGGAACAGCAGACCCCAGCATTCCGACTATTTAACTACCACTACTTAGCATATATGCAGATGTCTGATCATCTGCATGATGCTGACGTAAATGTATTTGGATTGGCGCTTTCAAATAACGAGGCATTTAACCTGGAGTTATCCAGATCGATGGACCCTCGGTATATGACACCAGCTGAAATGGCATATGTGGTGGCAGGTGAAGGGAAGAAGCTGATCCTGGCCGATCCGAAAGATGCTGTAAAGATTTATAAAGACATCGATGCCCATTTGTGTCGTTGGCGCGATGTGGTGAAATACAGCGGAATAACCGACATCCCACTGGAAGGACTTTATGAGTTCGACCAACTCGCAGCGCTGATGATCTACATCGCCCGTGGTCATGGTTTAGTAACTGAACTGGATCGCCGTGCTAAATACGCAACTCGACGCTCTATCCGTAACCGTGGTCCAATGACGCCGATGGCTTCACTGCGTCACAGCGGTGCTGTCTTTATGGAACTACTGCGTGATGCGAAAGATGCCGGTGTTGATGTGTGGCGATTTAGACACAAGCTGAATGAGAAGACAGATAAGACAGGATCGATATGAACCAAATCGATGTGTTGATTGAAGATAATCTTAAAACGATGCGTGCAGCGCCCGCGCTAGAGTACGAAGCCGTATTATCTATTGGCTCGTATCAGATTAAAATGATGCACGTCATGGCGCTAAGTAGCCGCGAAGATTATGTTCGCGGCCAGTATGAAGAGCGAATGATTACGGTAACTATGTTGCCATCAGAGTACGCTAAGTTAATGTTATACGGACACGCTGATATGACGATGCGCGTAACCACCATCACTCCGTCTAGCCAAAGCCGTATTGCTAAAACGTATCGCGCCATTCCAGCCATGTTACGCGACCCTACGCTTGAAAATAACTCATCTCAACGTGTAGTACAGGATCAGGACAATACAAATATCTCAGTGGCACACTTCCAGTTAATGGATCCGGCGGCTTACGATATTCGGTTACGTCAGATTGGTACCAATTTCCACAAGACACGTACGATTGATATCATTAAACTGATATTCGGTCAGACTAAACTGGTGGATAAGTATAATCAGACTGAAGCGGTGGGTGCACTGCAGATAGATACCGACGCGGTAACAACAGTGCCCAGTCAGGTTATTATACCTGACGGTACCAATCTGATTACCCTGCCGCAGTTCTTGCAGCAAGAGTACGGTGTATATAGCCAAGGTATTGGGTGTTTTCTTAAAAACCGGACGTGGTATGTGTTCGCACCTTACAGCCGTAAGAAAGCCACTTACGACATCCACAAGTTAATTGTGATCAATGTTCCAGGGGATCGTTACCGTAAGTTGGATGCATCCTACAAGGTAGACGGTAAGACGGTCACCGTTATGGCTACTGGCCAAGCGCTGCATACCGACAATACCGATGCCGATGCGATGACCGGCGGTACGGGAGTACGGCAAACCGATGTAACAAAACTTATTCACACGCCTGGTAAAGTTGACGGTACGTCAAAACCAGCTCTTAATCCACAAGAGTACATGCGTGAATACCAGTCGTATGAGTATAACAAGAATTACATCAACGCTCCCATGGATAAAAATCCGCATACCGCGAACCCGTCAGTAGCGGCATCTGCTTTAGCAGGCCGTAATGGTTGTTATATGGAAGTGGTGTGGGAACGAGGAGTCGGTGAAGTGTTATTACCCGGCATGCCTGTACAATTTATGACGCAAGATGGAACCAAGATTAAGATCATGGAAGGATCATTGGTTGGGGCTGAAGTGCTCTCGTCAATGACGGCACCTGGGTTGTTAGAGCCAACTCACCATGCAATGATCAAATTAACAATGTTCCTTCGAGATAAGTAATTCATTACTACGATGAACATCATCTGGACCAATACTAGGGAATTTAAAAAATGAAGACGTTACCATCGACGTTACCACTTGACCATTTCAGCCGAATCTTTAAATTGGGGTTCGCTAAGTACATCAATGTCAATCGCACTGACGTTGCAGAAGGTTTGGTTTCACTGTCACTGGCAGGTGAAGATAACCGCGCAGTAGACATTAATTTTGCTGTTGGTGTGGAAGATAAAGTACCGGTTGTGATTCGCTTAGAAGCAAAAGACACCGAAATGCCATATCGCTTCTTTTGTAATCTGGCCGGCATTATCGAAGCCTGGGATAAAGCATTGCCACACATGTCAATGGAGTGGCGTGAAGCAGTACTGATGCGTATGCTGCCCGCTTTGACCAAATTGGATTACGAAGTTATTCCAATGTTGGACCAAGAGTTGGTCTTTGCCATGAACGATGTTTTGGACGAAGGTCAGGAGCTCGAAGTGTTGGCATTTGACGTAGCAGAAACCCCGCGTTATCAGAAAGACGGTATCGTTGTTACCGATGAAGTGCTGGTACTGCTACCGCTGGAGATGGGTTCTGATGGCCGTCGCCATGGGGTACGTACATTCCCTATGCTGATCGTTGGCGATAAGATTGCCTTTAACCAGCACTACCCGGTGGAAATCTTCAAGCACCCGCGTATCGAGATGGAAGATCAAGAATACATCCCAACTCGTACCGGTAAAGTGAAGTGGTACTCAACAGGCTTTGCTGCGATCAAAGAGCTACCTACTTACGATGATGGAAAAGAGAAGGTGGGTAAAGGTGTGGGTCACTCCGGCACAGTTTACGAGTTATCCCTTGCCGGATTACTGCCAGTTGAATAACCTATCCTTTGTAACATGACGTTAACGCGGCGTGTTGCAACAGCGGTAGTTTTATCTGTAACTACTGGCTTACCGGTTTTCTAGGGAGGCGTTAGTCTCCCTAGTTTTTTATGCCATCAATAAAAAGAAGTTCAATTATATATTATCCAGATGACTTGAGCATGGTGTTTGAGTCTTTAAAATGTAGAAGGACGTGAACATGTTTACATTGAATCCAGAACAGCTGACGCTAATCCCAGCAGTCAACAACGAGAAACAAAGTATCGTTCGTGCGGTGAGTGCTAAATCGGTTTGTATTGATGATGCTGATGGCTCGTTCATTGTGGTTGATACCGCTGAATCTCTGGTAGGCAAAGTAGAAACCGGTACTGTTCTTTCGTTTAACGATGCCGGTGAGGCTTCGGTTAAAGCACCGCCTAAAGCGGTCGCTAAAACAGAAAAACGTCGCCAGACTCCAATGCATCGTTGTAACCACGATCTGTAAAAAAACACTAAGGAGGGCACATGCCCTCCTTAGACCTCTTTATGTCTCAAGGAGCATTTACCATGACGGTTATTGCCTATTGTGGAAAAACAAAACGACTGGTAGCTGACAGCGCTACTGTAATCGATTATGGCTCATGTGGCCAGCGTATAGAAGGCGGCACTAAAAAGCTATTCATGTCTTCTTGCCGCCGCGTTGCTTTTGCATCCACCGGGTATAAACTAAACAGTATCGATGTTGAAGCGCTGGAGAAGTTTATCGTACCGCGGATTGATTTGTACCTTCGCGAGCACTCTAGTGAAGCACTGCAGATATCGCAGAAAGAGCGCGATACATTGCATTTAGCGCATCAGATTATCATCGCGGTTACTAGCGAGTTGGTTTTCATCCTAAGCATCGGCAGCAAATCCTTTATTAATATCGGCGATATCGATGAAACACTAATATACGGTAATGTGACAATACATGCACACAATGCATTGGCAACTGGTATGCCGATCGAAGATGCCGTAGCTTATGCTGTATCGAAATGCGAGATGTCTCGTTTACCACTCTCGGTAATCGACATGGCTGAGATTTTACCGTTTAATGTTGTAGAAGAGGTCGAAAACAATGTTAATAATTAAAGACGATACCTATACTTTTAGTACGGACCTCATGCGACCTTCAACCGTCATCGAAAAATACGATATCGGTAACTTCGTAACGGAGCATGGTTTACTGATCCCATGGAACATTTCCTTCGGTTACGTGTTGGAATGGTTAGATGGTAATCTTAAGAAATACCCGGAGTTGACGGTTAAACCACGGGGAATGCTATTAACACCAAAAGGTGTATTGTACGAATGCCATGCCACCTCAACAGGTATCCCGGTAAAACGCCGCATTGGGTCTACTGGCATTGAGTTATTTATTCGTGGGGATGATTTAGAACAGGAGGAAGCTGTAGTTACTGCAATGGACGTAATTCCAGATTGCACCCCATTGCAAGCGTTAGACCATCTGTATACAACCATGTGTGTTATTAAACTCCCGTATCGCACATACACACGCGACGAACTGATGGCGTTGATAAACAAAGAGTGATTAAATAAAAAACAGGTCGGTAATGTGCATTCTTATTCTTACCGGCCTTTATTAGAAGGATTATCACGTGGAACAAAAGGTTACAGCGGCTGTTAAAAACGGCACCCCGGTCTTATCTTGGAATGATTATCAAGAAGTAGCTAAGTGGGATGGGTATGCCGTGAACGAAGATTTTGACTTGCGAGTCGTAAAATTACGTCAGAATCCAGAATCCGGTATTGTTGTGGTTATGCCAAAAACTGTTCAGGCTTGGGAGGCTTACCGTAAAGGCAAGTTGGCACTGATCGCGCGTACAGCCCGACGCCCTTTGACTTGGGCAGGCCGTTATTTTAAGATCGCACAGCGTGTGAAGTGTGGTCTAGACCCCCAGGTAATTCGTGCTGTAGCGAAGCTGCGTTTTCCAGAAATCGAATCGTTATCGGAAAAGACCATCCGTGATAAGGCAATTAAAACGATTGCTAAGAAAATGGCAAAACCCTTTAGAAAGGAGTAAGATATGCGAGAGGAGCTTTACGCTGCGCTATACGAGGCCGCTAAGGCTTCTAAGATAAACCCAGAGATGTTCCACGATTTAAAGATGTGTGAGAATGGGTTAGCTCGGTTAACAGATGTGGTGGGCTTTAATGAATCCTACTTGATTGCTGTAAAGTGGTGGACAAAGCCTATCAAACAGCGTGTTATTTTATTCAATAAGTTAGCATAGCTGCAGGGGCGATCGCCCCTGCAGTATTTTAATTGTTAGGAGTATATCATGAAAACGTTTTTTGAAATGCTACAAGGGTACAGCATTCCGCTTCACGATTTGCAAATCGGTAGCTTATTTGGTAAGTTAGAGGCGCTCAAAGCAAAACAGATCTGGAGCGATCTAGATAAAACAGAACAGCTGGATGCGACGTACATTTGCTACCAGATTCGTTTACAAATGGAACTGGATGCAATTGGGCAGCGTGAAGCGTATGCAGAAGCGATTGATAAAGTTAATGATATATTGAACGAGTTTGAAGCCACGTTAGATAAAATGTCGACGGTTTGCAATACGACGATACATTTCCCATTACTACAGTATATTAACGAAATTGTACGCGAGTCGATTATTAAGCATTATGGATTTGATTCGTACCTTAAACATGACGCGGTCGCTTTTGAGGTATACGAGTTATTGACCAAGGGTGGGCGGATCAAAAATCGTCTTATTCAGCCGATATTGGCTTCTGACGTACATCTAGCTATTATCTCCAAACTGCAAGAAGAATCTAAACTCACCGCCATCGCACTTTATTAATCAATTTAAATCACAAGGACTAAAAAGATGAAAACATTTAACGTATTATCACTAACTACAGCTAACGACCACCTTGCTTTAGATCTGGAACAAGTTATTAGCACGATTGATAAGATCGAAAGCTTTTATTCAACTGTCGCCGAGAATGGCGTTTCAGACGTAGCGGTCGATGTGCATCTGAGTATCCAAGAAGTAATACCAGAAGTATTGGCAGACGTAGAACGTGTTTGCAAAGAAGACCGTTTCTTAAACGCATTCCGTAAAATGTATTTCTTCATCACCAATTACAGTTTGGAAGAGCTGTATGAAATGGACGCTACAGCGGAGATCAAAATGAAACCCGAATTTGCGTTTAAAGACCCACTTCAACCCGGCGAAACGCCGCGCTTACTCGATGGTGAGTTGCCAGCTCCACCGGAAGAAGTTGTCGTACCTGAAGATGTCTTGAAATACAAAAGCTTCGATGGCGGCGTATGTAGCCAAGCTATTACGGAACACGCAGGAGATTTGGATATGGGTATACCATCCCGCTTACAGCAAATTGCATCGAGCAGCATTCACATTGATACAGTGGGTGAATTCTTGATTCCACCGGGTGGTAGAAAACACGTATACGACGGCGGTAAGCTTGCTGAAGCAATTGAGGCTAACTTAGCACAACGTAAGGCAGTGAAGGCTAAACGCCCATGTGACGTTACAATGCGTGTTTATGTACAGGGTATGGTCGAGAAGCATTTGCCTGGCGGTGGCGTAGTTCGTGAATATACAACCGCTACCGTGTCCCCTCGCGTCATCCATTGGCTTGAAGGTGATACATTTATGGTTGGTGGTGTTACTTTCACTCAAACTGTGCTGTCATTCCAGACGGACATGGGGGAGAATGCGCTAGAAGCCCGTATAAACGATTATAAGCGCATGTTGGACAAAAAGGACCCATCCCTGTGCATCTACTTCGAAGCGCAGTTAAAACGCCTCTCAGTAGCTAATCGTGTTAACGCAGATTTTGTAGTAAACGTCGCCAAACTGGCCTACGGCCTGCTAGATGGCTCGGTTACTCCAACCAATTCTATGGGATATTAATTAAACTGGAGTAGCCCTATGATTCTGTCGCAAGTTGCTGACCAATTCTCGCAGTGGTGTGATCACCAAGTTGAGCTGGTGTTAATAACGTATAACCGTTATAAAATAACCAACCCAACCGGCGATGCGTTGTCAGCTATCGAAACTGGTTTAGAGAACCTTGTCAATGTTTGTAACGCACTGCAAGACGAAGTAAGTATGTACACCGACACGGGTGCATTCGAAGACTTGGTCTCGTGGATAGATACAGCAACCGCAGGGGTATTGAAATCATGTCACGATATATACGGAATAATGGGTATCCGTGTATAAACCACTAGACCGGGGGTTTCCCCGGTCTAGCTTTTTATGATCTCAGGAGCAAGTAATGTCGAAACTAATAATTACAGAAACGGATTGTTTTAATTACCAGTTTGGAAGAAAGCAGGCCAGCACTCACGCGCATGCGAAACAAAGTCGCCCGTCGTAAAAACCTGTTAAACGATTTTATTGTTGGAAAACCGCGGTAGGGCTTCGGCCCTACCCTTACTTTTTTGTGCCTTTATTGAAAATAATTTCAGTTATATATAATCAAGGTGACCATGACATA